GAATAGATGTACAATATAATAAAGAAATTTAGTTAAATTTAATCGCCAGAAAATTGAAAAACATCCGTTTGACATCCCAAAAATCTGTGCTACTGTCCAAACATGAACGTAAATTACATCAAAAATATCGACGCAATGGCTGGATTGAAGGAATTACCTGACAAATCGATTCATTGTTGTCTCACATCACCTCCTTACTACAACCTTCGTCAATACACAGATGATGAAAATGAATTTGGATTGGCAGAGACACCTGAAGAGTTTGTCAATGGATTGTGTGATTACTACGATGAAGTCTATCGTGTTCTGCGAGATGATGGTGTTGTTTTTGTGAACTTAGGTGATACCTATCTTGGAAGTGGTAAAGGTGTTTGGAAAAACAAAGAAGAACCTCAAAAAGAGTCATTCAAATTTCGAGAAAAACCCAAAGAGAAATTGGGTGGTTGGAGAAAACCCAAACAATTGGCATTAATTCCTTTTCGTTTTGCCATCGAGATGCAGAATAGAGGATGGATTTTGAGAAATAATATCGTATGGCATAAAGGAAATGCCCTTCCACAGAGCGTCACAGATCGTTTTGTGGTTGATTTTGAATCGGTATTCATGTTCGTGAAAAGCAAATCATATTATTTCAAACAACAAATTGAACCATTTGCCAATTCTTCTAATCCAATGGAAGTCTACACAGGAGAGGCTACAAAGGATTATGAGACTCAGAAGGCTCAGAACCCAAGTGATACGAAGAGAAGGATTCTGGATGCAATGCGTAAGCGAGGAGGACGTTCCATGAGAGCAGTCTGGAAAATTAATACCAAACCCAACAAGTCAGTCCACACAGCCACATTCCCCGAAGAATTGGTGGAACGTATGTTGAAGAGTGGATGCCCTGAAGGTGGTGTCGTATTGGACTTCTTTATGGGTTCAGGGACAACAGGAGCAGTTGCCAAACAATTAGGCATGAACTATATCGGATTTGATTTAAATTCCGAATATTGTGAAGTGGCGAGAAAGAGAATTAATTCTTTTTAATTTTCTTTCTGCGTTTTTTATTTTTTAATTTACCTCTCCTCGTGGTGATACCCATCCCATAAGGATTCCTAGCATCTCCTGAAGCAAACCAATCGGTGTTTTCAATACCAGCATGACCAGCGACATCGCCTCCATATACGTCTCCAGCAGTCATATCCTCGTTCAACATTTGTTGATAAAGATTTGCGATGTTATTTTGATCATTGACAAAGGGTTTGCTCATGTTATTATTTAGTCAATGGAGGAAGTAACAGTAAATGAAGAGCTTTTGGGACAAGTCATTAATAATTTGGTGAAGTCTTTTGATGACGAATTATTTAATCTAAAAGAGAATGAACTGGAGTCACACTGGTTTTGGAATTGGAATGATGAACATTCAGTGAATTACAATACATATAAATTTTTTGATTTGCTAGGTTTGTATCAAAGCTCTTGTAGAAAATGGGAAGAAAAACATAATGGTTACATTTGTGTGGTTGAAAGAGTTCGGGATAAGTATCTCATACCGAAAATTGAAGAATTTTTGAAAATTTTGAAAGAGAAACAATGATCAAAGTGGTGAATAAGTCAAAACATAAGCCGACTCCCGATGATGTCTATATCGGGCGTGGCTCTGTTTTAGGTAATCCTTATCATTCCAAAGAATCCGATCATCCTCAAGCTCTGTATAAAGTGGAAACCACTGAAGAAGCTATTGAAGGATATGGAAAACACTTTGAGTATTCCTATTCCAATGATGCAGCTTTTCATAAATATGTTCGTGAATTAATTGAACGAGAGTTAGATGATAAGGATACAAATCTTGTTTGCTACTGCGCTCCCGATAAATGTCATGGTGACTTTATCAAAAAATCTGTAGAAGATGCAGCGAATCAAATCCGATGGTCTTCTTTTATGTAAAAATTATGAGTTACGAACTAATTAAAAAATATCAATCACAATATGAAGAATTTGCTAAGATCACAGACTTCAATCTTGAAGATGTGACTCGAAGAGTTCCCGCAGAGAAACACTTTTGGGTGTGTCGTCTCATTGATGCAAAAATCGAGAAAGACAAACTCTACAGATCGAAAGCATCTACCAAACACACTCTCCAGAAGAAAATCATGGAAGAGTCTCCAGTGGCTCTAAATAAGCAGGTCTTGGACGATTTAGATAAGACACCTTCATTGGAAAACATCAATCAAAAAATTAAAGAACAGGAATATTTGATTGAATATTTGGAAAAATTGGTAAGTCAGATTACCTTCATTGGTAATGATATTAAAAATATTTTGGAATTGCGGAAACTACAGGAATTATGAGTGAATATAAATTAAACCCAGAAGAATCTTTTTACGAAAATATCATTCGCGTTTTTAGAATGAAAATGGAACACCAAAAAATCAAATTCGATTATATTAATCCCAATATGATGGCAGAAGTTCTTGAAAAATTGGAGGCTTATGGTAGATTTGAGGCTGATGAAGAAATTTGGAAATGGATACAAGATATGTATGGAGCATGATAACATTTGATTACAAAACAACCAAACGACAGGGGCAATTGATTACGGATTCCGAAACACTCGGTATGATCCGTAATCATTTTTCTGTTAAGAATGATGGTGCTTCTTTTGCCAAGAAGAAAGGGCATCGTTTTGTGAAAGACCGTAAGTATGCGATTACTCCCACTGGTTTGTTTGACTTTGGATTTTATGGGGAGATTCTGAAATATCTAAGAGACAACCAAATTACTGATATCACATTCACTGATGAATTTCGTGATAGGTTGAAATGTGGTATTGGAAAATTTGAGTTCAAAGATGAACTTAAATACGATGCTCGTTATTATCAGAAAGATTCTATCATAGCTGGTTTGGAGAAAGGTTATGGTGTTTTTCTATTAGCAACAGGTGCAGGTAAATCTTTAGCTCAAGCATTACTGATAGAAAATTATATGGAAAACGTATCAAATGATACATTCAAATGTCTTATCGTAGTTCCAGGTCTTTCTCTTGTAAATCAGTTACAAAAAGATTTCGAGGACTACCAAGTTACATTTTCATATTCAGGTTGGACTGGTGAAAGTCCCTTACAAGATACTCAAGTTGTTATATGCAATACTCAGAATTTAGGTTCTAAATTTACTGATAATTCTTGGATACTTGATGTGAACTTATTGATAGTCGATGAGTGTCATGGTGTCAATAGTGATGCCAATTTGTCAAAAATTATTAATAAAATCAAAACACCAAATAAGTTCGGTTTCACAGGAACATTATCTGATAAACCATTGAATCAATGGAAAACGCTCGGTGTGTTCGGACCAGTGATTTATGAGAAGAAATCTAAAGAATTGAGAGATGAGAAATATCTATCAAATGTTAATATAAATGTTTTAAAATTGAAACATTCAAAAACATATAAATTAAATTATAAACAAGAATTAGAATACTTATATAAAAATGAAAAACGGAATGATTTTATTTGTAAATTGGCTGGTAAACTTAATGGCAACGTTCTCATTATGGTTAATCACTTGGAACATGGCGATTCTTTATTATCTGTTTTGTCTAATAAATTGGATAGACATATATATTTTGTCAAAGGTGAAGTCGATGTTCAAGAAAGACAAAAAATAATTGACATGATGGAAAAGAATGATAATATCATCTGTATTGCGATGTCATCTATCTTTTCCACAGGTATCAACATTAAAAATCTTCCAAATATTATGTTTGTTGGATTGGGTAAGAGCTTTATTCGTGTTGTTCAGTCAATTGGTAGAGGACTTCGTTTACATGAAAGTAAAGACAAATTAAGAATATTTGACATTGTGGATAATACCAAATATTCATCTTCCCATGCTGAATACAGACAAGAAATTTATGATAAAGAAGATATCCAATGGACGGAAAGAACAATTGAAATATGAGTAATAAAAATGAGTATTATGTGAACTCCAAAGAGTTCCGACAGCTATTGATGAATTATTATCAGTCTGATAATATGACTAATGATTTGGCATCAAACATTGTTAAAATAGCGGAGGGATTATCATATAATCATCGCTTTATTCGATATTCTCGAAGCTGGAAAGAAGAAATGGTGGGAGATGCGATTGTAAAAATGTATCATGCTTTGGAGAAAAAATTATATAACATTGAATCAGAATTTAACCCATTTTCTTATTTCAATCGTATTGCATGGAACGCATTTACCAATCGTATTAATAAAGAAAAGGGACAGCATGAAGGTTTGAATGAATATAAAGAAATGGTTTATATGGAATCAATGTCTGGTCCAGATGCGATGGGGCATGTATATGTAAAACCAGTTATGGAAGGAGATGAATATGACGATAATGAATAAATTACTTAAATTAATTGGGTTCGAGCGGAAAGGCTATCAATCAGAAACCTACCATTTCAAATGGGGGGAAGTCTCATGGCATCCTAAAAAATGGGATCTTGGTCTGAAAGTGTGTAATTGGGGGTGTGAATCTCGAAATTTATTAATCATTAAACCTCTTTTTTGTTCGATATACATAAATTTATCAAAAGAATATGATAGGGATGATGAAGGATTTGATTATGGATTTTATATTTATGATTGGTATGCTTTAGCATTGAGTTGGGGTAGTAAAACAATACATTGGGACTTTCCTTATATAGCAAAAGAATGGGATAGGACAGAGATTTTTGATGTTGAGGGTAATTTAAAATTTGTTGATAAAGCGGGTATTAATACAGGAGATGAGCGGTACGATATAGTCGATAAAATCCAAGTTTCATATCCTTATAAATATTATTTAAAAAATGGAGATATTCAAGAAAGAGAGGCTAAAGTCCATGTCACCAATATGGTTTGGACTCGTAAATGGTTTCCTTTTTTGAAGATAAATCGACGATATATTGATGTTAATTTTTCAGAAGAAGTTGGAGAAGGTGTTGACTCTTGGAAAGGTGGTTGTACAAGTTGTGGATATGAAATGAAGCAAGGAGAAACACCTGAGCAATGTTTGAGAAGAATGGAAAAAGAAAGAAAATTTGATAGATAATATGATAAAAAAACCAAAAGTAGCAATATTTTCAGACCTTCATTTGGGTCTATATGGAAATTCGACAGAGTGGCACGACATCGCTCTCAAGTGGGCAGATTGGATTACTGCTGATTTGAAGAAAAAGAAAATCACTGACATTTTTTTCCTTGGTGACTTTTTCCATAATCGTTCAGAAATCTCTGTGCAGACTATTCACGTTGCCTCTGAATTGATTGCGAAGTTCAAGGGCTTCAACATGTTCATGGTAATTGGAAATCATGATGCTTTCTATAAAAATCGTAGTGATGTCCATAGCTTGGGATTCCTCAAGGGTCACGATAACATTACGATTATCGATCAGAACTTGGAATTTGAGGCATTTGGTAAAAAAATATTATTTGTTCCTTGGAATCACGAATTACCAGACGGTAAATTTGACCATATTTTCGGACACTTTGAAATTCAGACATTTCAAATGAACAATTATAAGGTTTGTGATCACGGATTCCAAGTCATGGATTTCTTAGCATCCCGAACCACCAATGTTTGGTCTGGTCACTTCCATACTAAGAGTATTAAGAAATACAACGAAGGAACGATTCGATACATTGGTAATACTTTCCATCATGATTTCAACGATTGTGGAGATGACAAGGGTTATCACATTCTGAATCTAGAAGATGATTCTGTCGAATTTGTAAAGAATACGGCATCTCCTGAATTTATTAAAATTCCTCTGACTAAGATCAAAAATTACAAAGCGGAGGATATCGAAGGAAACATCATCAAGTTCATAGTTGACAAAGACATTGAAGATGATAAGGTTGAGAAGTTCAAAGTCTATCTGTCTAACTTCGCTCCTTTCCGTCTCACCACGGAATACAACGTGGCAACGAAGACAATTGGTGATGTTGAACAAGTGGATTCTGTTGATATCGTGGGAATGTTTGATGAGTTCTATGAACAACTCAAGCTGGATGATGAGCAATTGATGAGAGTGAAGAAAATTAACGATGAGTTATACGAAAAGTGTAAATGAAAAAAATCTTATATAAAAATTTAAAGGGGCAGAACTTCCTGAGTATCGGAAATGACCAGATTGTGATTGATTTCCAATCTGGTTTTAACCTGATTACTGGAAAGAATTTGGATAATCCTGATCGTGTGAACGGAATCGGGAAAAGTTGTATTGCAGAACTTTTCTACTATGCATTGTTTGGTAAAACCATCCGTGACATCAAGAAAGAATTCATCATCAACAATATCACCAAAGGAAAGGGTGCTATTGAGCTTACGTTCGACGTAGAGACTGACAATGACACGCAGACATACACAATCAAGCGACAACTTAAACCAAGCTCTGTGACGCTCCTGAGAGGCGAAGAAGACATCACCAAGGACTCCATTTCCAATACAGATAAATTCATCTGTGATTTGATCGGTTCCAATCCTGTGATTTGTCGTAGTTGTGATATTCTATCTCTTTCGGATAACATCCCATTCATGGCAAAGAAGCCTGAAGAGAAGCGCAAATTCATCAATGATATTTTCTCTCTGGAAGTCTTTGGTAAGATGAGCAACGAATTGAAGAATCTGATTCGTGAGAACAAATCAGATATGAATATTTCCTCTGCTAAATTGGAAGAAATTGACAACACTTTGGAAACTCTGAATAGACAACAAGAAGATTACCAAAAGAAAGTCGAAGAAATGGAGGGTCGTCTTGAGGCGAGACGCATTGAAATTCAAGGGAAAATCTTTGATATTGAAAAAGAGATTGATAAAACATCCGTTATGGATGTTTCTACGATACAACAAGAGCAAGAAAAGTATCATGAAGCATGGAGAAAGCTGGATGGAAAGATCGGTCATGTGAATGATGCGATTTCATCCAAGGAGACTTTGAGAAAGCTGAAGGTGAAAGAAATTGATAAATTTTCCTCTGTTGAAGATGGTATTCAGTGTGATAAATGCCTCCAAGATATTCCCCATACCCATGTGGAGCATCTGGAGAAGATGAAGGAACAGTATCAATCTGAACTGAATAATATTGTAGAAGAAATTAATGGATTGAAAGAACAAAAATCTCAATTTCATTCTAAAAAAGAAAAAGTCCAAGCCAAAGTAGCTGAGTTTCAGGATCAAATCAATGAAGCAAAAGTCACCAAACAAAAATTGGAAGGTCTGGAAAACAGTCTCAAGCAATACAAAGAGTCTCTGGACAATTTGAAGCTGGAAGAATTACCTAAACCAAATTTCGAGGTAAGTATTCAAAATACTTGGGCGAGACAAAACGCTGAAAACGACAATTTCCGAATGTTCAAACAGAAATCAGATGATTATGAAATCTGTAAATTCGTGCTAGGAGAAGAAGGTGTTCGTAGCTTTGTGGTGAAGAGACTTCTTTCCATGATGAACGCAAGCATTCAGCAATATATCAACGATCTTGGTATGTCCATTCGTTGCAAATTCGATGAATACTTTGATGAGCAGCTTTCCAATGATAAAGGTAAGGAGATTTCTTACTGGAACTTGAGTGGTGGCGAACGTAGAACGGTTGACCTCGCGTGTGCGTGGGCATTCAAGGATTTGAAGAGAAAGATTTCAGGCGTGTCATCTAATGTGGAATGGATTGATGAAGTTTTCGATTCCGCTTTTGATGAGAGAGGGTTTGACCTTCTTGTGGAACTCATGAAACAGAGAATTGATAAAAATTCTTTATCTGTCTATGCTATCTCTCATAGAAAGGAAATGGAGAAGCATGTTACTGGTGAAATAGTCTTCCTTGAAAAGGAAAATGGGGTCACTAGAAGACTAAATATATAAATGAAAAGTGGGAATTATTTCTTAGACATTGCAAATATTTATTCGAGGATTATAAAAGAATCCCCTGATAATATTACAGTTATTGACAATGAGGGTAAACGTAAATATTTTTCGTATGATGACACTCCAAATGCTTACACTGGTCTTATCGGTAGCGATGGTAAATATGCCATATCAAAAGATATTATAGGACATCACAATTTGATTGATGCGATTTTAAATAGCGGTGAAGATATTATTCAAAAATTAATAACCAATGCTGATGATATCGGAGATCTGAAAAGTTTAGTCAGAGACAGAATAAAAATAAGAATCTGGAAAAATCAAAAAGTTTATAGTATGTGGGATAAATACGATCCTTCATATGAAGATGCTATTAAAGATTCTCTGGAAGCAATAGGCGAAAATTATCAAGATTATAAATATGATAATGACTATAAAGATTATGGAAATCTTCCTGATGCTGATACTTTCTTCGTAAAAAGCTTGTCAGATGCTGAAAAAGAAGAGAAAATGAAGGCTGAAATGGAAAAACGTCAAGCTGAAAGAGCTTTAGCAGACAGAATGGCTGGTATAAAAAGAAAAGCTTCGAGTGATTATGACGCTCCTTATAAAAAACCTTCTTGGATGAATAGAGAAGGGGATTGACATTTCAAATTAATACATAATTAATATTATGTTTAATAGTCAACCATTTGCTTCTCCTTTCCCAACAAGTCCATTTCAAGGGCAAAATAAACATCAAGAGGAACCCAAAAAAGGTAATGTTTATTTAAATTTCGTGGCAGATCGTCAAGGATGTGGTCAATGGCGAGTAGGTTGGCCCGAACATCACATCAATATGAATAATCTTGGTGAGTCTACATCGCTCACTAAGATGATTTTTGATAAAAATTGGTTTCGAGATATTAAAACCGTCAAATTACAAAGACAAGCATCTACCCCTCAAAAACAATATTTTGAATTTCTCAAGAGTATTCAAGCAGAAATGGGATTCAAGATTATCTATGAAGTAGATGATGTTGTATTTCGTGAAGAAATTCCTGATTATAATTCAGGAAAACCATCGTTCGATAATGACGAAATCCGTCAAAATTGTGTTGACATGATGCGAATGGCAGATGAAGTCACAGTCACATGTAAGTTCATGCGTGATTTGTTCATTCAAAAAACGGGTCAAGAAAAAATCTCCGTGATTCCAAATTTCCCACCTGAATGGTGGATTGGGCATTATTACGATTCTTATAAAATTGCTAAAAATTACGATAAAAATCGTAAAAGACCGAGAATTTTATATTCTGGCTCAGGAGCGCACTTTGATGTGAAAAAAGGAGGGCAAGACGATTTTTCCCATGTGTTGAAATTTATTATCGATAATAGGTATAAATATCAATTCATTTTCATTGGTGCATTTCCTCCACAATTGCATCCATACATTCAAAATGGAGAAATTGAATTTCATCATTGGCAGACATTGACAAATTATCCGAAATTTATTTCCGAACTAAATGTGCAATTAACTCTCGCACCTTTGATGGATAATAATTTCAATAAATCGAAGTCAGATATCAAATATATTGAGGGTGCTGTGTTAGGTATCCCTTGTATGTGTCAGGATTTGGTGACTTATTCCGATGTTCCTGATTTTCTGAAATTTAATAATTCAGAGGATTTAGCTGTAAAAGTAGAACAATTGTTGAATTACAAAAATCGTGATAGGTATCACAATTTATCTAAAGAATTGAGAAAACTTGGTGAAACAAGATTCCTCGAAAGACCTGAAAACATTGGTGCTTTTCTTGAATCGATGAACACGCCTTGGGGTGATCAGTCTCGTAGATTTATGAAATACTGGAACGATTAATTTCTAGTAAATTCAGAATATTGAGCAAGAGTCGGTCGAAGACGCTCAAACATTCCTTTTAAATTGTCATACGGTGTCTTATTCGAAGGATTTTTGAAAAACTCTTCTTTATTGTTTTGATAATAAGCTATTGTTCCTTTTAGATATTTTTCGATATATGAAGAAACTTCATTCACTTCAGCCTTCATCTTTTCGGTAAAAGCGTCATAATCATCATATGATGATTGAAAATCAAGATTTTCGTAAATCATACCTAAGTCTTTAAAATAATCATTCATATCATTATTTAATAAAATGATATGAATTGTAATTTATCGACTGACCTCTTCCCAGTCTACGGAGCCATGAACAAGTTCAGTATTTGTACTCGCAGTAATAGCTAGAGTTAATTCGTAAGGTGTATTTGTAAAGCTATTTCTCTCAAGTTGGAATCTAAATAGAGCCTCTTTAAGAATGTCTATCGATGTTGATCCTTGAGCGTTAGATGTAAAATAGCCTGAAGCTAATATTCTACCTCCTGATACACTAGTTCCGTCTAACTTGTATTCTACTGAGGAATTAACTCCTGCATCAGTCCATGTACCGCCAGAAGTTGTACCTGAAGCAATTACTCGCCAATTATATATACCCGTATCGATCCCCATTACAGACAACGCAGTTAGAATCACAATACTATCTAGCCTAGTTGGTTTTAAACGTAAAGAAACGACTGGGTAAAAGGTTCCTGCTGTCGCGAGAGCTTTTGGCGCAGTTATTTCCGTGCCGATTGCTTGCTGTAAACCTCTTAATTCATAACCACCTTCGGAAATAACCGTACTACAAACTTGCTTTAATTTACTTGGACTTGAAGTTGCAGCTTTATTTTCAATTTCATATCTAAGCGGTAATGATCCTGTTGTAATATATGTCGAATCAATTAGATTGGCATGGTGAAAGTAATGACAAGGAACGAATTGACCATTGATAACAAATCCTGTTCTCACGGTACCTAATCCGAGCCATTCGATATCTGCCCATAAAATTTGAGCCTTTGTAATATCGAGAGTAATACCAGATTTTCCTGATCCGTCTAAGCGATCTACATTCCATTGTGATTGAGGAATACGAGTAGATGAAAGTGAGCCAGATGTAATACTGCGCTCAACCATATATAAAGTAGTGTCATCCAATTCCAAGTAGATCCCATTATCAGCACCAAAATAACCAACACGTTGTCTCAGATTTGTTTTAGATGGGTTAAAGGTAAATGTATTTAAAATTTGTAAGCTCTTACCAGGTTGATATGCAAACACTTTCGTGGTTTCGCGATACACTTTAGAACCGCTTAAAGAATCAACTTTTAACTCCACAAGACCTTGAGTTTGAATGAATTCCGCAGAAGCAGAGGTTGTCGTGGTTCCACCTGTAAGTGTCGCCCAAAGGCTGTTATCTGTATATCTATGAGACGAGTCGAAAAGAGTTAATGGACTTGATGTTCTCGTTCTACCGAAAGCATCGCTAGCCATGTTGAAATTACCACTAAAGTTGCTTGTCGTATCATCGATATTCTTCACCAAAACAGCATATTTTGGATATTCGACTATTTGAGGGGAACCGAAAGATGGATCTGTCATTGCCGATGTTGCTGGAAATCTAACATCATTTATGATCTCAACAAATTTTCCGCTTTCGGTATTTGCAGCGTTTGTCCATACTTTAGTATTAATTGGCATATTTATATTTAATCATTTGATGGGGTTAATATCGTATTGACTTTTGCATTTCATGGTTTATCATTTTTTTATGTATAGGAATTGTATTTACAACAACCGTGAACGCAAGGTTTTCTTGTGGACATGGAATGAAAATGGGGAGCGTGTGAAAGAAGAACACGACTTCAAGCCATATATTCTACTGGAGGATAAAGCGGGTAAAGAGAAATCTATCTATGGAACTCCTCTTAAAAAGAAAGAATTCGCTTCTTCGTATGACAGAAATAATTTCGTAAAAGATAGTAATATCAAGCGAATCTATGAAAATCTCCCCCCATACCAACAATTCTTGATTGATAATTATTGGTCAGTTTGTGAGGATGACAATTTCTCTCAATATCCTTTAAAGGTTGCTTATCTAGACATCGAATGTCCTCATCCTGATAAGTTCCCAGAACCAGAGACAGCGGAAGCAGTGATAAATCTGATCACTGTATTCGATTCATTTTCTAAAATGTATCATGTTTTCGGTTTGAAGAATTATCACACGACAAGAGATGACGTGAAATATTATTTTTGTAAATCAGAAGAAGATTTGCTCAAATCATTCATCAAGTATTTCAGAAAAGAGGAATTTGATGTGATTAGTGGATGGAACATAGCAGGATTTGATATCCCCTACCTGATCAACAGAATCACATTTGAATTGGGAGAAGAATGGGCAAAGAAATTGTCGCCAATTGAAAGGATTTATGAAAAGACAAATCCGAATGGTAAATTTGGAATGCCCACCAAAGAGTATGTGATCGAAGGAATTTCTATTTTGGATTATTATGTGATGTATATGAAATTCAGCTTAGAGAAGCGAGAATCATACAAGTTGGATAATATCGGAGAAGTTGAATTAGGTATCAACAAAATTCAACACGAAGGTAATCTATGGGAATTGGCTAAAAAAGATTGGTATAACTATACTGACTATAACATTCGAGATGTGGAAATTTGTGTTAAATTGGACGAGAAAAAGGGATATATCAATCTTCTTCGATTCCTTGCATACACAGGATTATGTGATTTAGAAAATGCCATCAAAACCGTTCCACCAATGAACGGTGCTATCGCTATTCGTGCGCGTATGCGCAACGAGTATATTCCAACTTTCATTCGACCTGTTACTGATTATAAAGCACCTGGAGGTTATGTGGCAGAACCAAGAGTGGGATTTGCTGAAAATATCGTGTCATTCGATGCTAACTCTCTGTATCCATCAGTCATGATCTCTCTTAATTTATCTCCTGAAACCAAAATTGGTAGAGTTGAGAAGGATGGTGATAAAGTGAAAATCCATCATGTATCAGGAAGACTATTTGATATGACTAAAGAGAACTTTAAGAAGTTCATGGATGAAGAAAAGGCAGCTTTAACCAAAGCTGGATTTCTATTTTCTCAAAAGAAACGTGGTCTTGTTCCTGAGTTCTTGGATAACTTGTATTCCAAACGTAAAGAAATGAAGAATAAGATGTTGGAGTCTCGTAAGAAAGGGGATAAAGAAGGAGAACAGAAATTTGATAGTATTCAATATGCCTACAAAATTCACCTCAACTCTCTTTATGGGTACATGCTCAATAAATACGCTCCTCTTGGTGATGAAGATATCGGGGCATCTGTGACATTGACAGGTCAGGCAGTTATTAAGAAAAGTAATGATTTGTTCATGGATTACCTATCACAGTATTTCGACAATAAAGAAGAGATTGAAAAATCTTTGATATATAATGATACTGATAGCTTCTACACTTCTTTGAAGATATTTGAAAAAATTGGATACGAACTAAAAGATGGAGACAAAGTTTCCGATAAATTTTATGGTTTGTGTCAAGATGTTGAAGACTTCGTGAATGAAGGAATCGCGAAATGGGCTAAACAGAATTTGAAAAGTATTGATCCGAGATTCGTGTTCAAGAGAGAGAGTATCTGTGACAGTGGTATTTTCATTGGTAAAAAATATTACGCTCTTCATAAATTGGATGAGGAGGGTGTCGTGATGAATAAATTCAAATATATTGGAGTTGATGTTGTGAAAACCACAATGCCTAAAAAGGTCAAACCATATGTCAAGAAAGTCATCGAACACATGATCATGACTCAATCCTTGAAAGAAACCAATGATTTGTTCAATGAAGCATACGAAGAATTTAAGAAATTGCCTATCACAGATATTGCAAAGATCTCTGGTATGAACAATTACTCGGAATATTCAGCTAGATGTAATGGAATGAATACCGTGAAAGGGATGCCGAGTCATCTAAAAGCCGCTTATTATCATGATCTAATTGTCGGACAGAACGAATGGTCTTCCAAATATGATAAATTTAAAACAGGAGATAAAGTTCGTATGGTATATGTCAAGAAACCCAATAAATATAATTTGGACATGATCGGTTTCAAAGGAGATTGGCCCGAAGAATTTAATAATATTTTCGTGGTTGATTATGAGAAAATGTTTAGCAAGATATTCCATGCCGCAATCGAGAGATTCTATGAAGCAGTCGGATGGAAACTCAGAAAACCATCGGAAAATCTTACAGTGGAATTGGAAGATTTGTTTGGATTGTAATATCTATTAAATAATAATATGCAATTTACGATTTTATTTGAAAAACTTTTAAACGAACTTGTTGATACTCTTTTTCCAACCTTCGTGACAAAAAGAGCAGAAGGAGCGAAAAAAATAGAAGAATCCGCAAGGAAAAAAGGTTCTTTTGCTATCTTAACTGCTTACCACTTTGCTGGTAAGGTGAAACCATATGCTGATGCTTTGCGAAAAGCTAAGAAAGATGATAAAGAATCCCATCTCAAAGCAAAATATAAAGAAGCTTATGCTAAACTTAAAAATTTGGATTCTCTTTCACAAAAAGAATTTCAAATGATCACAGGAACTCTTGAAGCATATGGTGAAGTCTACATTCAAGCGAAACATCCAAAAGATTATTCGAAATAATACTTGCATTCCCCTGTAACTAGGGTATATATTCTTATCAGGCACAACACCCTGATTTTACACAAACATATGAACACAAGCAAAAACGCATACGAGATAAGGCTCGATATATTGAGCATAGCACATGGTGATTTAATGACAGTTTTCCACGAGAAGCTGCATAACGCCAAAAAGAGAATGGTCGGCAACCAAGACGATAGTTGGGTAGAAGATAAAATTGATGACAAAGTTATCAGTGATTTGCTTCCAACTTCGGAAGAAATTATTAAACGCGCTAAAGAATTATACGCATTTGTAGAGAATGCATAAAAATTGGTGATAGGTCGCGCCTATCTGATCTGGAATAAGCAGGAGGAAGTCCAGCGAGAATGATGATAAACCCTGCACAAATTTATTAATTATGACAATACAAGAAGCATATGTGAAGGGGTTGAATGATGCAGAGAATCGAATTATTGAAAATTTTATCAATCTATTGAATGATAAAGAATATGATGTAGCATTCCCCAATCCAAATTTGGAAATCGTTCGTAAAGTAATCAAAGAGCGATCTGATTATTTCTTTAAGATGGCAGAAGGAAAACACGGGGTGGCATTAGGATTCCAGAAAAAATTACAAAACAACAAATTAGAACTTGAAAAAGCAAAATAATCCATTAAAATAAAACAGTATATGAAAGAACAAAAACACGTAGCAATCATTGATCAAATCGGACGTAACATCATCGGTAAACTCGTAGGTGAAACGGAAACCACACTGACACTTAACAATCCAGTCATTCTATTCGTTCAACCAGAACAAACAGGACAGATTCAAGTTCAGAGCTTTCCAGTATTCTTCTTCGAGTTCATCAACAAGGAATTTCGTGATCAGAATAACTGGACATTTAACAAATCTAATATCGTAACGAGTGATGTGATTTTGGATGATAGAATTTTGCTTCAATATGAGAAGATTAATACTCCTCCCGTTGAACAAAATGCTCCGACATCTTCACCTAAAGTTATTTCGATTAACGATCTATAATATGTCACCAGAACAATTTACATATTGGTTGAGGGGATTTTTCGAAATCTCTGATACCAATAATTTGAGCGAGAAACAAGTTCAGATCATTCGTGATCATTTGAATTTGGTTTTCAACAAAGTGACACCTGATAGAAAAGATGAGAATATTGGATATAAACTTTTAGATACAAGATTTACTGGTACGAACAATAATCCATTATGTAAGCAAGAGATTGATTGGAGGGACAATCCCAACTTTAAACAAATAAAAGAAGAAACAAAATACTGTTAAATTATGTCAAAAGATATTGATAAAGATATTTTAGCGTCTTTGAACGCTTTGGACGATGTAGTTCCATACTCAGCATATCTGAGTGATTCCACTCTTTCCAGTGTAAATGACTGGATTGATACGGGGAGTATGGTTCTCAATGCTCTGATTTCTGGCTCGTTGTATGGTGGTATTCCAAATGGACGCATCACACAATTAGCAGGACCATCAGGTGCATTTAAAACGGGACTTGTAATGCAAATTCTGGCAAATGCACAGAAGAAAGGTATGATTCCTGTCATCTTCGATACTGAGGGTGCAATTGATCCTGAATCTGCTGCTAAATTTGGTTTGGATATTACCAAAGTCAAATATGTTGGATGTGAATCTGTTGAGCAAACCAGAAATGCGATTTATAAATTCCTGAAGAATGTTCGGGAGAAGAAACAATTCGGTAAATTTATTATCGCTATTGATTCTCTTGCGAATTTAAACTCAGAAATGGAACTGACCCGTATGGATAAGGATTCTATGTCTGCTGATATGGGAACATTTGCAAAATCTGTTAAGAGTTTGTTGAAGACATGCACAAACATGTCAACTCTCACTAAGACTCCTATTCTGATTACTAATCATGTCTATGACGATCCGAGTGCAATGTATCCATCTTTGGAGAAGAATATGCCAGGTGGTAAAGCAGCGGTGTATCTTCCCTCTGTCACCATTCAACTCGCAAGAAAATTGGTAAAAGATGCTGATAACAAACAAGTCAATGATAAATTGGCTGCATCACAGAAGAATTATTCAGGTGTTGTTATCCGTGCTTTGACAGTTAAAAACCGCTTCATCAAGCAATATCTTGAAGGTGAGTTCTATCTGTCCTTTAGTAAAGGGTTGGACAAGTATTATGGTTTGCTTGACATCATGAAAGGTATGGGAGTAGTCGATAACTCAGGTTCTTCTTATACCGATTGGACAGGAGAGAAACTTGGATACTATAAAGTATGGAGTAAAGACATTGATCTCTGGGAAAATAAATTTCTCCCAGAACTTGAGAAGCGAATCAAAGAGCATTGGGCTTATGGCTCATCTCCTGATGATGATAATTTGATTGAATTGGAAGAAGACGAGGATACCAATGCAGATTGAAAAAGGTATTCATCTGTTTCATGGTGATTGCTTGGAAGTTCTAAAAAAGCTTCCAAGCAATTCTGTTGATTTGATTTTGGCTGACCCTCCATATGAGAAAATGAAGTATGCGGTTTCGTGGGATTCAATCATTGATCTGGATCAAATGTGGGGGGAATTGAGACGAGTTAGGAAAGACAAAACTCCTACCGTATTATTTTCACAGCAACCATTTACTTCTAAGCTGATACTATCGAATTTGGAAGAATATAAATGTGAATGGATTTGGGATAAACACATTTCACGAGGAATGCAAACAGCCAAGTACAAACCCATGGTAAGACATGAAAATATTTTAGTATTTGGAAATTCCAATTTAAATTATTATCCGATGATGGTTGAGCGTGATAAACCCATTAAACGAAAATTATATAAAAAGGATAATACGTATTTTATTGGGAAAAATGATGGGGAATATCGAGAATATACCCATAAAAATCCTGAAACCATTCTGGAAGGATTTTGGGAAAAAAACAAAGGTAAGATCCATCCAACCCAAAAACCTGTAAAATTATTGGAATATCTAATTAACACATATTCCAATGAAGGAGAATTGATATTGGATTTTTGTTATGGTTCCAACTCATGCGGCATCGCAGCTTCCAATACCAATAGAAAATATATTGGTATTGAAAAAGATGTGAAATTCTATGAAGCTGGTAGAGATCGGTTGATCAACCATTTAAACTCAACCAGTGGTGATAATTCACTGGTTTCTTAAATCCGCGATCTTTAAACTCGCCAATATTGTTTAGGTGGCTATCTTTTTTGACTTGTTCAGAGAAATACCCCATAACACCTGTCTCTTCTTCCTCGTTCTTCTGTTTGCGAGGTTTTTTTGGTTTTTGTGTTGGGCTTTCTTTTTCTTTGGCGTAAAATGCGTCATCAGAAGCTTTTCTAACATCAGAAAAATTATCGGATGTGTCAATCTCTGCCGAACTAAATCCTGCTGCTTTTCTACCAGCAGAGATTTCTTGTTTTTCCAAAGCATCGGAAGATTTTATCAATTCTTTCCATTTGAGAACAATTTCAATTTCTGGCTCAGTTATAATACCTTTGCTTGCCACACTGTTTAGAAAATTTGGAGTATAAATGTCGAGAATATCTTCAACGGCTTTTCGCTTGTCATCTATCATCTCTTCGGAAACTCCTCTTGTTTCACGCGATTCCAGATCATTTTCATATTCATCCGCAATATATTCGCTCATTTCTGAAGGAAATTTGTTAATGAAGGCATCATAAAGTTTCTCCTTGGAGACTGGTTTATTGTTCGATAATCTATCTTCCAAAGTTTTGATGATCATACCCAATCCCTTAACATCTACGTTGTAATATTCGACTAATTCTTGATCGTCTCGCAAACCTATCAAAGTTTCAATAAACGTATCCAAAGGTATTAAATCCTCGGAAATTTTTTTATTACCATCATCAATCACGATTCTTTCTTTGTTTCGTAATGCTTGTATTGTTCCTGAAGGTAGTAAAGTTCTGCTTCTTCTATTTATTTTGGTAATAATTGGCCAAACCTCCCCCTTCATGGTTGCAAAATCATTAGCAGACATGGAATATTTTGTTTCGATACGGGTAGCATATCCCTTCGCCCTGTTTTTAAACTCTAATCTATCTTCGAGTTTCTGTTTATATTCTTCAATATATTCAGGACTCGTTACTTCATTGAAGAATTTTTCAGAAGTCGCGAGGTCAGGTTTTTTATTCGCTAAGTATGAAACGATCCACTTGGAACGCTTATTACTATCATTTGATCCCGTCCCGATGAAATCGAGATAATCTTCCTGTAATTCGGGAGATTTTTCCCATAACTTTGCGATGTATTGATTGACACTTGTATATTGAAAAGTTGTTTTGTAAATTTTCTCGTATAATGCTTCCGTCACATAATCGTTCAATAATTTGACATTTGCTGGAACTTTCCACTTTTCAAATAGTTTTTTTCCTATTTCTGGTCGTATCACATTGACAAAGTTTGCGACCTTTTCATTTTTTTCTGGTCTTGTTGAAGATGTTTTAGCCATTTCAGACAAAACCTGTACCTTTTCTACCAAATAATCGAATCCGTAATTTCTCATAATTATACTTAGTAATCTCTTGTAATTTCTCTGTCGAATTCGGCAGATAATTTCTTCAAAAGTCCTTGTCGTCTGTTTCCATATTCATTTCGATCAAGATATTGTTTGATTAGATCACGATCCAACATTTTGGATTTGAGGTCTTTTAAATTTATTTTTACCATATTATTTAATAAATTGACTTCCCGATAAGACATGTTAAGGTAATTTTATGTCAAATTCTAATATTTGTATCTTCACCGCGACCAAAGGCAATAATTGGCACTTTCCCCTAGCTAAAACAGCTTTGGATTTGGATTTGGATCATTTTATTCGCCCAAAGTTCAACAATCGCCAAGGACTCGCCAAGGTTTATAATGAATTCCTAGACATAGCCATCAAGGAGAAATTTGATTATGTGATGTTCATCCACGATGACGTTCATCTGGAACATGATCCTCGACCAAAGCTGGAGAAACTATTTCAGGAATTCGATATTGTGGGCGTAGCAGGGTGTTCTCAAGCAGAAATCAAGTCTCCTGCACTATGGCATCTAATGGGGCAAGGACACCTACACGGTGCAGTAGCACACAAGCACGGTGATAAAAAATATATGACAAGCTTTGGTGCTTATCCACAAAGAGTGGTGATGATCGATGGCGTTTTCATGGCATTTAATCGGAAAGCGATTGAAACTGTGCGGTTTGATGAGGATTGTCCATCAGGTTTCCACTTCTATGATCTTTGTATGCAACAAAAAGCTTTAGAAAAAGGCTTGAAAATTGGTGTGGGGGATGTTATCATTACTCACGAATCTCCAGGGTTACGAGAATTTACTGAGGATTGGAAAGCTGGTGAGAAATATTATTTGGAGGTATACGGAAAATAATGATAGAAATTGATTTTGATTATTTTGAAAAGGTTCTTGTGAAGAACGCGATCACGAATGGTGCTTTTCTGGCATCCATTGCTGATTATGTTCAACCCAAGTATTTCACGGATAAAAATATTGCGAAATATTTTGAGATTGTTGCAGATTTCTACGAGAAACGACAATCTCTTCCCACATTCACAGAGGTGAAGACATATCTCACGACAGATGAACTCAAAACCAACTTTAAAAAGTTAATTGAGTCATTCAAAGAGATTGATTCCAATCACAATCAGGATGAATTGTATGAGAATACTGAAAGATTCCTCAAGGAAAGAGGTATGTATCACTCTATTTTGGAGTCCGCAGAGGCAATTTCCGAAGGAGAAGCTGATACTGCCGAGATCGTAGAGAAATTTGAGAAGATTGCTGGTATCAATCTTAATGTTGATAAAGGAATTGAGCTTTATGGTGATGTTGAAAAGGTCATTGATGACATTTTGAGTGATGAAACCACCATTTCTTCCAAATGGGCATGGTTAGATGAAGCACTAGGAGGTGGATTCCAAGAAGCTGGTAAGGCATTGTATGTGTTCGCGGGTCAATCCAACATTGGTAAGAGTATTTTCCTTGGTAACGTGGCAGCAAACATCGCATCACAGGGTAAACATGTGCTTGTGGTGACTCTGGAGATGTCGGAAACGCTCTATGCTAAGAGAATTGCGTCCAATGTGACAAAGATTCCGATGAAAGAGTTCCGAAATTGTGTTCCAACGCTTCGACATGCCCTTGAACAAGAGCATAAAAACACTGATGGTAGGATTTATATCAAAGAATTCCCCCCATCTACGATTACCCCTAAGCAATTGGGAGCTTTCATCAAGAAAATGAAGGATTCTGGTATCAGAATCGATGCTGTGGTGCTTGATTACATCACTTTAATGACTGCTGCTGGTAGTAACAGCTATGAAAAGGGTAAAAACATCTGTGAACAAGTCAGAGCATTGTCATATGTCTATAAATGCCCTATCATCTCAGCTTGTCAGTTGAATAGATCTGCTGTTGGACAAAATAACCCTGATATGTCAGGTGTTGCCGAGTCTTTGGCGATTGTTATGACTGCTGATGTGATCGCATCTATCTTCCAGAACGAAGAAGACCAAGAAATGGCAGTAATTCGTCTGGGAATGATGAAAAATAGGTTCGGACCGAGAGGAATGACACAAGCTATGAGAATTGATTACCCAACACTCACTGTGCATCAATCGGAAGATGATGAAGAAGAGTTGATGAATGATAATGAATTGAGTCTTTTGGAGAAGTTGAGCGATTAATGAATACCCTTGACAAATTTATAAAAAATTGTAGGTATGACATGTCAAAGTGTTTCGCTTGGGTTAATAGTGATTTGGATGGTATTGGTTCTACAGTCCTTCTAGGTAATTTATTTAAGAATTTTGAGTATCGCCACTGCTTCTTCGGTAAGTTTGAGGAGCAATACCTACCTTGGGCTAAAGAAAATGCAGAAGATTATGATAAAATCTTCGTAGTCGGCATGGTTTTAGATCAAAATCTCATCAAAAAGATTGATGATCATCGTGTGGTGTTCGTTTCAGACCGTCCCGAAGACTTTAAAACATGGGATTCCACCATGATTCAGGAAGAATGTTCATCTTGCACCAAGATGTTGTATAAAAAATTCAAAGAAAAGGTGGAATTTACGAAAGATTTGAAAAAATTCTTCCTATACGTCGATGATTACAATTCATATGATCTGAAACACGAAGAAACCAAGTATCTCAATGCTCTTTATCGTAAATCTGGTGGAAATCGCTTTATTAATTTTGTAAATCGCTTCTGGAACGGGTTTGACGGGTTCACTACCACAGAAGTTAAGCTTGCTGAAGGTTTTTTCAAGGAATTAGAAAAAGAATTGGAGCAAATTCAACTATTCACAGGAGAATGGGAAGGATTTAAGGTCATTTCCACGATTTCTAAGTTCTCCGTGAATGAATTGAGCCATTCCATTATGGAAAATTATAAAGGAGACGCTGTAATTGTAATGAACCCTGATACAAAATTCGTTTCTTTTAGAAAATGTAAAGGATCGGAGGTTGACATTGCTAAAATGGCTGCTAATCTGTGTGACGGTGGTGGCGGCGAATGGGCATCAGGAGGTAAAATCACCAAGGAATTTTTGAAATTCAGCGAAACACTTACAGAATTATGAAAAGAAGAACATTTTTAGGAGCATTGGGAGCTTTGTTTCTCCCCACAGTAGCAGTAGCGAAAACAATTGTAGAAAATAAAATCACGCCCCCAACAGAGGAAGAAGATTTTTATCAATTCTTTTTAAATTTTAACGGATTTCCAATCAATGAAATGCAAAAAGGTATGTTCCGTTTTTATAAAAACGGATACACTTCAAATGCTTATGGGCGACAACTTGGCGTATCCACATTCATGTTGACATTAGCAGCATGGGAAGCATTTAAAGGTAAAACAGTTGTCCATTTTTCATCAAATCAATATTTACGTGATAAAATTAGAAGAAAATATTATGAAAATATTGACAAACATTTTGAAAAATATTGTGATGGTAAATTTCCAGGTATTAATTTTGATAGTATCGAATCGCAAAATAGGGGATATATGATGAAAAAATATGATGTGGCATTATTAGATCAATCTAGCCCATATTATCACGAAGCATGGTCTGCCATTGCTCCGTCAGTTAAAAAAACATTATTATTAAAAACATATGAGTTTTGATCCATCATCAGAAATTGTGGAAGAGGAAACAAATCACCTCTTCCTATGCTATTGTTCCTTTATAAATCATCTTAAAGGAAAAAAATTATCTATTCAAAATGTTTTCGTGACTACTCTCCAAGAAGAGAAACTGAAAACAATACTGAAAACGATATTGTCGCTTGATTCCGATCAGGAATTGGTTAGAGTATTTTTAGACTATGATCCTACTATTTCACGTAGTAAGTTCATCACGAAATACATCAACTCGGAGCAGAAAAAAAGAAAGAAATGACTGACTTTCAAAAAAGAATATACAATTCCCATCTCGCCATCTCCCGTAAAATGAGAGATAAACCATTTCGGATTAGAAAAGATTTCTCCGACATGGATCAAACCAAGTTAGATCGACTTGCTTCTTTAGAAAGGTTCTTCAATAGCTATCAGAATATTAAAATTGATGACTACTTCTCTGCCCCTTACGTTATTTTTGAGGATGATGACTATTTTGATTTGGATTTTTACTTGACTTCCAAAGCAAAGAAGGCATACTCTCAATACATGAAGAAAATTGAGATGGATGATCCTGATTCGGAAAGTTCCCTCAATCGAATGGTGGATAGTCTCAAATTTGTCAAAAATTTCTGTAGAGAAAAAAACTTGACTTTGAAAGAATATCCATTATATATTGAAGGAGCTTTACCGACCATGATTGACCATCTGAAGAACCATCATATAAATATGTATGCGCTTCATGCTTTAGGTGTTTCAAAAATCGAGGTAGAGAATCGTATTCTGGATTTTATTTTTTCAGATTTTTGGATCACGTTTCAAAAGACGAAGAACAAATTTTATCTGTCGAAAAAAATGAAGGAATTTTCAAAACAAGCAATTGACAAAATACAAAAACAACTACAATAACTAAACAACAAATGAGTACAAAAACAAAAAGCAAATTCGGTGCTGCGATGTTCGATTCGATCAAAGCAGCCTTAAACAAGGGTAATGATTCGTCTGGTGGACAATTCTCAAATATTATGAGTTTTCCTGCTGGTAATACATACACTCTGCGTCTGATCCCTAATGTGGAGAATCCTGAAAAGAGTCTCTTCCATCATTGGGTGAATGGCTGGAATAGCAAAGCGACAGGTTCTTATATGAGCTTCATTGGTCTTCAAACTTTTGGTGATCGTGATCCGATTTCTGAACTTCGCTGGAAACTTTGGAAAAGCTGGAAAGAAGCTAATCCCAAAGCTGAGAACAAAGAATACAAAGCAGAAATTGCTCAAAAAGAGCAGTGGCTTGTAAATGTTTACGTGATCAATGATCCTGCTAAACCAGAAAATAATGGCACTGTGAAGATTCTTCGTATGGGTCCACAACTCAAGAAAATTATCGACGATGCCACTGAAGGTGAGCGTTCCGATGAACTTGGTTGGGATATTTTCGACCCGACTAAAGGACACGATTTCAAGATCGTTGCTGAGAAGAAAGGCGAATACACCACATTTGAATCTTCGTTTATCACTACCAAGTCCAAGACTGTTTTGGATGAGGAAGAGATTGATAAGATTTGCGAGTCTCTTCATGATCTGGAAGCGGTTTATCCCGTGAAGACTTATGACGAGCTTCAAGAATTTCTCAACGAACACTTCTTCGTTGGTGAAGAGAAAGAAGAGCGCAAGCCTCTAAAACAAGCCAAAAAAGAAGTAGTAGTTGATGATGATGACGACGACATTCCTTTCGTTCATGAAAAACCGAAAGTGACATCGACTCCCAAAAAGCAAGTAGTCGAAGATGACAATGATGAAATTGATGATCTTCTTGCTGGATTAGATGACTAACCCCACTAACCCTCTCCATCAATCGGTGGGGAGGGTTTCCCCTTTAATAAATTATGAACAACATTCCCGAAGAAATTGAAGCAATGGCATTCCTGATTGGACAATCCAATCAGATTGATCAAATGATGGTTGACCGACCATCGACACTTATCACATCAGCGCAGACTTTGAAAAAAGGTTTGAATGATTACATTCAAACGCAAAGACAACAAGCTCCTCAACCTGTTCAATATCAACAACCCCCTCAACCTCCAGTCGTTAATTTACCACCCCAACAATTACCTCAAGTTCCCCAGTATGCACCAATGCCACAAAAAGTGGATGACGGGCAATTGGAATTGAATTTGGAGCCGACTAAAGTTGAGGAAATTATTATTTTGTTGAAAGAAATCTCTAATAAGTTGACAAAGCAGAATAGTCTGCTAGAAAAGACGTATGCAAATCAATCTAAACAGAAAACCGTTTCAGAACCTGTTGTTAAGCTTGTCGCAAATAAGTGACACATGTGTTCTGGAGATGAAAGATGATGGCATACATGGTATTTCCTCTAGCGAGGATAACTCCATGTATGCTCATGCATATCTAAGAGGTGATTTTGAAGAAAAGAATCTAAATCTACCTTCTCTGAAAAAGCTTTCCAAAGCATTAGACATGGTATCATCTGATACCGTGAAGCTAAAGTTGAATGGAAACCATTTGGAGTATAAAGATAAGCAAATCAAATTCAAATACCATCTTCATGAAGAAGGTGTTATCACTAGACCGAAATTATCTCTGGAAAAGATTCGTAATTTTGAATATAACATCGAATTTGAGTTGGACTTCGATTTCCTTTCCAATATTCTCCAAAAATCTTCCATCACAAACACCAAAAAATTATATATTTTCACAGAAGATGGTAATTTGGTGTGGAAAGTAGGAGACGAGACTGTTCCAAACAGCGATACTCTGAGTATTGTAGGGGATGAAGTTGAATTCGAACTCAATCCTTTCATTCTAAAGATTGACAATTTGAAATTATTGTCTAAAGTATCGAAGACTGGTAATGTATTCAAAATCAATTCCAAGTTGGGAGTTGGTTGTATCGTCACGAAGAGTGGTGATTTTGAAATGGAATATATTTTTAGCTCATTGAAGAATTAATTATGGACGAAGAAACGAAATTACAAATCGAGGATGCTAGAGCATCTATTCAAGCTCTTGATCATCAACAACAAGAAATTTATAAAAATATCAAAGATTTAGTGAACCCTGATATCGAAGATTATCTATGGGATTACTGCTTCAATTGTGAAATTGGTGACAGATCGGAATTTATCACAAGAACAAAAGAAATTATTTATGGCGATTAACGAAATTACAGGAAAAGTCATTAAAACATCTCCTCAGAATTCTACATATTCTGAAGGATGGGAAAAAGTCTTCGCTAAGAAATCTGCAAACGAATGGCTCAAGACGATGCCAGATGTTCAAATGATGGACCCTGATGGTTGGAGACAGAACGATGGTGTCGATATGGATACCCCAATCAAATGGTCTGATTTCCAAAAAAGATTAAACATTTCAACAATACTTTGTAAAATACCCAATGTATAATTTATTCTTAGACGATGTTAGAAACCCGAAAGAAGCATTTCTTTATGAGGAGAAAAAAATGTTGTGTGAATACTCTGGTATCCCCAATGGTTGTTGGGAAATTGCCAGAAATTATGAAGACTTTGTAAAAATCCTTAAAGAAAAGGGATTACCACGAGCAGTTTCTTTCGATTGTGATTTGTGTGAAGACCATATGGTTCATTACATGAAAGAAACAACACGGTCTGAAATTTATGAATGGGAAAATTTTAATATCAAATGCGGTATTCACTGTGCCTATTACTTTAAATCATTATTAACAGGTGACGAAGATATTAAAATCTATGTTCACACTGCAAATCACGTAGGAAGACGAATCATTAAACAAATATTATCATGCTAAATAAAATTTTCATAGATCTCGACGAGACATTAATATCTGGATCAGCGGCATCCCGATATCTAACTGATTGTGATTTCACTATCGCATTAGAATACGGTGGTGTTTATGACATCAAAGTCCGACCATCAGCACTCGATGTCATTAAATTGGCACGTAGCTATGTTGGATCGGAAAACGTGTATATATTGACAATTGCGACAAGAGAATACGCAACAGAAATATCAAGATTAGCTTGTTTCGACTTTCATTCTGAGAATATAATTCCCAGAGAGGAAATTCACCAAGCAACATATAAGACATTATACGGTGGTATGAATTATGGGACTAATATTAAAATATCAAATTCTGATAATGTTTTGATTGATAATCTTCCTGCCAGAGAGAATGAGCGAAAAATGATTTATATTGGTATTAAACCTGATCGTTATCTCAGTATCACGCCTTATTACGGGACGAATTTTGAGGATGACGATTTCTACTCATCGGTAGAAGAATTTCTCTTGCAAAAATCCAAATAACAGTAAATATTTCTATGAAGAATAATATTACCACACAAGGTTATTTTGTTAAAAGATTGAGAGATTCTGGTTTCATCGTGGTCAAATTGTTTGATCAATACGGTCAACACGATCCTCGTAAATGGTCTGTGATGGTAGATCCGAGTAATACATCTGTAATGATCACTTGTTATCAAAATAAAGAGTTCAAAGGTGATATTTTATTCGAGATTAATGACGGTGGAAATCGTTTTATTAAAAATTTCAACCTTAAAACACAAAGTATGGAGATTATTATCACCACTTTGATTGAAAAGGGTGTCGGGCAGATCGAAGAAAATTCAGTCTATAAAAAAGACTAAATAATATTATGGAAAAGGGAGAAGAACCCCCTGATGAGGTATTTGTAGATGAAAAGGTTTTGGAAATCCTTAGAGAATCTTTGAAGCAAAAGCTCAAAAGAGATAGGAAAGGTAGCAAAAGCGTAATTAAAAATGCCTTAAAAGCTACAATGCAAGAATTTTTAACATGCGGTAAACTTATTGGATATGATTTGGATGGAAATGTTGTGGAAATCTCATTTCATTCCAATAAACTGGAAGATAACGCCATGCAGAACCTCTTTATTCAAAAATTTGGAGAGTTTATGGCTGGCAGAATGAATATATCAGGTGATTTTTAATTTTTTAAAACCAAAAATAAAAAAAGGCGATGTCTATGCTGTTCAAGTAGGAGACTTCGTTGGTCAATTCTTTAATTTTATTAAAAAAGATGGCGATGAATACATTTTTCTTTCCACACCAATGATGGAAATCCAACGAGTCCCGAAAGAAAAATTTGACTTTGCAAAAGAACAAGGTATCATTGAATACATTGAAAATCTTCCAAGAAATATCTTCCAAGTTATCGAAGCGGAATATCAACACCAATCAAAAAAGATTGGTGGAGATTCCAAGTGATTACGTTGTATCCAAATTTTACGAATTTGGGTATAAAGTGAGTCATAATACTCATGGGAACACGTATAATTGTTGTTGCCCTATCTGTAGAGAAGGAAAAAGCTGGGGTCATAAGAAAAGATGCTTCTATATTCCAGAGAATGATAACATTTTTTGTCATAATTGTGGGTGGTCATCCAAACCTTACAAATGGATTAAAGAAGTTTCAGGAATGTCATTCAATCAAATAGTCGATGAGATTGAAAAAGGTAATTTCGGTATGATAAATGTGATGGATTTAGAAGAAAAAGAAGAAAAACCAAAGACTACATCGTCTTTACCAGTGGATAGTATTAATTTATCTGATAAAAATCAGACAGATTACTACAAGAATAATAAGATTGTCCAAAAAGCCTTGGATTATATCAAGGAGAGACGATTGAATAAGGCTGTAAACCATCCTGATGCATTCTATTTGTCGTTGAAAGACCGTGTGCATAATAACCGTCTAGTGATACCATTCAAAGATGAGTCAGGTAAGATAATCTATTACCAATCCAGAAGGATTTTGGATGATGAGTCTCCGAGTTACTTGTCAAAAGACGGTGGAGATAAAAGTGTCTTCGGTATCGAGCGAGTATCGTCTGACTTAGATAAGGTGTTTATCATTGAAGGACCGTTAGATGCTTGTTTCGTAAAAAACGGATTAGGTATTGGAGGTATTACTAAAGGTGAACAATTGTTTACTTTTAGTCAACAAGAACAAATGGATGGTTTAAAATTCTTTGAGAGAATTTGGGTGCTTGATAGCCAATGGATCGATAAGACTGCACGAGAAAAAACCCTAAAGCTCATAGAGATGGGGGAGAAAGTCTTTATATGGCCTGAATACGATGGAAAAAGATTCAAAGACATAAATGCCGTATGTATGGCTTATGAAATGAACGAATACCCGACAGATTTAATTCTGAAGAACACCCACAAAGGGTTGGCAGCAACTGTGAAGATGAAATTGATCAAATGATCAATAATTGATATTATTAAGACTTCTTCGCAGCGATGAACGCTTGTTGCAGAGCAGCGAGATCAGAAGCGATACGACCAATCTTAACTTGTTGTCTTTGCAAGTTTCCTAAAATAGAATCAGGATTTGCAGTGGCTAGAACGCTTTGAATGCTGTTTGGTTGATCACCATTCAAATAACCAAGGAACTTATCAATGTTATTACTCCATTTATCGACAACGCCCACCATTTGCTCATTCTGACGAGCGACAGCATCACCAATTTCATCCATAGCATTTGGATCGGGCTCAACATCCACATCGTAATCATCGAGATTCACACCATCATCTAATTGTCCACCAGCAGCAGCTTCTTCAGCAGCAGGATCGAAATCGAGTTCAGGTGCTTCTCTGAGTAATTTAATGAATTTAGCTTGAAATTTGTTTCGCATACTATTATTTAGCTGAAATGATTAAATAATCTATATATGGCTGCTTCTAATTCTCCTTATTCCACTGCAATCGCTTCTGGTGCTATTGATTTTGATTTCAAAAATCCTTTAAATCCTTCTGAGCAGATGAGAAAATACAAAACGGACGAGAAATTGGCGCAAGCACCAGACACTCTCCCATATGAATTCGAGGGTCTACCTCAATATTTGGCTAATATCCAAGATAGTGCATTTCAAGCGTCTTCTAAATTGGATAATATTATTAAAATGGAAAAATATCAACAAAATGGTGATCTAATTAAGCTAAAAGGTAATCTGGAGAAGATCATGATGTATTTGATGAAAAATGGTGACAAGATATTGTCGAATTATACCATTGGCAACGATTAAAAACTAGATTATAGTTGGGGCATGTTTAAAATCCCCAAAAAATCAAAAATGAAGCGTATTCATGGGAATGTCTCCATGAGCAACTGTTTTTTAATTAATATGAGCAATAAAAAGAAAAAGAAAAACAAACAGAAGTGGCTAACTGACAAGCTAAAAGGTGATTGGATGGATAAAGATTCGATTATTGAAATTGCTCTTTTCAATTCCTTAATTCATTATGTTGAAAAAGAAGATGGGCTTAATGACAGTTGTTATGACTTTTCTGAAGAGTTACAAAAGGGACATGTCAGACAGGATACTGTGGATGCCATCAAACTCAGACAAAAAGAACTTAACGATGTGTATCTTTATCTGAAAAATGAGCGTCCTGCTTTGAAAAAACAGGTTGATGAGTGGGATGGGACTAATATTGATGAATTTGTAGCACTAGAAGATTCGCTTTTGAATAAAGATACAGAATTGATGAATACAATTGTAAAATACAGAGGATACATGTGGACATGAAATCAAATTGTAGAGGATTGAGAAAATGAAAGATAATAGTATTGAAAATCACGAAGCATATAAAAATTGCGAAGGAAAGCTAATCTGTCAATTGATCGGTGGTTCTACTTTGTATGGATTGAACACGCCAGAGTCCGATGTTGATTATCGTGGTCTATTTGTTGCTAAAAATAAGCGATATCTAGCTAATTTGGATAATATTGAATCGATTGTCCAGACTGATGACATTGATTCTACTTATTATGAGATCACTCGATACTTAAAATTATTGAGAAAGAGCAATACTCAGGTATTGGAGATATTATTCGCTCCCGACACAGCATTTACATACAAACATCCAATCTTTGATGAGATTGCGTCCCATGCTTACGATCTAATCGACACTAATACCCTTAAAAATTCATTAAAGGGTTATGTATTCAGCGAAATTCGATTGGCTACTGGGCAAAGAAGCGGTCAATTAGGCGGTAAGAGGAAAAAAGCAGTGGAAACCTATGGGTTCAGTCCAAAAAACTTTGTTCAAATTCTTCGATTGTGTAAAGTCGGTATTGAGTTCTTCACCACTGGTAAATACATGGTAAACGTCAAGGAATTTGATGAGAAGTATTGGGAGAAATTGATGGATTTAAAAACTAGCCCACAATACTACACATGCGAGCAATTGGAACAAATGGTGAACGAAGAATTTGGCAAGTTGGAAGGAATCATGGAGTCATCTAAGATCTCTTTCAAATTTGATCCAGACATTGCAGCAGATATTATTTTAAAAGCAAAACAAATATGAAATACGGGAAACAGATATTATTGGGAGTAGTGGCTTCAAGTGCCATTGCTTATGGGTTATCAGATAATTTGGAGTCATTCTCTAAAACATTCGTCTTAGCTGGATTAGGTTACGGTTCGATTTATTACTGGTCGCAAAATAAGAAGACAAATGATAAAAGAGTGGAAGAATTGGAAGAACTTTTGGGAAAGAAAAAAGTTGATGAGCGCGTCGAGACTCTGGAGAATATGCTTCAAGAATCCGATGTGGTAATCACGGAGCAAGAAGAAGTTATTAAAAATTATGAGGAACTATTGGACGATGCATCTGTCAAATTCCCTTGTAATTGTGGTAACAACATGTTCGATGGCATTTTTAAACCAATGGAAGAATTTGTTGTTGAATGTGACTACTGCAAAAACAAATATTCCGTCACACTTAAATTGGATACTATACTGATCACTGAACCAATCGAAGAACTTAACATTGATAAACTAATTAACGAAAATACAAATGATAAAAATAGAAACTAAAAAAGGAAATGTGGAAATGACACTGACTGAATTTGCAAGATGGGCATGTTTAGCGGAAGCATTTATCTTCATTGAAAACAAAGCTGAAGAACTAAACATTAACCCTATTAACATGATTAAGCCACTGGCAATTGAAAAATACATTGATGAGCGATACCATGCAATGCTTTCTGATGTTCGATATGAGTATGATTTAGGAATTTTGGAGTAATCCTATAACTTCTTTCTCAATTTCCGATTGTTTATCTTCCGATAATACGTCTTTGAAATGTTCTTTCAATTCGTTTGTCGGAAGATTCAATTCGTGAAAACCTAACATGTAATTACGAAATCTTTCTTCGTATTTGTTCGGATAAGTGACCCCATTTGGTCTATTAAAACGATGTAACCATCTTAAAAACGGTAAGCACAATGTTCTTTTACCATTTTTTATGTATTTTTTATGAATATATCCTTCTTCTCCACCGAATCCACGAAATTCTTTGTTAAATCCTAACCAAGAATTTTTTCTACACGAGAAAAGACCAAGACCCTGAGAGGGGATTTCAAAGGGATCGTTATCTTTATCTGATCCTCTTTCATCTGTTTGCCAAGTGCCTAACATATGTCCTCTCCATGTAAAGTCGAAATGAGTTGAATAATTTTTCAAATCATCATAAATGATCGGTCCTTGTAGGAGATTACCATCATCTAAACCACTGTCATAAAAATCTATCAGTCTTTTTAAAGATCCTTTTTCCAAAAGGACATGAGAATCAATTGATAACACATAGGGAGTATCTGCCAACTCGAATATTTTATTTCTAATACTGGTTGATTTGTATTTTACGAAAGGAAGATATTGAAACGGTTCTTTCATCCAATTTGTTAAATCCCTTATCGCTTTACCATGATTTGAATCAGGATTATTATCAATAATTACAAATTCGATATTATCCAAAACTTCCGAATGATACATTCTTATCGCTTGAATGGTGAAATATACCCCATCATAATCATCATGTGTCGCCATTCCAATGGTCAGTTTTCGCATGTAAATAATTATTAGAATCCTAATTTATTACAAGTATTATCTATACATTTTGGAATTAAAATTGTTGGAATAGTAGTCGTAGTAGTCGTGGTAGTTGTAGTAGTTGTAGTGGTCGTGTTTGTTATATTGATATTTAAAGGATTTAAAGTGCTTGGTGGTGTCAACGAAACCGATAATGGTGGTATAGAGATAGTGGTAAAATTCGGCACAATAGGTGGTAAATTTACCGTGACTTCTGGTGGAGGTACGCAACATTTTTCAGTTGTTGTTTCAGGTGGAACAGTTGTTGTTGGCGGTGGAGTCGTTGTAGCAGTGGTAGAAGTAGACGTAGAAGTAGAGGTAGATGTAGAAGTAGATGTAGTAGGTGGAGGAGTAGTAGATGTAGAGGTAGATGTAGAGGTAGATGTAGTAGGTGAAGGAGTAGTAGATGTAGTAGGTGGAGGAGTAGTAGATGTAGTAGGTGGAGTAGTAGTAGTAGTAGGTTGAAAAGTAGTAGTAGTAGACATGATAGAATATAGATTTACGAAATTTATTTTTTAAATTACATTAAAATATAATTATTATCAGTCACTATGTAAAACGTATTCGCATCCCGAGTACTTGATAAAGTTGAAAAAGTTGTTCTATTAGTGCTTACTAAATTTGTTATAGTACTTCCAAAAACAGATATTTGTGTGTTGCTATCAATTCCTTTACCTCCAATAGCCTCCCAATCGCCAATATTAGCTCCAGTGCCACTCTTCAATCGATATAGTATTTTGGTGTCACTATTATAAACAGTGTCTCCAATTTCTGCTGGAGCGACACTGGTGATATTTGTCACTGTCCCTTTAAATAGATTACCAGCGAGGACACCACCAGTCGTCACTCCATCACCAATAAATAATCTTTTGGTATCAGTAGTGAAAGCAGGTTCCCCCGAATTAAAAATTATATTTCGGCGTTCATTATCAGTTCCTTGACGGAATAAAATTTTTAATAGCGTGTTATTGAAGATTTGTATACTCATGATTAATATGCGAAAATTGGAATTGCGAATCTACCGAATGGTTGACCTGTTTTTGATGTGGAATCACCCTCAAAAGTTAAGAATCCAGCGGAAGATAGATTTACTACTACCGTAGTGAAACCATTTGAAGATAAAGTTCTAAATTGTGTTATTCCTAATCCTGGAATAGCACCGACTCCATCGATAGCATGTGAAGGTCTTCCATTAAAGATGGTGGATAAACTATCATTAATATTACTCCCATTACCAGTAAATGCTGAGAGGCATGTCAGTGTTGTGAAAACAGACCTTTGAACTGCTTTTCTATCGCCAATATCTTCCCATGCACTTAATGAATCATTAGTCGATTCAAATGCTTGATATAATACACCGCCCACGGTGGCAACATCCCCAAAATTTGCATTTAATGCTGTTAGGCTATTTACAGAACTCTGCGGAGTGAAAAATTGATTTTGATTTCCGTAAGAACTAATCGAATTATATATTGAAGTATAATTAGCAGACAACGCACCATTAACGAATGTGAAACTATTCGGATCAGCTTTTAAAGTGATGATATTACCATTCCCACCACTCAAACCATTACCAAATGATGATGATAATATTTCTCTAGTGGTGATTGAAGCAGCGTTTAACGATAATTTATTAGCTGAAAGACTGAAAAATGTTGGATTGTAATTAATTTCCAACTTGCCATTTAAGATATGTAACCCATTACTAACAGTAGCAGGGTTTATTTTGGAAGCTGAAAGACCACTCAATTTTAAATTGATAGTCGAAGACGAATCATACTCAAATTCTTGTGATATTTTCGTGGCAATTCTACCCCATTTTGTGATATCAGTGTAAGGATTGGCAGTCAATTGATACCAGATATTTTGAATCGAAACAATATCACCTACTTCTGAATATGTGTCAGATAAACTGGTGAAATTGACCAAAGGTATGTGATTTTTCGTTGTCACAGAAACACCACCACTCAATACACCGTTTCCAATGTATAAACGATTGGTATCAATTGCGTATCCAGGTTCTCCCTGATCCAAACGAATCGATTTTCTTTGATCGTTTGTCCCTCTGCGAAATTTTAATTTTGATATGTAAATGTCAGGCATAATTATGAAATTCTTTTCCAGATGTATAATCCAAACGAAGGAGGTGTGTTATTATGGGCTTGATTACCACCAGTGTCCAAAATACCTATATCGCCAATATTTGCTTCTGACCCAGGTTCCCATGTTTGTTCTGGATCGTCACTTGTTAATTCAAATGGTGATCTTGTTTGATTATTCGTATTACCATTAGCACCAGTAAAACCGTGTCTATGTGTTGGCATTTCAGCTATGGACAATGTGTGTTCGTATTCACCATTGTTATCACCAAGTGAAAATGTTTTAGATGCACCGTTAATATCAGCAGAACTTCCAACACCGACTATGAACCGTCCTTCTGAAATTCTCTCCCACGCTGTGTTGGGGAATAAGAAACTCGGTGGAATCGTTGGTTCCACACTTAGATACACGCTACCCACTGGATAGATGTAATCAATTAATTTTTTCTCTGATGAGCCAACTACTATTTTGAAATCATCAGCAGTTACTGATCCTGTGAATCTTACACCTTTTTTATCACCCCCTAATTTCATGGATGTTTTATTACCCATCCCATCATAAACCACTTGGGGATCTGTTTCTGCTGTGAGTTCTGTATTTGATGTGTGTAACAATCCCTTGTAAGACTGCGAAACGGGTTGACTAGTGAGATTTGGGAGTGCCATGTTATTATTTATTTAGAAGTAATCTTTTTGCCTACTATGTAATCAATCAATATTTTATGAAGTTCTTTGCCATACATACAAACCAAAGCCAGGTGGTGTATTGTTATGGGGTAAACCACCACCAGTAGATTCAGTTTCAACAGTGCCACCGTCATCCCAATACCCTTTATTTTCATCATTGTCTCTATCCCCAACATATTTAAAATCGTTTAAAGTATGGGTGTGTGCTGGCATCTCGGCAATAGTCAATGTATGTTGGTATTCACCGCTATTATCTCCTTCAGTAAATGTTTTGGTTACACTATTAACATCTTGATCAGAACCAACACCTACAATGAATCTTCCTTGTGAAATTTGAGTCCATGAAGTTCCAGTAAATCTAATTGTGGGGGGATTATTATCAACGCTGAAATACACCGACCCAATTGGATAAAGATAGTCGATCAACGTAGCATAATTACCAATACTATAATTACCAGATGATAAAGTTCCTGTAAAAGATCCTCCATTACCATCAGATCCAATACTAAAAGATGTTTTATTACCCAAACCGTCATAAACTTTGGGCAAATTAGTTCCAGTAGTGGGAATTTTTGAGGTGTGTAGAATCCCTGTATACGAATCTGCAATGAATTGGTCTGTGAGATCAGGTAGCATATTATTATTTATTCTACCGTTGTCAAATTAGCAACTAATTTTTGTTGTATTTCAGTTATTGACGTGAAAATCCTTTGCATTGTCGTCGTGTTGATACTCTCATTACCATTGATCCGTAAATTATCCAAATCGTAATCAATTGCTTTGATATTATTCAATAATACATCATCTTTTTTGAAATTAAATGAATTTGATGCTTTAGTAAAGAGTGTTAATACGTCTTTCAGAATGTTTAAAAGGTTTTTGTTGAAGAAAATACCAAACGAATAATCACCACATGTTACATTCTTGAAATTTTTAGCAATACTATTATCAATTGCAGAGTATCTAGTGCTTACAATAGGTTGTTTTAAAGCATATAGTCTACCAGAATTATGTAATAATGTATAATTTTTATCACCCTTAGTAATTTCACTGAATATCAGGTTATAAAAGTTATTAGCATTCATTCTATTCGTATTCCACTTGATTGGAGCGTTACGACTGTCAAATTTACGATAAGTGTTTTTCCAGAGATAGTCGGGAGGATATTTCAAATTGAATTTCTTGAAATTACCAGCAGTGTTAATTGGATTTGATATAAATCTCGTTTCCACATTTTTAATACTTTTTATAAAGAAAATATTCGAATCATGAGTTGAAAAGGTGATATCGTAATCATCTTTATCTAAATCACTTATCTCATAATTGATAAAAGTATCGGTGATTGAATAAGGATCAAATGTAGCAATCGAATAAACGCCATTTTTTTCATGTAAAATGATAACAAAATCGTCAATATCTCTGATATCAATAGCAGAAACGTTTTCTATGTTATATTCGAGAAGATTTACTGTTCCAAGTAAAGTTGATGATTTTTTATTCCAAAGATAAAGAATACTTCCATCGATAATAGTTCTTATATTATCACCAAATTTCATAAATTTGGTGTCATATATGCTTCTTGTAAAAAGATTAGTAGTAAATAATTTATTAGTATCGGAAAAATTTTTATCATAATCCCAAGTGAAAAGAACTTCCTCAGTAATTCCGATTTGAAGACTATCAACTAAAATCAAAGTTCCACATTCAATATAATTCAATCCTTCATAAGTTTCAATGACACCATTTATGATTATATTAATTTTATTTTCAAATTCATCATAATTTATACCATAAACTTCTTCATCTACTGACAATTCTTGAATGCTATATGTTAATAAAGAAGTATTGTCGAACGATCCATCTATAGTTATCAAATCATTGCCAGTTGAACAGAGATATTTGAATTTTTGATCAGATTTTACTACAAAATCACCATATTTTACCTTTTCCAAAAAACTCCATTCATTAGAATAGTCAAAATTATCAATATGGGTGACGACATCTTTACCCACCATCAAATCATTATTTATTTCATCTTTAATTGTTGATGATAGTCCATAAAAATGGCAATCGTTTTCATCAAAATCCACGATTTGAGGGTTACTAATAATCAAAGATTTGAAAACAATCAAATTGTTTGTATTGATTTTATCGAAAATTTTATCTAATTCATTTTTATTTAAAACATCGAAAGCATTAGTGTAATATGGTGTTATGCGTTGAATCGAATCAAATTGATTATCAAATTCTAATTTTTTAAGATAAAATTCTGACGAGAAATTATTTTTCGATGTCAATTCTTCAGAGAATTGGTCTTTGGTTTTGCCAGTATAGGCTATACCATTATCAACATTAAAAAATCCTGAATAATCAATACCATTTGAGGTAAAGGATTCACCGTTTGTATATTTAAAATATGTAATCATTATTCAATAAATTCTATGTTATTTACTTCCGAAGTTAAAGGTGAGAAGGATTTGCATGTTTCCGTTACAATCTTTTTCAATTCATTTTTGATATTATCGGGGAGACTAATATTTTTAATCAAAATATCAACATGATTTGATTTGAAGGTTTGATTATTACAGACACTTTGTAATAATTCGATTTCATCTTCACTATTTCGTTGTCCCGATGGAATGGTGATAACCAGAGTATCTATACTTTGCAACCCATTAATATATGGTAATATTAAAGACTCGTCGAAATCGACATATCTTGTATATATTTTGAAATTTTGGACATTATCATTGCCAACAAAGTCTCCGAAAAGTATTTTCTTACCAAAAAATTGTGATTTATCGAAAGTGAACTCTTTGATAATCGTACCATTCAAATTAAAATATCCTCGTCCATTGATACTATCGATAGCAACTGCCAACGTGTTAATCTTTAATTTTTTAAAACCTGCAATAGCATCAAAACTGATAATAGTTTCATTACTAGGATCATACAAATTCATCAGGAAGGAAATATTACCATCATTGTTGTTATTTTTATCAATACTCAATCCACCATTAATATTATTGCGTCTACTAGAAAATGACCAATTGGTGCTATCACCGCTGAAAGTGAAGAATATGGAAAAAACACCATCCGTATTTATATTGTCGAAATAATTTATTTCTTCAAAATAATTGGAATTTTCAATTCCACATACTGGAATTTCATTTGGAGAAATTATATCGGGTAAAGAATTTAACCGTTCATATATAAATACATCATTTGGTTCAATGATGAAATCGCTTTTCTTGTCAAAAACCTGATAAGCCGACAGACTTTGTTTGATAAGTTCATTTCCAGATACTAATTGTTCGATCAAATCAGTGTAAGTGACATTGAAAGTTGAATTGGTTGCTAATGCAGATGCCTTTTCAATACGATCAGGGTAATAATATCTATCTACCCATACTTTATTATCACTTAAAGGCGAACCAGATAACCAAGTGCATAGGTAATTTTGTCCATCAGTGTATCCATTGGTATTATCCAATTTATAAACCTTATCAGCATACAGAGGAGTTGTATATGAAAATGCCCCCGATTCTACAAATTTTGTATCATTTATGTTGATTTTTGTGAAAGGATTTAGATCGTTTGGAGCTTTGATCGTATTTATACCACTTTTAATGATATAAGGTTTATTGTAAAATACATAATTCAAAGACAAACTTTCATCTTTTTCACTATCAATATCATTAAAAATCGATGTATATGACCTCATCTCTTTCATATAGAAAGGAGAATTGTTTGAAGATATCAATGTGTTTCCAGATGTGAAAATATCTTCCTGAGTCAATTGGTTTTTCAAAGTGATGATCTCAACATCATCGTTTTCAGAATGCAATAGATAATTGTTAGATAAATCTTTTTCTATCAGATTATCTGGGATGATGTTACTCTCCTCATAACCAACCAATGTGAAATTCTCATTGTTGTCAATATTGTTATAGATTTTTTTGTCAATTTTGATATTATTCAAGGGAGCCAATATTTTATTGGCACTTGTAAATGGAACTAGAGTTAGATTATTACCTTGTTTTACGAGTATCTTACAAGACCCATCATTTCTGAATAGGCATAACGAGTTATTAGAGCTAGAGTAAATGTAATTGAAATCTATACCAGATAATCCTAATTTTCTAGTATAAAAATTGACAGTATTGTTAGAATCTTGTGTCAGATAGTATTTTTTATAATTGTAAACTTTGTAAATGTTACAAACATTTGAATCTTTCAGATCAATTATAAAATTGGTCGAATCTGACGTAATATCGACGAAAGAATAATCTCCATAATAATCATATTTTGTATAAATGCCAGATAATGACAATTTTAACGTATCCATTGGTTTAAATCCCAAATAAATTCCTCCAAATTTTAAAAATGTCAGAGATTCTTCCAATTTTATAACATTTTTCTCATTGAAAGTTATGTCAGACAGCTTACGTTCATCAGTCAAATAGAAAATACTATAATTTTTATATTTGACATCTCTGATGTTAGAAAATGCGTTATAAAAATTGAATTTATACCCTCCATCATAGTATCTTTCAAATTTATTGAGCGTGGAGTTCTCATCATTGTATGAGAAATCACGAGCTTTACAGGATGATATTTTACTTATAAAGGTATCCACATTAGTATTTAATTGAATGGTGTTTCAAGCTCAATTAAATACCCACCATTTTTGGTCACAAATTGGTGTATTTTTTTATCAAATTTGCTAATGGTGTTTATCAACGTCAAATCTTCAATACTTTGCGAATAATTATAATTAACAACACTGATGGGAACGGTGAAAGTGGAGATATCACCATTACAATAGGATACGTAAAAATTTGCCGATAATTTTTGACTTGTTGAAGAAACACTTGGGTAATACACATGACTATAAGTGGTATTCAATACTTCTGAATACCTACTAATCGGTGAAAAAATGTTCAACATGACATCATTTTCAAAAAAATCTTCAACATTATCACCCCAATTTATTCTTAAAAAACAAGGTAAAAATTTTTCTGAAACACCAGTCAAAACAACATTCAGTGTTGTTATATCATTCAACACCACCAAAGGCACTGTTGTTGTATTGGATGTGTTAATCGAAGATAATGATAAATATGCGGTATTCATTTTTGATTGTATTGTGAAATATTTATTATTTCCAAAGGATTCATTTTGAAATCCATTTCACTCATAACAAATTCATTTAGAGCATTCTTAATCAAGAATGATGTGGTAAATTTGTCATTTTTTGGATTGTAAGCCAATGTTGGAGATTCAAATGTGGATATTGAAGGTGAATTGACCTTTATTGGAGATAGGGAATAATCATCATATTCCAATAAAGTATGCTTTTCAGTGTCGAATTTGAATATCGAAGGTCTTACAAAGACGGAATCGACATTATTACTCGACAAGCTTCCAATAGTGGTGAAATAAATATTGCCGTCTTTGCTGTATCTATTTGAAATATTCCCATTATGCTGAACGGTGTATACCTGTTTAGTCGGAGTCAAAAATTCACCATTTTCGAAAATCAATTTAATAATAATCAAGTTGTTTTCCGTTTCAATTGTGAGAATATCGGAAATAATATCAAATCTCTTGACAGCACTTACCGATTCCGTATACACTGACAATGGAAGAACACTCGTTAGATAACTCAATTCAGATTCAAAAGGTAAAATCTCCATTGTATATGAGTTTCTAACATACAATTTACCATTCAAATTGAATCTGTTATAAAGATTTTGAACAGGTGCTGAAGATAATACATATTCACTTGATTTCAAAGTAGTATTATCGTAATAAATTTGAGATATAGTCGGAGAAAAATCTGGATAATCGCTACCAAACGAAGCACCATCAATCATAAATGTGCTTAATTCGTTAGGAAAAATATTTTGAGTCATGTTTGCTGTTATAGTCGGGAACCTAGCATCCGATAAAGCTCTCCTCAATGGTGTGGAAGAATTGATACCACCCTCAATCAGTCTTGAGTAATAGAAACTACCACTCAATTCAAAAGAACTCAAATCAGACGAAGCAGCATCGATATAAGGCGTGTCTCCATCCATTATGAACAAACCTTCCAATGTTTGAAAATTTGGAAGATATTCATTTTCATAATAAAATTGATTACTATCGAAAGTTCCACCGAATATTTGATAATACAGATCGATACTAGAAAAACCGTTAGTGAATGTGCTTAATCCTGATCTACTTGTGTAATCATATATGGTATTATCAACTGTTGAATAATTGAAATTGAAGCCTTCACCATAGAGATAGTCATAAAAAGTATGACCATTCAATATTTGATAGTATATCGGGGCAGCTTCATAAGTAGAAATAGTTTTCGTGAAGCTATTATCATCTTTAAACAATCCGAATAAATTATTGTAAATATCGCGTTTAGAATCTTGTAAATAACCGATATTTGGCAATCTATCGAGGTATTTATCAAAATTTGGTTCAATTTTTGATATGTATCCGTAATATTTACTGTCATTTCTTTTACTCGACGGTAATATTTGCGATTTACCAGAAGTGAAATTTTTACGAACATAGTCATTATCATTGATGAACGTGATAATATCACCATTATCACCTCTTATAGAGGGATCAGGGAAATAATAAATGGTATTTGGCTTTAGATTATCTGTATTGAAAGAGAAGCTAAGTGTTTTCCCATCGATATTGATTATCGAGGTTTTGTGAGGTCGAAAATATCCAATATCTTCCTTTGAAATTAAGATTTTTCTGTCTGTCGATGCTGTTGTCGGATAATCAACATTTAAAAAATTTTGTGATGGATCATCTGCTAATATAGCTAGACCAGATACAAAATCACTCACAGTTGAACCAGTGGACAAATAATAAAAATCACTACCGATGTATTTTTCCGTTAGTCTTCTTTTATTGTCTAAAAGGTCATTTATTTCTTTGATACCTAATTCCGAACTAGACATATTCGAAAACACGTCTGAAATAATTTCTGAATTATTTTTCAAGAATATATCAAATCCATAATCTAAATCTTTATTATCATAAATCTTCTCATTCGGAGTTTGGTTGAAATACAAAGGGTATGAATCATACAATTCATCAATATCGATATCAATATCGTCTTTGATTTGTTGAATATCATAATAAATTTCACCATCAGAAACATTTTCCAAATAATTTATGATATTGTTTCTTATCTCTTGCGCCAATAGATTATTAGTACCAAGTAACTTTTTCTTTGTGACTTGATATTTTGCTTCTTCTCTCTTTTTATTGTAATAATTAGCAATCTCTATTAATTTTCGACTGTAAAATGGTATTGCCAACTCCAAATCCAATGGGTCATTGAAATCCAATTGCGATAAGAATTTCTGTTCCTCTGTTGTGGAATATTTTAAATTTATTTCTTTTATAAAATCTCTATATCTCTCAACAATAGTCAAAGAATCTTCCGATTCTTTTACATCTTTCACCCTATTCCATTTTTTCAGGTATTGAATGTAAACATTCTGTAAGTTATCAACTGAATCTTCCGTTATTTTTATAAATTCCAAGAAAGAAAATGGTTGCGACGAATCCAAAGCATTGATAATATCAACATTTGGATTTGTGATGGATTTGGGAAGTGTGATGTTTAATACGTTCTCCATTTTTATTATTTAACCAAAGATAATGATTGATAAAGCGTATCACGTAATACAATTCCCATTGTGAAGTCTTTGTAAGACGGTGTGACATATTCACTGAGAATATAATCCCCGTTTTCATCCAAAATCGGATCATTATCACTATCTCTAATAATATTTTCTCCAGATAACATGCTATATAACGTATTATCTTTGATTATGGTGTTATCATACAGAGTATTGTCGAAAGTATCGACATATTCGAAAAATAGATAATATTTTTCTATATCTTCAAATTGGAAAGTATCAGGTAATACCAACGGCCATCCCCAATTTTGATTATAGGATGATAATGTATAGACAGTATTTGTAGTATATTCAACAGGCTGCTCAGTATTCAATAGGGAGTATTTATTACTGAATTTTTCCAGTGCTACAATAGGAGTTCCAGCAGATACCACATAAGTATTCGTGTTTATCTGATCTCCGAGATTGATACCGTATACACTCTTAGATGAGTATCCTCTCAAATCGAAATTTTCTTTGAATTTGTTATTAATACCTAACAATTTATTGTTGCTGATGGAAAAAAGATCCAAAATTCTTTTAACTTTTTCTGGATAGGTGAAAGAATTGTTTTCAAACACATTATTCGATGCGTTCAGCATTTTCATTTGTGAAATCAATGGGAATATCTCATTCTTATCAACATCTTGAATATTTTGAACAAAATTTGTTATTTTTTCGTATATCTTCTTGCCAAGAGTATCATAAGATGAAGTCAATGTTCCAAATATAGACCCAATAAACTCATCAAACAGCATACTATCATCCAAAAGAAATTCTTGGAATCGTAAATCCTTGAACATTTCAGTGGCATCGTAACTCTCATTCTTTTTCTCAATTGTTAAGAAATTCTGTGGATAAACATCAAATACAGATGTCTCACCATTCAAAGAATATGCGCTACCTTGGACAGATGATACTGATCCAGATACCGTGATTTTAACATCATTTATTTTGTTTGGCGATGTGAAACGTATGGTATTTCTTATTGCACCACTGAAAGAATCTTTAGCTGATATTGTATAATATTGAGATGAAATAACTTCGTTTGAAGATAACACCGTATATACCAAGTTTGAAGCAGAAAGAGGTTTAAAATTCTTAACTGTAAAGTGTTCTGAATCTTTAACTTTGATGACAAAGGGAATATCAACGTTTGAAAACTTTTGAGAATCTATATCGAAAGAATTTTCAACATAAAATTCACCATCCATACCATTTGATGTGACACTAAAATTATCTACTTCATTGTTTTGAATAATATTAGCAGATAGAGACACTTTCAAATTATTATTCCATATGTTATTGTTTCTTTTATCAAAGAAAAGATCGATTTGTAATTTGTTGACACTATCGTCTTTGAAATAGACTTGCTTGTTACCTGATAGACCAACATAAAACGCTGATACATCTGTGGAATTAGTCTGTATGATACTATTATTTGATATCTTAGCATATACTGGAACTGTATCCATTTCAATTTTATCAATCTCAATATATTCATATTGCTTTTTTGTCTGATTGTATATCTTTTCAAAAAAAGAATATGTATTTCTTAAATGTCTGAACTTATCTGGAGTATCTTGGAAATAATACTCACTACCACTTCCGCTTATTCTGTAGAATATGGTGGAAGGAGTGACATTACTTGGGTAAGTTGCTGAAGCAATTAAAGGACCTGATATCTTTCCATTTTTCCATATAATATTGTCATAATACGATACATCTTCAAAGTCTATTTTAAAGGTGTTTACCAAATAGTCTTTGATATCAACTGTTTTGATTGTATTTGATATGATGGCATTTGAATAGCAATCAAAAATTGTTAGATTGGTATCATATTTTCCAGGCTTATCGTAATATTTGTTAGCAGTTAATGATGTGGAATACGTACCATCACCAAAATCCCACAAAACTCTAATATATGTAAAATTATTGACATTTGGTATAAATTTTAACGGCGTTTCTTTTAGAGCATATGCACTAAGAACTTGTTCGTTTTTATAATCAATGATTTTAAAATCAAATTGTTGGTAATTACTCATTTACTATTGAAATTTTTTGATATATTGATTGGGGATTGAAGAAATATGGAAATTTGAAGAATGGTAATGTTGTCGTTTGGTTGATAATAAGATCATCAACGTCTTCATAAATAGCATTCCATGATACAAATGAAATACCATTGAAAATCTCATTACCATTTCTTGTTCTTATATTGGCGACTCCTTCCAAACTTAATATGTCCGATGTCAGCGATGAAATATCCAGCTTTTGCCCTAAGACATTTCTTGAACTATCGAAAAACGACAAGATGATATCACCAACTTTCTTTTTCAAATTTTCAGGATTTGTTTTAGAATCGTTTCTACGAACAATTTCCAATTTACTTGTATCCAAGACGCTTTTACTTGCGACACCATTGGTAAATCCAATATCGAAAGCGACATAAATTGGATCACGAGGGACTACTTCGTGGCTTAAAATTTTTCTATCTTTTGTTTTTTCAATGATCAAATTTTTCAAACTATTTGACAGAAATGGTGGATATGTCCCATCATCTTTCAGACTAAATTTAGGAACGCAGAACACGTTTACATTATTGAAGTCACAAGAATCTGCGAAATTTACTTGGTTTATAATTACTCTGTTTGATTTATTGGGATCAACACAAATTTTGTAGAAATAGTCAATGTAACTATCAATGAAAATTTTATTATTGACAGTCTTAACAGAAGAAATGATATTCGATATCTCTTTGTTCAAGAAAGTATCATAATCATCCTCAGTTACCAATTTTATTTGAGAATTTAAATATTTGGGAACGTTGTTTTTGATTTGTTCAACACTTTCTGCTTCTGATATAGCAGTGGAATTGTCGGTATTGGTGAAATACAGAAACGAATTGTTTACAGAATCAATGACATTTTCACTGTTGGAATTTGTAGTATCATTATAGATTTGAGTAAATCTAGTGGAGTTAAAATTAAACAATTTGTTACCATTGATAGCACCTTTACTGATAATACCATTGAGGTTATCACTCAGGATGTAATAAATTGCAACTTCATCACCAGATTCAATTTTTCTACCGAAAATACCATTACCGAATTTGACTTCATAGAACCCTGAATCGTTTAAACGAACACTGTAGTAACGATCATCGTTTTTAGCGAGGAAAATGTTATCCAATTCTTGGTATTCATACCATTTACCATCACTCTTTTCTTTGACATACACACTGATACTTCCATCAGAAATAAATCTTGTATCGTTAGTATCAACTCTATTAACTACCACAATTGGAAGAGTTTCAAACTCATCGCCATTTGCAGTATATATCGGGTATTCACCGACTGTGCCTTGATAAAGGATCAAATTATTTTTGATACTATCAATATCCTGAGAACCAGTAATTGATTTTTCAAAATTGAAATCCTCCAATATCGTGTATTGGATTTTATCAACCAAGAAATATCCATATTTTCTTAATGTGTAATTACCCACTCCCAAAGAACTACTTGCCACACATGACACGGGAACTAGAGATGTTTGTTTACCAGTTGGCTTATACCCAACCAAATTTACAATTTTGTTAATATTCTCATAAATCGTAGCTTGAGAAAACATACTCTCCGAAGCTGTCTGATTCAAATAAAACAGTAAGACATGGTAACTAAAAGCGATGATATCAATAAAAGAAGCTAAGTTACTCCCCTCATAATTCTGATCAGTGAAATTAGAATTTTCATTCAATTTTTGAATGATGAAATCTTTGAGAGAAAGCGCATCGAAATTGATGTAAGCGTTTTTCGGTAAATTGTATTCAATAGATTCTTTCATTTTTTATTATTTAGAGGATAGTGTAACCGATGGTATTTAATTTTGATTTGATACTTAAACCTTCCACATCTAAAGATGGAATATTGATTTGTAGAAAAATTTGATATTCCTGTGCATCGGGATCAGCAATTACTGAAACATCTGTCACTGTAATTCTTGGTTCTAAAAGAGGTAATCTTCTTGAGATGTCATCTTCGATGATTTCTGAGGTATAATCATCCACAGGTTCAAACAGAAATCTTCTCAGATCGATACCAAAGGTAGGATTCAATATCTTTTGACCAGGTGCTGTCAAGAAACAATTAACAATACTATTTTTAATCGCTTCGACATCGAATATAGCTTGAATATCCTTCAAATTCTCTTTTCTATTCAATTGGTTATTGTAAGAATAAGCTGGCTTGAGGTCAAAATCGACATCTTTATACAAATATCCAGAAGAACTTGCATTTTTTTGTGCTTTTGACTTTTGAAGAGATGATATTTTAATACTCACATTATTATTTAATTGATGACTAAATAATCATATGCCTAAGATTTCCCAATATGATCCAGCGACAACACCTCTATCTGGTGGTGAGACTTTTATTTTGAATCAAAAAGGGGTAACATACAATACTTCTTTAAGCTCTATCAAAAATTATACGGACACCACACTTCGTAGCTTATCCGCTAATTATGCTAGAGTGAACGTTAATAATAATTTTTCAACGACTCAAACTTTTGCTACAAGTGCGATCAATATAGGCAGCTTACCGATTAGCGCAACACGAGCTAATAGCTTTTTTGTAGGTAAAAGTGCTGGTAATGGTGCTACAGGTGTAACTGGTTCCAATTTCATAGGTAAGAATGCTGGTAGTGGTGCTACATTTGCAGGTTATTCCAATTTTATAGGTCAAGATGCTGGTAGTGGTGCTACAAATGCGAGTAGTTCTAACTTTTTGGGGCAAAATGCTGGTAAAGACGCTCTAACTTCTAATGGTTCTAATTTCATAGGTCAGGATGCTGGTGTTGGTGCTGAAAATGCAAGTGATTCTAACTTCATAGGTAGTTTCGCTGGTAAATATGCATCAGATTCTAGTACATCTAATTTCTTAGGTTATAAAGCTGGTTATCTTGCTGTATTTGCATTCGACTCTAATTTCTTAGGTAGAAATGCTGGTCATCAATCTAGTGTCGCTATGGCAGGTGCAAATAATTCCAATTTTTTAGGATATAATGCTGGTGATGTTGCTACCTATGCAAATAATTCCAATTTCTTAGGTCAGAATGCTGGTGGCGGTAGCACTGGTGTCTATGCTTCAAATGCAGGTTATTCTAATTTCTTCGGTCAGAATGCTGGTTATGGTGCTACAAATGCAAGTAATTCTAATTTCTTTGGTAAGGATGCTGGTAGTGGTGCTACAAATGCAAATAATTCTATTTTCATAGGTGAAGAAGCTGGTGCTAATGCTATTAATGCGAATAATTCTATCTTCATTGGTTCTAACTCTGGAGCATCTTTATCTGGTTGTATTGCTTTAGGCACTGGTGCTGTCCCTACTGCACGTAATCAATTTGTTCTTGGTTCATCATCAGTTCCACTATCAACAGTAGACGGTGGCAATTCTTTAGTTATAAGAATAAACGGCACTCTTAAAAAGATAGCTTTGCTTTCTGTCTAATTCAGATTAAATCTTGAGATGAAAGAAATATTTTTTGTCGGTGGGCTACCAAGATCTGGTAGCACACTACTTATGAATTTATTGGCACAGAATGAAAATGTATTCTGTACTCCTACCTCTGGTTTACCAAATCTATTAAACAATATCAAGGTTTCTTGGTCTAATATGTTAGAACACCGTGCTGATAAAAATGCTTCTGCCGATGAAAATTTGAAAAGAATACTCAATACGGTGTTTTATAATTATCATAACACTGATAAACCATTTATCTTTGATAAATCGAGAGCATGGGGACATAATATAGAGATGATCGAAGCGATAACAGGTAAAAAAGTTAAAATTATCGCTCCTGTAAGAGATATTAAAGATGTTTTAGCTTCTTTCGAGTCTTTATACAGAAAAGGCTCATATAAATTCCCACCTCAAGGTCCGATGCCTCAATGTGTGACAACTCAAGGTAGGGTGCAACACTGGGGTAGTCTACAAGGTGAAGTAGGAGCAGCATATGCAATTCTACAAGATGCATTTTTAAGAGGTTACAGCGATAGGTTTCTTTTGATTGATTATGATTACCTTACACATAATCCAAAATATGTTATGGATAGAGTTTGGGAATTTTTGGATATTCCTAAAATTGAACACGATTTTGATAATATAGTCAATAAAACACCAGAGGACGATACAGTATATAATTACGTTGATTTACATACAATAAAAAATTCTATTATCCCTTCCAAGTCTAAAGCAAATGAGATTTTAGGAGAAGATATATGTAAAACATTAAAAGGTTACGAATTTTGGAAAAATTTAGCTAAATAATAACATGTCATTATTAGGAGACAACACAATACCATTACGAGTACCAGTGCCGAAGAAGGTTAGACTGGAAAATACCACCAGACGTATTAAAGAATTATCAAAAAATTGCTTTAATAATTTGGTTAAGACCCAGAGAGATGGTATTGATATCATGTGGAATCATGAAAACTTGACTCCTCAAGAAATTATCGATGAATTGGGAGTTGATGTATTCAAAGTTTTCCATTTTCACGCTAAACTGACACAATTCATTTCAGAATTGGCACAATTTGATGGTTCCACTGTTGAATTGAAATATCCAACTAATTCATTCGATATGGATGTTAATGCTGGAACTGTAACTGTAACCAATCAACCATATCAACCATAATTTATGAGAAAAAAACAAACAACACTAGGAGATGTTTACGGAGAAATGCTTAAAAGTGTTAAAACCGTTGTAAATGAGAACGCTCAGGAAAATATCAATAAATCCAAAAAAATTCCTAAAATGTCGAAAAATGCATTTAATGATAAAATGGATATCCAAAAAGGCGGACCTACAGCAGCAGATGGTTTCCATAAAGCATTGAATGATGATTATTGTGGTTGTGATGAAGAAGACAACGAAGAACAATATAATAGAATTTCTGAAATCGAGAAAAAATTGGAAAATCCTAATCTATCTGATAAAGAAAAAGCTTCTCTTGAGAAAAATCTCAAAAATATGAAAAAAAATATGCAAAGAGAAGAAGCTGAAGAAAATATTGTTGAAGAATCTAAAAAAATTGCAAGAGAAAGACTAAATACTTTTATGATGAAAAAATCTACATTTGATAAATTGTTTGAATCTGTTATGGGTGGCGATTTCTCCGAAGACGCTGAAAACGCTGCATTGGGTCTTTCCGATGCTCCTACTGATGACGAATTCGGTGATGACATGGGTGATGAAGATATGGGTGATGAAGTTACCTTTACTCTTGATCGTGCCACTGCTCAAAAACTTCATGATGTGCTTATGGGCGTTCTTGGAGGTGAAGAAGACCTCGGTGACGAAGGTGATGATCTAGACTTCGATATGGAAGGCGAAGAAATGGACGAAGAAGGTGATATGTATGACGATGAAGAGGAATACGAAGAAGATGAAGAAACCTTCCCTACCGATAAAGTTGGTAACGATGGGACAATTGGTGCTAAAAACTCCAAAGATGGTTCTCACAAACTCCAATCCAAAAACAACAAAGTTGGTGGTCGTCCACAACCTAAAAATCAAGGAACCAAAGTAACTGGAACCACAGATAAAGTTGGTAACGATGGTGATCACGGTCATGCTCTACACGGTGCAAAACAACCAAACATGGGCAAACAAAACCAAGTGTCTGATTTGAGAACATCGGAAGACTACTTCCGCTGATAATTTCTAGAAAAAAATAAACTCAAGAAGGGAGAATCGTGGTGATTCTCCCTTTTTTCTTAAATAGTAATATGGAATCTTTTCTGGAATTTTTTGAAAAACACAACGGTGTCATACTAGAATACCGACACAAAGATGCTTTCGGAAATATCAAACAGAGTCTAGTAAATCCTAGTAATAAAAAAGGTGGTAGTGATATTGCTCGTATGGTTAATAGAAAAAATATCTCAACCAAAGGACCATATCAAAAGATCAGAAGTAATGGGCAAATTTTGATTGGTGATGAATTATTGAAAGAGTTGGGATCTTTGGGTGGCATCGAATTTGAAGATGGAAAGGAAATTAAAAGAAAGAATTCCAATCAAATCATAAAAATGTTCACCAATTTACACGGTCAACAATGCGGAAAAATCGTAGAAATTAAAAAATAATGGCTGGATGTCCTACAATACCCTTATCGTGCTTAACACCTGAAAACATTTTCGCTGGTGTATATCGTCCTAATTGTGGTGGATTTGCTGATCCATCTAATTTCCAAGCAGAAAGAGCAATTTTCAATTCTCAATTTGGAGAACTTATCAATAACTACGGTGTAACGATTGGTTACATGGTCAATACTTTTGAACCAGACCAAATGAACTCTATTTACGGAGAACACACCACGATGTATTGGTTGAGTGCAATGGAAATCAAAGCATATATTCAAATGGAAAACGGTTCTCCGATTTATGCGTTGGCTGGTATGGATTCCCCTGACACTTTGACACTGTATTTACATATCGATGAATTTGAGACGAAATTCGGTTCTTTGAGTTATTTCCAAAATCATCCAGTAGAACCCAAATCACAGGATAAGATCATCGTGTATCCATTTGGTTGTGATAGACCTAATGGTAGAAGTGCTAAAATATTTGAAGTGACAGAGGCGATGGATGAGGATCAATCAGAACTCAATCCTGCAATGGGTCATTATGTGTGGAGACTTAAAGCTGTCCGTAGTGAACACAATTTCACCACCAATGAGCCTAGAGAAGCATTCAATCAACAAATTGCTGATAATTCTTACTTTGGTAAAATATCATCAGTATTGTTTCCTGAATTGTCCAGTGCTTTGAGTGCCAATAAGATTTATACAGAAAATTCAGACGATATTGTGAGAAATGAGATATTCCCACCATCTACAGGAGGTAGTGATGGGAGTGTTTATGGTAATTACTTTTAATCATGGCAGCTAAAAGAAAAAAACAGGAGTATATGGGTAATCCCAATCTCCCAACTGCTGATGCGGTATTTGAATACACACCAGAAATGGTGATGGAGATGGAGAAGTGTAAAGGTTCTCTATTATATTTTGCATCTAATTATTTCTATATTATCGATCCCGATGAGGGTAAGAAAGTCATCCCTCTTTTTGATTATCAACAGAGATTATTGAAATCTTTCGATGAACATCGATTCAATATTGTGTTATCAAGCCGTCAATCGGGGAAAACGACTGTAGCAACAGCATTAGCATTGCATGAAGCTTGTTTCAAAGATCATAAAAACATTGTTATTGTTGCTAACAAAGAAGAAACAGCAAAAAACATCTTCAAACGTGTTCGACTTGCATATTTGGAGCTACCAAATTGGTTGAAGCCAGGTATTAAAAAATGGGGTGATACTGGTTTGGAATTGGCTAATGGTAGCACTATTGAAATTTCGACCACGACTGGTAATGCTGCACGGGGTAAAACAATTAACTTGTTGCTATTGGATGAGTTGGCGTTCATTGAACCCGAAAGTATTGTTGAGGACTTCTGGAGATCCGTTTACCCAACTATTTCTCGTGCTAAAACCTCAAGAATTTTGATCACATCGACTCCGAATGGGGTAGGTAACTTGTTCCATCGGTTATATATTGGTGCAACGAAGAAAGAGAATCGTTTTCATTATGAAAGAATTGATTGGTGGGAAGTTCCTGGTCGTGATAATGAATGGAAACAAGAACAGATCAAGGATTTGGGTTCTTATGAGTCATTTGCTCAAGAATATGGTAACGAGTTTAATGATAATTCTCAAACATCGATTGACGAGGAGTTGTTCGACAAATTAAAACAAGAATGTAAAGAACCATTACATATTCTCAAGGATGGTGCATATAAAATATGGGAAGAATACGACCAAGAAAAAATATATGCTATTGGAGGTGACGTTTCTGAAGGTGTTGGTCTAGATTCATCTGTTTTGGAGATATTCGACATAACTAATCCCAAAGAAATTGTTCAAGTCGGAGAATATGTTAATAATAAGATAGGTCCATCTGAATTCACTAATGTCATTGCTGAAATTTGTGGTCATTGGGGTAATCCATTGTTATTAATTGAGCGAAACAACCAAGGAACAGGTGTTTGTGATCGTTTGGCAAATGAATTCATGTATCAAAATTTGGTATCATGGGGTGCTAAAGAAGCACACAAAAACAAGCAGAATGGTATGATATCCCACATCAACACCAAATATAAAGCTGTTTTAAACATGCGTTATTTTGTAAATGAATCGAAATCTGTCACATTCCGTTCCATTGATAGCTTGAAAGAATTTAAAACGTTTGTGAGATATCCAAATGGATCTTGGAAAGCAAAAGGAGGGGAGCATGACGATAGAGTTATGGCTACTGTATGGATGCTGATGTCATTATACAATGACATTGCGGAATTGTATTTTGAAATTGAGGAATTGGATGATTGCGACAGACCATTGGTGATCAAACCAATTGATCAAGGACTATTCAAATACAAATCAGCAACATCTATTTACACCAACGAAGAAGTTGCTAAAATTGAACATTCCAACTTAGCACCAATGCTTTTTGGTGGGGAAGGTTCCATGGCAGCTAGTGACATGGCAGATTTAGAAGCACAGGGATGGTTCTTACCTCAAGGTTCCATCAATTCCAATCCTGATAGGAATATTTCTTATGAACAATGGGATGCTATGAATAAGTATTTTGGTTGAAATTTAATACCATTATGATATTATCATTATATGAGATATACGCCAGATAATATTACAGAATTGAGTGATAACGATTACATGGTCTTCGGATCGAATAAATCGGGAAGGCACGGACTCGGAGCAGCTAAAACAGCACATAAGAAATTTGGCGCGGAATATGGAGTTGGAGAAGGATTGACTGGTAGATGTTATGCTCTCCCCACTAAAGGTTACAATTTATCTAGAATGTCTTTAGTAGAAATCAAAAACCATGTGGATATTTTTCTAAAATTTGCTAAGGATAATCCCGATAAGACATTTCTTGTCACACAGATTGGTTGTGGATTGGCTGGACATAAGCCAAAGGATATTGCACCGATGTTCGAAGAACGAACAGCGAACGTGATTATCCCAAAAGAATTTGATGTTACTTGAACGGTTTTTCTATTAAATAATATAGATGTCAACACCTGTACAGCAATCATGGCTTAACCGATCAAGAAAAGACAAATTTCTTCTCGTTTTCGATTTGCCCCCAATTCTCAAGAAAATCCAATCGAATTACACGAGAAATAATAACACGATCATTCCTGATAGTGTGCAATTCAGCATCTATGGGACAATGGTTCCAGGTCTGACAATCAAAGCGATTGCGACTCGATATGCTGGCGATACTCTTTATGTGTCATCTCACTCCAAAGATCCATATCCTCCTGTAAATGTTAAATTTAAGGTAGATTCTGGTTATAATAATTATTGGGCAATTTATCAATGGTTAAATCTGCAACATGACCAAGAAACAGGTCAATTTAATGCAAAGGGGATTGTAGTTGATGGTAATTTCTCTGATTATCAAACAGATATAACGATGTATGGTTTGGATGAATATGATAATAAAGTAATTCAATTTAAATATACGAAAGCTTTTGTAACATCAATCGATGAATTAGCATTCTCTCAGAATGAGACGGGTGAAATGGAGATTGAAAGCGGATTTACTTTTGTTTTCTCACAAATGCACATCAATTTACTGGGATGTGATAGATATAATCAGACTCTTTCTTAAATAGGAAATTTTTGTTCGGTATTTGCTAAATAATTATATGCAACGAACAATTAACAGCCCAGGAGTAGAAATTTTCGAAAGAGATTTGAGTCTCATCGCACCAACAAATGTTGGTACTAACGTTTTCGTGACTGGTTTCACCTCACAAGGTCCATCAGATGAAGTGATCAAAATCACTACTAGAGACGAATTGGATTCGATTTACGGCACACCAACGAATAGTGCTGAAAGATATTTTTATTATACTGTAAGAGAACTTCTGAATTCTCCTGCCAACATCTACACTTTCCGCATTCCTTATGGTAGCGGTTCTGGTGATGGATTCGGTACACAACACACTGCACTGGTTTATCCAGTAGTTGCAGTATCTAATTCTGGTTCTCAGACTACATCTGTTAGTAGCTTTGATTTGTCTATAAATTATAATGGAGCTTTGAAAGCATCTCCTCTTTCTGGTTCAGCTTTTAAAATTCAAACATCTAGAGGGCAATCAAAAACTGTTGTGTTTAAAATTGGTAGTGATAATCCTTACAGACAAGGAGATATCGTGGTTCCAGTGGCAGAATCTTTCACTATATCACAGGTGTTGACAGCTATTGGAAACACCCTACCATTATCTGCAACAGATTTAACCGTTTCACTTGGCACAAATACTTTTACAGTAAAATTATCAGGATATGTTCCATTGACGATTACCCCTTCAGTAAGTTCTTCTATTTTAGCTGGCTTAGATGATGAGGGTGATGTATTTACAATCTCCTCTAATACAATAAATTCATTCCAATTAGGTGAAATTGTTAATTCCACCCTTAATATGTCTTCAGGGACATATTTCCTCGGAAAACCTTATCAAGTCAGTCTCACGGAAGCTGAATTTGCTCAAGCCATGGAAGGAACACTCTTTGATTGGAGTTCCACTGCTGCTGCCACATCCTCTTTTGAAGGAACTAAATCTTCCGCTATTAGCAGTATGGGTGGTGCTGGTATCATTATCTTTGACAAAGCACAAACCACAATCAACAGCCAATTTGAAGGTTATTATGTGGGTATTGCGGACAACGTGAATCATAATCCAGCATCCAACTTCGATGCTGTCACCCGTGCATACACCAATAGCCTCACTGCTGATGTTGTTTCAAATTATACACAGATTCCTAACGGAACTCTACAATTCAATCTCTCAGCTACTGCCAATGGTGCATCTAACAGTATTTCCCAAGTTATGGAGAATCTTACAGACTACAACATTGATGGTAGGGAAGATGATGACCTTCTGAACATTGGTGTCTTTAAGCTCCGCAAGAGCATTTATGCTACGGAAGCGTTCAAGCTGGATTATGTGCTTGATGATCGTATCGTTGGTTCGATTGATTCATTCCGTACTCAACTCAATCCTTCTGGTGGTCCATCTGTCCCATTCTTCTTGGAAACTCAAGATACGAATGCTCGTAATGTGGAAATCATGGTCAACCCATATATCTCCAACAAGTTCACCCAATCCTCTCTGGATTCTTCGGGTAATCCAATTAAGAAAATTCGTGTCCTCACAGAATCTCTTTTGGACACGAATTTTTCTGAAATTTCTGCTGCTGTTGGTGTCACCCAACAAGCACTTTCAGATGTTTCGAATATACTAAATACTGCAAATGCTCTGTATCCTCTTGGTGCATATAGCCCAACTAAAATTACACAGAAATTGCTTGGAAGCATTCCAAGTAAAATCAATCGTGCTTTGGAAAGTGTTAAAAACGATGAGATTTACGACATTGATGTCGTAGTCGAAGGTGGTCTTGGAACAGTGTTCACAATGGCATCTGCCGCTGGAACAACTTATTACGATGATACTCTATACAATCCTGCATTGAAAACAAAAGTCGATTCTCTTAGAACATCGCGAGATATTTTCAACGATACGGTTGCTACCGATCTTCGTGGAAGCTACAGTGCAGTCTTCAATCAATTTGAAAATTTCTGTAACCTCCCAAGTAACACTGGTGGTCGTGGTGACTGTATCTTCATTGCTGATCCAATCCGTCATATTCTTGTGACTGGAAGAAACAGTAAGATTCTTACTGACAAAACCAGAAACTTCCAATTGGACGTTTATTGGGCAATGAGACACCAATTTGAATTGGAGAATACCTCGTATGCAGCTACCTATGGTAACTGGGTACAAGCTTATGACGATTTCACTGGTGAGAAAGTTTGGATTCCATTCTCTGGTTATCAAGCTGCTATCATGGCTCGTAGCGATGCTGCTGAATTCCCATGGTCTGCTCCTGCTGGATTCACTCGTGGTCTTGTAACCAACGCTTTGGATATCGCTATCAATCCTAATCAGAAACAACGTGATGAACTTTACAAGGTAAACATTAACCCTGTTATGTTCTCTGCATCTCAAGGAATCGTGGTGTTCGGTCAAAAAACAATGTCTCGCAAACCAAGCGCATTTGATCGTATCAATGTTCGTAGATTGTTCCTCGCTCTGGAAAGACCTACTAAGAAAACAGCACAATTCTTCGTGTTTGAACCTAACAATGAATTCACTCGCACCAGATTGGTCAATACATTGAACCCAATCTTCAAAACTGCGAAGGAAAATGGTGGTTGCTATGATTACTTGATTGTCTGCGATGAAAGAAATAACACGCCACAAGTCATTGATAGTAATGAACTGAAAGTTGATATTCTAATCAAACCAACGAGAACTGGTGAGTTCATCCTCTGCACCTTCACAGCGACCAGATCCGATGCAAACTTCGACGAATTGGTATAATATTAATACTAAATAATATAAGAAATCCTGATTGGCAATACCAGTCAGGATTTTTTTTATAAAAGGATTTATTTGGAAAAAGTTATATCTCTAGACTAAATAATAATATGGCTGGAACTACCATTGAAAATTTAGGCAAAGCAACAGAATACGATCAATGTCCTGCTATTTATATTTTAAAAAATAATAAAAACGGTAAGGTTTATGTCGGAGAAACTATGAATTTGAGACAGCGAGTATATTCATATCATAAATCAAATATAGATACCCCTAGACCTATATTGAGAGCTATCAATAAACATGGTTTAGAAAATTTTTCATTCGAATATCAATATTATCCTGATATGTCTAAGGACGAATTATTGGATATTGAAGAGAGATTAATAAAAGAACACAATAGTTTAATGAGTGGAAGCGGATACAATGTTTGTTCAAGAGGGCAAAATAGATATTTAGCAACACAATCTCTTGAAGCTCGTAAAAAAAGGAGTGAAATTTTTAAAGGGAGAGTCATTACAGAAGAATGGAGAGAAAACATGTCAAAAGCCAAGAGTGGAGAGAACCATCCAATGTATGGTAAAAAAATGTCAGAGGAGACGAGGAAAAAAATGGGCGATTCCAGAAGAGGTGAGAGAAATGGGAGATATGGGAAGAAAATGTCTGAAGAAGCTAAAAGAAAAATGGTAGAAAATTTACCAAATAAAGTATGTGTATCACAATATACAAAATCTGGTGAATTTGTTAAATCTTATTTTTCTATAGCTGAAGCTGCGAAACAAACTGGAATAGATAGTCGTCATATAAGTGCGGTGTGTAATAATAAAAATAGAAAAACATCTGGTGGTTATATTTGGAAAAAAGACACACTTCATCACTAAATACTATTATGCCAACAAGTATTGAAAATTTTATGTCACAGGCGATGCAAAAACAATTTGCTCGCGACTTCCTTTTCCGTGTTAAACAGATCGACATCACAGGACTTTCCTTGGATGGTGAGACTGATTTGGTTTACGCTAAAACAGCTACTTTTCCTGGAAGAGATATTGAAAACAAACAGGTGAATTATTCAGGTCAAACTTTCAATATTCCTGGAAAATCTAGCTATCCAGGTTCTGAAGGTTGGTCTGTAGAATTTTATCTTGATCAAAATTTGGATATCAGAGAGAAACTCGAAAGAGCAAGTAGAGTCCTATTCGACAACGAAACCACCACTGGTAATATTTGTATGCCAGGATACGAATCCGTAATTACTTTGGATGTTCTTCAAATCCCTTGTCAAAGAGGTCCTAATGTAACATCGGGTAGTGAAATGCAAGTTGGTAGAACAATCCAATTGATTGGTGCTTCTCTTCGAAATATCAGCGAAGTTTCTTATGAAATTGCTGATGGAACTGGTGAAATTAAAACATTCACTGCGACTTTCGCGTATCATTTCTATCGTGGACTGGTCTAAGTGATTAAGTAATTACATGTCTAACCCACAGATTGAAGATTTTCTCCAAGCGTTCTCAGGGGACGCTAGATACTGTCTTTCTATACCAGTATTATGGTCAGTATCCATTGATGGAGTATCGAATGATTCCATAAACCAGTATTTACAGTTAGCACAGGAAAAATGGAGAGCTAAGATCACTCCTAATTCCATGACAAAAAATGGTAATATTTTACCAGCACAAGCAGTGACAATTCCAACTGAGGGAGCTAATTTTGGTTCTAGTTCAATTGGTGAAAATAGTGGTGGATTTTTGCCAGGATATGTTTTGAACAGTAGACAAGATTTCTTGTCTCGTAGCTTTTCTATAAACTTTTTAGAGACTAGAAAAGATTTGGAACATGAATATTTCAGACCTTGGATTATCGCTACATCTATAAAAGGATTAATCGAAGCAGGTGCAAATCTCAAAGCTGATATCACAGTGAAACAATACACAAACGGTGGTGAATTGAGAAAAGGTTATATCTTTAGAAAAGCATTTCCCACTGCTGTTGAAGGATTTACAATGGATTATCAAAATACAGAATTTCCTGTGAAATCCGTGACATTTGCTTGTCAGAATTACGAACAGATTGCTGTGTAATGAGGATAACAATCAAAGATATAAAAAAATGTTTGGAGGAAGATGAGGATTTCTTCGTGGATTATTTGAATAAATTCAAAGGTAATAATACACATGAAAAGTTCATAAACGTCTTAAAGAATTGGGAGAAATATGTTTCATATACCATCAATTTCAATATAAAAGAGAAAAATATAAAAATATCATTAGATTATCTCATAAAGGAATTGAATGAATTTGTTGCTGAACCCACTTGGTTTGAACATTCAAATATAAAAGTATTAGTCGATATCCCAAGTAAATTTGTAAAAGAATTGAATATCCTATCGGTGTCCAATTTCATCAAAAAAATAGAATACGGTAATTTTGTTGTTGATTTTGCGGAATTATCAGATGAAGTTAAAGATGAAATGTTGGAAAAATTACCAGCAGATTTCTATAATAAAATGATACAATTTTTAGTAAACGCAAAGGATAAAAAAATCATTTTACAAAACGCTGCACTAGAAAACATGGAAATCAACTTCTTAACATCTTTACCATACGAAATGATTAAAGGATTGTTTTATTCTTATGATATGGATTACTTTCGAGATATCATATATCATCTTTCAAAGAAAATTGACGGTGGAATTTTAATGGATTCTACCATCATGGATATTGAATATTACATAGATAAAATGAAAGGTGAAGCTCCAACGGAAAATATGCCACTTTTTTAGTTGACAAATGATTTGTCACAGTAAATACGGGCATGGACAATAATGTTAAGAACTTCTTGGACAGTATCCAAGATTTAAAAAATACAAAATTCAAAGTGAATCGTATTACTACTGGTGAAAAAGTTGATTGCGTTCCTTTGTCATTCAAACAACAAAAGAATATTATTTCTACCTTCACAGAAGGAACTGTTGGTGTTTTGAAATTCCAAAAGATGTTGAATGATATTATCATTGAAAACACTGGAAATAATGATTGGTTGGTTGTTGATAAGGTTCCTGTTATTTTAAAATTGAGAAAAGAAAGTCTAGGTGACATCGTTAAAACATCAGAAGGAGAAATTGATATCAGAGACATCAAAATTTTGGATAAAATTGATATTCCACTCCTACATATTGTCGAAGGAGCAGTGACAGTAGAACTGGACACACCTACATTATCTGAAGAAAATAAAGTCATCAATTATGCAATTGATATTCTTAAAAAAGATGGAGAAAAAGATGTCGGAAAGAATCTGACCAATCTATTCACCTTTGAAATTGTAAAATTCGTCAAGACTGTGAAATTTGGCGAAAAATCTTTGAGTTTCTCCGAATTATCTATCAAAGATAGAATTTCAGTAATTGAGAACTTACCACTGTCTATCAATCAAGATATTGCTAAATTTATTGATAAAATTAAAGAAATTGATAGAACCCAGACCAAAGTGGTTATCGATGGGGAAGAAAAATCATTTGATATTGACATAACATTTTTTGATAATTAATTATGAAGAAAAACACGATACTTAAAAAATTGGAAACTCACGAAGAGAAAATTATTAAATCTATTAACGATTTTCAAGATTTTCTTGATTCGATTGATGATACTGAAATTTCAGTAATGGCTGAAGATTTCTGTGCAGGTGCGCTTGACTTCATTCAAGAGAATGATACTTGTAGTCTGATCAACATTAGAGAATTTATCGAGAACGAATATGACCCAGAGCAATAATATTTTAATTTTAGGTAAAGGTTACATTGGTAATTACCTTTTTAACCATTTACAATCTAAATCATTTAACATCCAAATTAAATCGAGAAACGATCTTGATTACCATGACATGTCAGTATTGAAGAAATTCATTCTCAATAATAATATTAGAACGGTAATAAATTGTTCAGGATTTACTGGTAAACCTAATGTGGATCAAGCAGAATTGGAAAAAGAAGAATGTTGGAAATTGAACACCACTGTTCCTTTGGAAATTAATAGATCATGCGACTCATTGGGAGTCTACTACATCCACGTTTCTACTGGTTGTCTTTATGATGGATACGATAAAGAGTGGTCGGAAAAAGATACTCCTAATTTTGGATTGTTTCAAAATCACAGTTCATTCTACAGCAGATCCAAACATGCTTACGAAAATCTCGCAAAAGATTTGAAAGGTATTGTTTTGAGAATTAGAATGCCATTTGGTCAAGATAATTCATATAGAAATTATCTCACTAAAATTAAAAATTATAATGATTTATTGAATCTTGTAAATTCCAAGACATACATTCCTGATCTTTGTGATTTCGTGCAATACCTTATTAGCACCTTAGATAATGACACTTATTGGATTCGTAGAGAGACTTACAATATCACCAATCCCGAACCATTGAAAACCGAGGAGATTTGTGAGATTCTGAAATCATATGGTATGCACAATTCCAATTGGAAATTGGGAGATAGATCACAATTGAAAGCACATGCAAATCGTTCTAATTGTGTATTAGATACCAGTAAATTGCAAGAAATATTTCCAATCAGAACTGAGAAGCAAGCAATCATTGAATGTTGTGAACAAATCATCGCTGATCAAAAGGAAAGATTGAAGAAACAACAAGAAATCTCTGAAGACGAACTATATAAAATTTATGACTAAAAAAGGAATTGTTCTTTCGGGGGGGAAGGCGACTCGCTTATACCCCATTACAAAAACGACATCCAAACAATTGTTGGGTATTTACAAAAAACCAGTGATTGCCTATCCCCTTCAAACACTGAAGGAAATGGGTTATCAAGATATCCTTATTATCAATGCTGATGAGGAACAACAAAAACAATTTAAGATTTTGTTGGGAGATGGTGGTAAATTCGGTCTGAATCTGACTTATGCAATTCAGGACAAACCTCGTGGTCTTGTCGATGCTTTTATTGTTGGAGAAGAATTTATTAAAGATGCAGATGAAATCTGTTTGATCCTTGGTGATAATATTATCATCGGCAACTCACCGATTTATCCCCAATCGAATACGATCTACACTTACAAAGTAAAAGACCCATCAGCATATGGCGTTGTAGAAACTGATGAAAATGGTTTGATCAAAAAAATTGTGGAGAAACCTAAAGAATTTATTTCAGAAGATGCTGTGATCGGTCTTTATGTATTTTCCAATGAAGTGGTTGAGATGGCTAAAAAGGTCACACCATCAGCAAGAGGAGAATTGGAAATCGTTGATCTCATTCGCTTGATGAATGAGAAAGAAGGTGTCAATGTCGAGAAACTGGATGGTTTTTGGTTCGATATTGGTGACTTCGATTCCCTATTGGATTGTGCAAATCTTGTTCGAACTATTGACAAACGCTCAAACCATGCTATTGGTATTGATGTATGAGCGACTTATGGGTAGAACAATATAGACCACAGACTTTGGATGATCTGATGGTTGATGATAAAACAAGACAAATAATCCAAAACTTTGGTAGAGATATCCCGAATTTGTTATTGACTGGTGTTGCTGGAAGCGGTAAGACCAGTCTTGCCAAAATCATCACTAAAGATATTTTGAATTGTGATTATCTTTATATTAATGCCTCTGATGAAAACGGCGTGGACACGATTCGAGAGAAAGTTATTGGGTTTGCCCAAACAATGAGTTTTGATGGTGGATTGAAAATTGTAATTCTGGATGAAGCAGATGGTATCTCCAAACAGGCACAGGGGATTCTACGTAACGTAATGGAGTCCTATTCATCCACCACACGATTCATCCTCACAGGTAATTACAAACACCGTATCATCCCTGCTCTACAGTCTCGTTGTCAGAGTCTCACTCTTCATACATCCCTGAAAGATGTCACTCGTCGTTGTGTGGATATTCTTAGAAAAGAGAATGTGGAGATTCCTGATGATCAGAAGAAGAATCTGGTAAATCTGATCAGAAGTCATTTTCCTGATATCAGGAAATGTATCAATGAGTTGGAGAAGTTCTCCAAGTCTGGTGTTCTCACTATTGAATCGAAGAAGGATACTAATGAGACATTAGAATTAATCTATAACAATCTCAAGTCAGGTAAGACACTGGAAACCAGAAAGTTTCTCATTGAGAACGAAGAATTATTTGATTCTGATCACGAAGCTCTTTTGAAAGATTTGTTGAATCATTTTTATGATCTACAAATTGATGACACTATAAAAAAACAAGCTATCCTAATAATTGCGGATAGCTTGTTTAAAATGATTTCTGTTACTGACAGGGAGATATGTTGTATCGCTTGTCTATTACAGTTGGAAGAATTATTCCCCCCAAAATAACTTATCGTAATTCTCTCTTACGAAATTCTTATCGTAGGTTTTTTGAATATTGCGAGATTTACCTTTTTTCGGATTTGGTGTTAATTCAGATTGTTTGCTTTTCCTAGCAGCGGCAGCTTGTTTCGATCTATCTGAACGTTGTTGTCTTTGTGCTGCGTAGCTACTAACACCATCATCTTCTGGTTCTACTTGATCTTCAACTGTATTATCTTGAGGAAGTGGAGGTGGTGTTGCTTGAGATTGTTGTGGTAGAGGTGGTGGAGTAGCTTGTGTCGTTTGAATGTTTTGTTTCAATCCTTCCAAAGCATCTTGAATTTCCGAAGCAAATTTGATTTCTCCAATATTCAATCCTAATTTCTGGACATCGTTATTTAGATCAGCTACAAAATTATTAATTCTTTTTGTGATATTTTTTTTCAAATAATCAATTTTGGCATTATTACCCATGTTTCCACCTGCTTGAACATTTTGTTGTCCTGCTTGTTGCATTCCTTGTCCAGCCTGAGTCAATTTGTTTTGAGATGGATCGATTTGACCACCCATTGCTTGAACTCCTTTAGCTGCTAAATTACCAGCTTTTTGAACAACATTACCAGCCATTTGTTGTGCGCCACCTTTTAATTGCTGTCCCGCACCTTTAACTGCTCCAAGTGCTTGCGCACCACGGGCTTTGAAGCGATCCAAGAACCCTTCTTCTAAGAGTTCTTCCAAATTAAGTTGATCTTCATTATTATATCTAGCCATATTATTATTTATATTATTTGAATTATTTCTTATTTTTTTCCCAATTAACTCTTTCAGAGCTTTTCTTTTTATACATCTTGCCTTTTATTTTTTTACAGTCTGCCTTTGTAGCTCTACATGCAGGGTAAGAACCTTTTGATGTATCTTTTCTACCACAGGGTCCGCCTGTTTTACAGTTAATCCAACCTTTGAATTTCTTACCTTTCTTATCTACATGAGGAGCAAACCAATCACGTAAATTTTCCAGTAATTGTCTTTGGGACATTCTTTCCATTATTTTTTACTATTCCCCCAATTTTTCGCTCCTACTTTTCTACATTTAACCAATGCTCCAGAGGCATATGCACTAGGCCATACATCATATCGGGATTTTACTTTTTTATAACAAGCATCTTGTTCATCTTGTTCCTCCCCACAATCCTCATTATCTTCATCTTCATCTTCGTCATCACCGAAGACTTTTTTACCTATATTTTCTTCCCAATCTTCCAATTTACCATTTTTATTTCTATCGGCTTTTTTGAAATCGAATTTCTCTCTCAATGTTTCCTCATAGATCATAGCTAATTCTTTGGTGAAATCCCAAGACTTGGATTCACCGACTACTGGTTGTGTTGGTGATGCTTGTGGTGCTTCTGGATCATAATTAAGTTTCCAGTCAAGATATTCTTGTGCTGTATTAAACACTTGGTTTGATCCATCTGGCTTTAATGCCACCACAGTCCCAGTAGAACTCACCCCAACTTCCGTAGGAGTCCCACCGCCCCTCACTCGTCTAGTCATCATTGTTACTGGATTTTGTGGTGTTGCGCTTTGAACCCACGAATCATTTGGGTTGTTGCTTGTTACCACCTTTCCAACAACATATCCATCATTGGTTAGAGTTTCTATAGCTTGAGATTGTGCCTGTTGTGGTTTAGCCTGTTGTGCTTGTGCCTGTTGTGCTTGTGCCTGTTGTGCTTGTGCCTGTTGTGGTTTAGCCTGTTGTGCTTGTGCCTGTTGTGGTTGAATAAATTCCAATACTTCGGGGTCTTGGTAAGCTCCCTGTGTTTGTTTTGCCCACGTTTGTAGGTTTGTCGTTGCAATTTTCAATGCACTAGCATTTCCAGTTTTTTGAGCATATCTGAGTGCAGTAATCAATCTATATTTTTCCGCATCATCAACACCTTCAGTGTATAGACTTTCATAAATCATACCCAATTCATTCACAGATTCCCAAGACTTGGATTCTCCTGCCAATTTAAGGTTTGTTGGAGTATTCTTACCATTACCTTTATCAGTTACATTGGTAATAAGATTTGGATCAACTTCCAATTTCATAGGTTTGATAATGACTACATCTTTTTTCTTGAATTTATCAGGAACTAGAACACCATCGCTAATATCAACCATATCAGTGGTTACAGTAACTCTACCATAAGTTCTTCCACCACCGTGATCAGCGGCGATAGTCAACACCACACAACCTGCTGGTTTGAATTGATTACCCGTAGAAAATCCCGATTGTTTATCACCTACTTGAACAACTTTAATATTCAATCCACATTTATCCAATTCATCAACTTCTTTTTGAAGAGTAGATGGCATATGCTTGTAGGTTTCCGTGTTCTTATAACCAGTGCGAAATTTCACACAGTCGCCTGGTAAAAACCCCCCCGCCTCTCCACGTTGAATCACAGTTTCATAAATTGCGTCAAATTTTTTTCCCATAATATTATTTAGTCGTTTGTAAGCGATTTATTCATCTCTTCCAATTTTTTCAATCTATTATTTTTCCTAGCTTGAGCCATTTTTATTTTTTGTTCATCTGATATTCCTCTTTTTTTGGCAAAAATTCTCATTTTTTCTTTAGATTCGTCGGTATGTCTTCTACCCGTCGAAGATCATAGAGTATAGTAGAAGACAAATCTTAGTCTTTTTACTAAATAATAATATGAATTTCGACGATTTATATACATTGGCATTGGAAGCAAAGGGAACTAAGCCAGGAGAAAGATTTTACAGAGCATCGGAATCCGAAGGACCGTCTGGTATTTCTTCTTCACCTATTGGAAAAAGTAATTACAATCCAGAAATATATAAACCAGAAAGAAAAGATCCTGCTGATAAAGGTATGAGTGATCAAGTATCTATCATTAAATTACTTGGAAAAGCATTTCAATTGTTGAAAAACGATGAAGTGTTTGCGGATCAAATGAGAGGCATCATGAACGGTTTTAAGAAAAATCGTAAACAAATTTCAGCATATCAAGAAAGTGTTATTAAATACAAACCAAAAACAATTGATAATCTTTGGGGTAGAATTAACCGATTGATCACAATTGTGAATGATCCCAAAAAACGTCAAGACCCAAGTGTGGCTGAGTTTGAGAAAGAATTAAAAGACTTAAAAGCTCAAAAAGATGAAGAACAAGGAGAATTGGATAATGTCTTTTCACAAATTGAAAACGTATCATTGGAAAATGAAGAGTTGAGTGATAGTTATTTGGAACAAATGCTTTATGTTATCAGAGATACTGCGAAGCGTCTTTACAAAAAACAATCAGATGCACTTATGATCGATGGTCAAGAACCTCAATCTCGAATCATCCCTCTTCATGAATTAGATTATGGAATGCTCGAAAAAGAAGTTGAAAAAAATTCTCAAGCGCAAATGCAATTATTGGAAATGTTGTTATCATCTGATGATTCAAATCCTTTGAAATTGTTTTTAAAATTACAACAAGAAAGGTATGAGGATTCTAAGCAAAATTTCTTCAATACCAGCAGAGGTGATAACTATAGCATTGCAATTGAGCAATTATATAAAAATTTACCACTGTTTTCTTTAGTAAATTATTTCTCCCATATTATTCTTAAATCACCTGTTATTACACTGAATGTGAAACAGAAAAAACGTGCAGATGTTCTCACCAAAGGAGATAGCATGATGGATCGTATGAGTAAAATTAAAAACGAGAGAGAATGGGAAGAACTTCGACCTGACTTGATCACATATCTTAAAAACAAAAAATTGATAAAATTAAAAAAGATATGCTTATCAACATTGCAAAAGGACCGTTCCAAGCAATAAGAGGTAGAGCTAATGCTGCTATTAAAATAATTTCCTCATTAAAAATGGAAAACATTACCGAATCTTTCGATGAATTGGCATCGAGATATGCATCTTCTTTTGATTTTGATATGAACGATTTCATGATCGATTTGCAAGAAGTTCATTCATTGCTTGAAAGCAAATGCACTGGTCCGACAAAAAAAGCATCTAGTGATAGAAAAGGTAAAAAATGGACTAAATGTGCTAGACAACCAGATGGTTCATATAAAAGAATTCATTGGGGGCAAGCTGGTGTAAGAGTTGGTAAAAACAATCCGAAGCGTAGGAAATCCTTCCGTGCAAGGCACAAATGCTCTTCAGCGAAACCAGGTTCTCCCAAAGCAGCGGCTTGCGGCGATTGGTAATCATATAGTTAAATAATTAGGTGAGTGTTAATATCGTTCCCTTATTAGAAGAAGTACTTGGTCTGTTACAAACGATCAATGAGACAAGGGGTGTACCTGAAGGGGAGAATATATCTGACAAGAATGTTCTCCAGACGGGAAATTCCAATCCAAATAAAAAAGTCAAAAGCTCTCTTTCTAATGAAGAACAGAAGAAGACTAAAGAGGTCGCATCTATTTTCGCAAAGACATTTTTTGAAATGCAGCGAAAATTTCAGGGTGATAAAGCACTTAAAACATCTGTTCAAAAAATCATACCAAATGCTAAGAAATTAGAAACTGGTGGTCGTAAAAGCGATTTGGAAATGCCCAAGAAAGGGTCAATGCTTGGTGGTATTTTGATGCTATTAGGTGGTGCGGGTGCTTTGATAATGGGTCTTTTAACTGACGGTCCGTTTAAAGGTGCTTTGAAAATACTATCTAAAATTGGTATATCAGGTGGTATCAAGATGCTCATGACAGCAGCTAAAGGAATGTTAGGAACATTCTCTAAATTTGTTACAGCACCTTTCAAATTCGCTGGTAAATTGATGGGTAAAGGATTCATGGGTAGAATCGTTGGTGCTTTGAAACCATTAGCTAAAATACTTAAAAAAATTCCCTTGATTGGCACTATCATATCCATAGGTTTTGCTATTTCTCGCTTCATGGATGGCGATACAGTGGGGGGTGTTATCGACGTTCTCAGTGCTTTGACTGGATTATTAAATTTAATTCCAGGTGGCTCGATTATTGCCATACCACTTTCCATAGGTTTGGATATTTTGAATGCTTGGTTGGATGCCAAGACAGCAGGAGCAAAAGATAAAAATTCTGCTAAATTGGACATTTTAGGAGACATGGCAAAAAGCATTGGCAACTGGATTTGGGACAATGCTTTGTGGTTGCCAGTGATTGGTGGCTTCAAGCGTTGGGGTATGGCTTACGATGCTTTCAAAGGTGGTAATATTATGGAAGGTCTGAAACAATTTGGACTTGGTATACTATCATTTGCAGGTATGGGACCGATCATTATGGGTATTGAAACTCTGATGGGCTTCTTCGGTGATAAAGAAGAGAAAAAAGATTTAAAACCAAACACTTCTTGGTTCGGTAGAATTAAAGAATGGGTTAAGAATAAATTGAAAAAATTACCTTCTTTCCTGAAAAAACCTCTACAATGGTTTGGAATCATAGATGACGACTCATCGGAATCAGAACCAAACATGGAATCATCGAAAAAAATCGATTATGAGCAAAAAATAGTTGGATGGTTATCTGGTCTTTGGGGAAAAATAACACCTATGTTAGAAAACATTGGTAAATGGTTCTCTGGATTATGGGAAAAAATATCTACTTGGGCATCTGGATTGTGGGAAAAAATGACACCATTTTTTGAAGTTATTGCTAAATGGTTCTCTGATATTTGGGGAAAGGTAAAAGAATTTTTAGGCAGTGATTTCATGAATGGTATTATTGATAGTGTTAAAAATATTGCAAGTTCAGTTATGAGTATTGTTGATACCATATTCCGCACAATAAAATCTATCGTAGAAGCTGCTAAAGCTACGATTGGTCGTTTCGGCAAGATGTTTGGAGCTGGTGATAACAAAGAAGTAGAAGAAAATGCCAAAAAAATGGGATGGAATTCTGTCGAAGAGTATGAAAAATCTGGTTGGAAAGAAAACCCTGATAAAAAGAAAGTGGGAGTTATTGATGAGAAACGTAAAAAACACGTAGACGATTTAGTATTGATTGGTAGAGAGCAAATAGCAATTCTTTCTGATATCAGAAATATTGGTATGCAAACATATAAAGTTCTTGCTGGTAGTAGTGGTGGAGGCTCTGCGAGTCCAATAATTATTCCCAATTCTGGTGGTGGTTCTAAAAGTAAACCATCCTCTCAAGTATCTTTAAATACAAGTAGAGGTGATTATGGTAGTTCTCCATATGCATTCGCGTAATTAAATAATATCAATGGCTACGATCAATGTACATAAAGAATACGACTGGACTTCTGTTCCCAGAAATAGTCCATATCGAAATGTTGCGCCTTATGTGGTATTGAGATCTTATAAAATAAAATCGAGTGCCGCTTTGAATAGGTTACAGAGTTATATAAATTTGGCTACAGCTAAAAGTGCTGATGAATTTTATGAAGGATTGTATCAAAACGTTGAAAAGGCTGATGATTTTTTTATACCATACTTTGGTGATAGTGTTAGATCGTTCTCAAATGAATTTGGTGATACTTTTCAAAACGGAGCCTTAGCGCAAGTTGACAGCTTACTACAAACTGGTTCTAATGAGATATTAGCACCTTTGCAAGAACTCAATATAGGGGGCAATGTTAAACAATTTTTTCAAAATGCAAAAGATGCTATAACAAAAGGTTCAACAGCGACTGCTATGGAGAAAATTAAAGGACTTGGTAAAGGAATGTCTACCGCACCTGGCTCTTACATTGAAACACCTAAATTATATCAATATGCACAGAACGATGGTGCATTGGAAATAACATTCCCATTATTCAACACGATAAATGGAGATGCTGTTCAGAAAAATTATGATTTGATTGATAAATTAACAAGAATTAATAGACCAAAAAGGCTAACATCCATTACTATGGAACCTCCTCATATTTACCAAGTAAAATTAAAGGGTTTGAGATACATGAGATGGGCTTATTGTAGCAATTTTTCTGTTAGTATGATCGGTGCGAGAAGACTCGTAAATGGTGCTATCACACCTGATGGCTATCAAATTACAATGTCACTCACTTCATTGACAACCGAAGTTAGCAACTTCATGGACAAAGTTAAATGATATGGAAGAAAAACGAGGAGATTACCAAAATAACATAGAGTCCCTTTCCACGCTGAATATTGGGGATTATGAGCGTATTTTTAGAGTATATACAGAAAAGGTCGATGATAAAGATTTCTATTTCTATAATATTTTAAATAAAATTGATTTAGTAGATTTAGATCCAGAATTCGTGGAATTTTATGATGTGACAACCAGAATGCCCATGACGACTTTATCTTATAAAATTTACGGTGATATTAAATCATGGTGGATTTTGTATCTAATGAATAAAGACCAAATCCAAAACCCTCCATTTTGGGTTGATGGTGGTATAAGATTGAAATATATCAAATTGGAATACAGAGTATTGCTTTATAACGATATTACAAAAAATACTATATTCAATGGGAGGCATTTCTAATGGCTGAAGTATGTAAGATAAATGATGTAGAATTTGAATACGAATACACGTTTAAAAATTCTGACGGAGATGAAAATAAATATGCTAGTTCTGCTGTCAAAGGTTTAACTTTGGTAGATAGTATTTTCAATCCTTTTTTAAGGGGAACGATTGCTGTCGCAAACCCTTATGATTTATTCGAAGAGAAATATCTTTTAAGAGGTGATGGAAGAGATGAAGTTAAAATTTTCTTAAAACCCAAAGATGAGGAAGAAAAAATAGAAGAAGAATTTATCTTATTACAAGAAGATAACAGTGGAGATGTTGAAGTTCGTTCGGAAAATATTAAAAAATTTAAGATAATCCATAAAGATATGTTACCGTTTATGGACACCATTCCATACAACAAATCGTTCAGTGGTAAAATAGGTGATATCTTGAAAGACATTTTTATTGAATTATTGGGAGAAGATAAAATCGATAAAGAAAATTGGGAAAGCGGAGATTTTGATTTTTCTTACATACCACCCATGTCTTTCAGATACATTGATTTGGTCTATCATCTACTAAAATATTTTTATGGTAAAGATGGAGAACTTTATACCAAAGCACTCATAATGAAAAATAAAAAAATTGGGAAATATCAAATGATGTATCTCACCAAGATTTTTTCAGAAAATAAAAAAAATACGACAGATGCTTTTACTACTGCTGATTTGTCAGATAAAAGCGTTGCTGAAAATGAAAACAACCCACCACCTGATGCAAAAGTTAGTAAATTTTCCAGTGGTTTGAAAAATTTCGCATACAATACACCTCTGTATGAATGGAATAATGATTTCTTTATCAATTCAGTTGTTCATGGGTATGACAAATTTTTAGGTGTCCAAAAAATGAAAATTTTAAAATTGGAAGATATTGAGAAAAAATGGAAGACCAAATTTGTTGATGTTTTCAAAGCAATTGGTGGTAGTCCCAAACCATTTGTCGTGAGAAATAAAACCACGAAACAAAAATTTAGACATTATAGAACGCCATATGAAGTTGAAGATACTGTGAAAATGGTGGAAGCTGAAATGTGTAATTTATTAACATTTTATAATTTGAATTGTATTTTCAGTAACGTAGGATTCACTGGAAGAGAAGCAGGTAAATTTTTGGATATTGTTAAAATTGGAGAAGTGAAACAAAAAGGTGATACGAAAATGTATGGTAGGTGGTTTGTAACAGAAGTGCGCCATATTTTTTCGAGTGATACCTATACTAATGAATTCAAATGCTGTAAGACCTACGTTGGTAGTAGTAGCAAAATAAAAAATGACGTTGAATGAGAAATAAAATTGAAATACTCCGTAGCATTCTATTCACTAAAGAAGATTTGGTGAATTATAAAAATATTGATGACCAATTTTCCAAAGTGGAAATTGAGTTCATGATAGAATTTAAAAAGATTTACGAATTGGGACTCAACCAATTGGAAAAATTTATTAATAAATTGGATGAAGAAGGAAAAGATTTGGAACCATGGGACATTGCCTATTACGTCAAGCAATTATCGAATGGTCCGTTATCATCTTATGCTAAAGAATTGGCAAAGGATAAAAAATATTTTACCGCAATTCCTGATATACTTGGAAATGTTGGCAATAAAGAAATAACTAGACATAACACCACCTTGTTCGAAGATGGTGATTACCCATTGGAAATACCAGTGGACATTTACAATAAGTCTCCAAAATTCATACAGAACATGATAGTATCTGCTAATAAAGAAGTAGAGAAAATGTTTCGTTCTTCTTTGAACGCTAGTGTGGTGAATGACAACACCTTACCAATTGTTGATAAAGCACCGCAGCAAAGATATTCACTGGAGAAAACAGGAGAATGGCAACAAAAATCTCATGGCACAATCAATGTCAAGGACTCTTACTATCGTGTGAAGATGTCAGACATCAGAAGTCAAATTTTCGATAAGGTTAAAGAAGTTATTGGAGAAGAGCATTTCCGAATCTTTAGAGATAAAAAAGATTACTCCCCATTCGATTCAGAAAAGAATAATGCAACATCTTCAAATTATGTATTTGAGAAAGAATTGAAAGAAGGAGACAAGGATGAAATCTTTGAAGAAGATATCTTCGGTGATGTTTTTGATAAGAGAGACACTGTTCTCAAAATACAGAAACCAGACAAGAACGAAGAATACAAACTCAATACTGTCGATGGACAGTTGGGTAATTAAACATCCACTACTGGTGATTCTTCTTTTTGATTCAACAATTTGATGATATCGTTTCTAGTGAAAGTTAATTTTGGAGTATTACTCTCCTCTTCATCTCGAATGATTTTTGCTTGAATATTCATTTGAGTGATTTCTTTCTGTGCTTTGATTTTATCCTCCGATATTTTTAATTTGGAAAGAGCATCAATCGCAGATGTGGTAGCTTTCACCAATTCTGATACAGACTCAATCAACTTGGAATCTGCACCAGCAAGAACTTCCAATTTAAGATTCTCAACCATTTCCAAAGAATGATTCACGACTTTACCAGCATTGGTAATAACAAATTCTTCCAAATCTTCTTTCTTGAGATCTGGTTTATTTTTTGGTAATTGATTAACAATTTTTGATTGATTTTTGATTTGTGAAATAATATCATCCACTTCTGCATTCAAAAAATCATCATCTTCATCGTGATCCATATTGATATTTACTCTTGACATTGGTTAATTCAACGCTAAAGTAAGGGAAATATGATTGATTTAACAAATTGTAAAGTGTTGGTTACTGGTGGGTGTGGATTCATTGGGAGTAATTTCATTGAAATGGTGTTGAAAAAATACTCTTATTGTAAAGTCATAAATATTGACAAGCGTGGTATTGGTTCAAGGTCTTTGATAGACGAATCTTATAATTGGATTGGAACACAGCGAAGAAATCTATATTATGAATATATGGAAAACGTGATGGATTTAGATTCATCTTTGAGTCGAACTAAACAATGGAAATTCGATTACGTCTTCCATTTCGCTGCTGAATCCCATGTTGATCGCAGTATTAATTCTCCCAAAGCATTTATTGAAAATAATGTGATGGGGATGGTATCTCTATTGGAGTGGGTGCGAAATCATCAACCTCAAGCAAAAGTTATTAATATCTCTACGGACGAAGTGTTTGGTCATTTGAACGTGAATGATCCTGCTTTCACTGAAGAATCACCATTCAATCCAAGAAGTCCTTATGCTGCATCCAAAGCATCTGCTGATCTGATTGCTAACTCTTACGTGACTACCTATGGTCTTGATATCACCACGACACACTGCTGTAACAATTTCGGTAAGCACCAAGCAGATGAGAAATTTCTCCCCACTGTAATTCGCTCTATCGTAAGAGGTGAACCAATTCCTGTCTATGGAACAGGAGAGAACATCCGTGAGTGGATTCATGTTGAAGATCACAACAAATGGTTGTTGGAAATCGCTAGTAATCCATACTGTTCTACCAACATTGGTTCGGGAATTGAAAAAACAAACCTTGACATGATCAAAGATATTGGTAGTGTATTGGGAGTGACACCTAATATTAAATTTGTCGAAGATAGAAAGGGGCATGACTTCCGTTATGCTATTGAATCTCATATTCCTTTTGAATTACGGAATCATGACGAAGCTCTCAAAGAGACTGTGGAATTTTATAAAAATAAATATGAAAACGAAAGAACTCATTAAAGAGCTAAACAAGCTTGATCCTGAAGGAAATTGTGAAATCAATTTCGGAGGAGCTATCACCTATCTTATAAGAATCCCATGGTATTATGATGGGAAATGCTCTATTCTCATCAAAGACGATGAAGGAAAAATTATTGGAATACGACAAGCAACCGCAGAGGATGGTGACAAGATCAATGTTCATACCACGACAGTGGATGACATGGGTTATGATGATGGGTGGGATGATACAGAACATACAGTTCAAGGGGATGAGCATTTTATACAAAAATATCAACATAATAAAGAATTGGCTAAAAAACACAAAGAAGAAATTAAGTATTAAAAAACAATAAAACAATATGGATGTAAAACAAGAAGTAATCGACGCACGTATCAACAAGGGATGGACATTCTCTGCAATTTACGATACGTATGGAGTCCCGAAAAGCACTGCTCAAGGATGGTTGAAAAAACATTTTGACGAAAGCGTCGAAGAAGACATTGTGAAAGAACCGACACCATACCAAGAATACAAACAGGGTTACGTAGTGGAAAATATGCAACGTGACAAACCACAGAAATTCAAAAAGACAGAGGATGAAGTCTTTGCATTTCTCGAACAACTTGCTCCAATTAAAGTCAATAGTCTGAATAATAATTCAGTGTCTTACGGATTGAATGAGTATGCTGTCGTTGGTTCTGATTTCCATTTTGGTTGCCATGACGAATCGGCTATCAATATCTTTCTTGAAACAATTGCTGAATTGCAACCAAGAACGATTGTATTGAATGGTGATACTATGGATATGCTTGCCATTTCCAAATATCCAAAAGATATTAAAAAGCATTGGAGTCTCTTGGATGAGCGTAAGGCATATCATCAATTTTTGGATGATCTGATTTCCGTGTCCAATGGTGCTAAAATCTATGAAACCGTTTCCAATCACAGCGGTCAATCGATTGATGGTAGATGGAGACGTTATCTATCAGATCGTTTGGGAGAACTTGGTTGCCTTCCAGAAATCACTGAAAGACTAAGCTATCAGAACGTGTTTATGGGTGATTATCAAAATCAAGTTGAGCATGTTGATTACGTGGATTTGAATGGTTTGATTGTTACACACGGAACGACTGTGCGCGGTGCTGGTGGTGCTTCAGCTAAAGGGGAGATCGAGAAGTGGCATACAAGTATCCTACATGGACACACCCATCGTGTAGGTTCAACAGCGAAGCGTATTCCCTCCGTTGGTAATCGTCCTGAGAAACAAATTTTAGGTATTGAAGGAGGTTGTATGTGTTCACTTAATGCTGCATATGGTTCACACCTAAATTGGCAACAAGGTTTTAATATCGTAGCTCTTGGTCAAGAGACATTTGGTGTGGAGCAAGTCATGATCAACAGTGGATTAGCCAACATCGCGACATTGGGTAAAACCATTTGTGGTTAAATAATCACATGGATTCTTTTGGATTATTCTTTGAAAGACGCGAGAGAAATCGACTTCGTAAACAGGAGTTGAAAGACGAGGGTGTGCCTAATTATAAGGATTGGGTAGATCAAGAGAAGGAAAACCTACCTCCCGAAGAAGCAGATAAAATCAATAAAATGGAGGAACTAAAAGTTCCTTCTGAATTGATTGATAGATTTCGTAATGCTAAAAAGGTTGAATACGAGAAACGTCTGAAAGCTGATTACCTACGAACCAAAGTAGAGGGTGAATTACTTTTCACCGACTATGGTATCAATGTATTCAAAGACAAGTATGTCGATCAGGATTTTAAACAAGGTTCTCTCAACATGAGAACAATGAAAAGATTGATTCAGATGTTGTTTCGAGATTACCGTGATCTATTACCAAATAGAAAACCGAAGATCGTTATTACGAATACAAAAACAAATCCAAAATTCAAAAATTTAAATATTATTGGTAGTAAAACATCACCTTCTGGTGTTTACCACGATAGAATTATTTATTTAGATCAATTTTATGTTGATGATATAGATGTTCTGATGCATGAATATGCTCACTTTCTGTCCGATAGGATGTCGAAACAAGTTGAACCATTTTTGAGAAACGAATACAAAAAAATGTTGGATGCTTTTTTCGAGAGAAAAACAAGAAGAAAAAATTTGGAAGGTAAGAAAAATGAGAAATTGAGAGAGCTAGTAGCAAAGAAAATGGGATTACCATCTGATTATGCTGCCACGAACTTCGATGAGTGGTTCGCTGAATTGATTGCTCATTGGAAAAACCTACCAAACAACCCAATATCATATAAATTCAAACAAATATTAAAAAAAGTGATTACAAGACTATGAAAGATAAATTCAATTATGGAAATTATATTATTTCCTATAGAAAAGAAAAAGATGGACTACTCCATTTTTTGAAAAAAAGAGTTGATACATTAGAAGATGCCCTAAAGGAGCATCATAAATTACAAGATTTAGGTTATCATGATGTTTTGATTAAAAAATTTAGACAATGAAATATACAGGTAATATTAACAGTTACACCTTCATTATGAAAGAAGGTGATGATGTAATTGAAGTGTGGTCAGATACGGATGCGGAATTTCCAGAGTCCTACATCTACCTCAAAGAAGGAGAAATCAAGAACGAACGCCAATTCCACATGGAAATCTCGGATTGGTGGATGAGAATAAAAAACTAGCCTACAATCGGGCTATGCGTAAATTAATACTAATTAGAGCAGTCAGTGGGGCTGGTAAATCCACTTTTGCCAAAATCTTTGCACCTGATTCTTGTATCTGCTGTGCCGATGATTTCTTCACAGACGAACAAGGTAATTACAATTTCGATGCTTCCAAGCTTGGACAGGCTCACAAAGCTTGCCAAGACAAGTATTTGGAATTGCTTGACTCACCGTTTGCAGATACCATTGTAGTCTCAAATACGAACACAAAAGAAAGCGACTACAAATTTTATCTTGACGAAGCGGAAAAACGTGGTATTATGGTTTTCTCATTGGTGCTTGAGAATCGTCATGGTGATAAAAACATTCATAATGTGCCTGATCATGTTCTTGAGCGTCAAGAGCAAAATATTAAAAATAGCTTAAAATTACGATAAACAAACAAAACAAATAAATTATATGAACTTATTAATTGACGATGTAGTAGATTGGTTTCACGCAAAAGGAATCATTGAAAATAGTAATCCTCTCAAACAATTAGAGAAAACACAAGAAGAGCTTACAGAGACGCGAGATGCCGCAGTGCTACACTCTTATGGAATTAACACAGTTACAAACGGCGAAGGAAAAGAAATTGACTCACTCACTGAAATCAAGGATGGCATTGGAGACACCGTAGTAACCTTGATTGGTGTATGTGAGATGTATGGATTTACTTTAGAGGAGTGCTTACAGCAAGCCTATGACGTAATCTCGAAACGCTCTGGGGAAATGGTTGATGGAAAATTCGTAAAGAATGTGGAGGTGGGATCGTGACTGACGATTTTGTTGTTTCTATATGTCGCTGTCTTTTTATTATCATTGCCATTCTAGTCACCACGATCTTTATCGTAGCTGATCAAAAAGATAGCCTAAAGGTAGAAGCGGTGGAGCGTGGATACGCTGAATGGGTTGTCGATTCATCTGGTAATAGTGAATGGAAATGGAAAGAAGCAAATCAATGACTCGCAACGAACAAATTATTCTTACGTGCTTAGAGATTAACCTATCACAAGCCAAAACACTCGCCATGCGTAGACATGTGCAGGAGCAGATAGCATCATTCAAATTGCAATGTAAACCAAAACCAAAACCTCAACGTCCAGCATGGGTGGACAAATTCTAATTTAATAAAAAATAACATATGAGCGAAACAATTCCGCAGATGCCATGGCTGTCTGATAAGCATGTCGAAGATATTTTAAAACATATACATGGTAATGAAATAGCATTTGAATATGGTTGTGGAGGGTCTACGATGTTTTTTAGCAAGTTTTTTAAAAAATATGTTTCTGTAGAGCATCATAAACCGTGGTATGATAAGATGAAACCTCACGTTCCAGAAAATGTGGTGTTGAACCTACGTGAAGCAGTTGGAGTAGTAATTCCACCATTCGGTCCTGGGATACCAGAAGCACAACAAGATTACATCAATGCAATCAATGAAACTCCTGACATATATAGCTTCATATTCATAGATGGCAGATGCCGAGTAGAATGCGCCAAAGCTGCTATGAAAAATATGAACGATTATACAATGTTGTTTATTCATGATTACGAAAGACCAAAATATCATTCCATAGAGAAACATTTAAAGTTGCATAAAATAACTAATTATGATGGAGATCACAGATCTCTTGCCCGTTTTTCATTAAAATAATTTTAATTATGAGAGTATTAACAATATGTCCAACGTATGGGCGACCACAGTTTCTTGGCAGAGTAGTCGCATCATTTTTAATGCAAACACATACTGATAGTGATTTAGTCATCATAAATGACGATCCACATGTGAATATTATTTTCAAACATGACCGTGTGACTGTGTTAAACATTAACAAAAAACACCTCCTAGATGTTAAACGAAATATAGGAGCAGTTATGGGTCTAAATTACGACTTGATAATGCCATTAGATGATGATGATATTTTTTTACCACAGCAAATTGAATATCATGTCAAAAAATTTCAAGAAAATCCAAGTATTGATTTTTTTAGAAATTCTGAATGCTTTGTAACATTAGGTGGCTGTTTCAAAAGAGGTAGTAATAGTCCTAACAGTAACGCTTATCGACCATCGGCATTTTTAGCTAATGGAGGTTATAGCTTTTTTGAGAAGAATTCTAGCGGAGATCAAAAATTTTCAAGTAAGTTTAAAAACAAATTGGAAGTCAAAGAACCAGAGAATGCACACTTTGTTTATTTTTGGTTCGGCGGTAATTATCACTTATCCGCTATCAATGAAAAAGACTTGGAAAGTGTCGCAGCAAATCAAAGAAAAAAATTTAATATATCTGGTGATTTTCTTATCGAACCCGATTTTGAAGAAGTCCAAACATATATAGACCTATCAAAAAAAATCATCAGTGGCGAGCAGCCTATTGAAATAACCTGTTCGGATGAATCGGGTAAAATTAAGACAATTTATATCACTTGACAAATAAACGATAAAAGATATACTAATCACACACATCAAACAATAATAACAATATGAACTCAGAACTATTAACCACAGAAGGCGTAACATTATTCATCGCAACTCCATTGGTCTTACTAGCAATAGGATTATGGTATATGTATAAGCATAGCATTGCTGCTCACATTACATGTTTTATCGCTGCGGGAATGCTGTTCCTAATTGGATTTACAACTGGAGGTGAAAACACCGCTTATCGTTATCCTGCTCAAAAAATTAGCGATCAGAACTTCTCACTATTCTATAGCGATGACTTGAACTATAAGGTTATCTCAGACAACATGCGATGGGATAATATGGCAGGAGATATTCTCGTCACCAAAAGCCGAAACGCATGGGGAGCAGAGATTAGAGAAACTGCAACTATTGTACCAACTATCAAATAATATTATGAATGCTAAAAAAGAATTATTGAACCACATCGCTGATCGCGAAGTAAAGTATGTTCAAATCAACCACGAACCCGACTGGGGAGGCACTAACATAAAGATCGAGGGAACTCTTGAAGAGGTATTGCCTCGTCTCGACTTTGACTATAATAGCGGCTATGGGAGTCAAGAACTCTTTGGCACAATTTGGTATAACGATGGCTCATGGAGTGATCGTGGCGAATATGATGGCAGTGAATGGTGGCAGTATCAAAAATGTCCACCATTACCAGAAGGAGCAATAAAAGAAGCGGTCAAAAGAATTGAAAAGTGTGATGGCTGTGGACGCTTGGTCAATTTAGATAACGGAATAGTAGTTGCAACTGATAATAGCTATGGCGCATTGGTTCATAGTTCATTATGCAATTATGTGTATGGTCGTAGAGGGTGGAGGCAACTAGGAGCTTATGACGGTTAATAATATGAGCGGAGACGAACTTATAACAATCACAATTGAAGATCCTCATAGCGGAAAAAGATTGTCAACTCGCTATAGTATACTACAAGCTGACGCTTGGGAACTTGCAAAAGGCGAGTATCATACTATAATGCTTGACGCTCTAATCGAACGATTTAACACGGAAAAACAAAATGAAATACAGAATAAAAGAAACGATTAATGGTAATGGTGTTAGTAAATTTACAGTTCAAGAAAAATTTCTTTGGTGGTGGTGGGTAGATATTGTGAGATGTTTGAGCAAAGAAGTGGCAGAAAGCCAAGTCAGAAGCTGGCATACAAAAGAAGTAAAATATCATACCGTAGAACAATGAGCAGAGAACTGAAATTTAGAGTGTGGAATCATACAGAAGGTCACTGGAACGGTATGAGGTGTAAGGATGTTCAATCATGCGGTGATTTAATTTGTTTAAATGGAATTTATCTTATTCCTGAAAGTGTATCTCGAAATCATACCGTTCAACAATACACTGGACTCAAAGACCGTCATGAAAAAGAGATCTACGAAGGCGATATTATCCACTATAAATTTAATGGTGATTCATATCCCAAAGAAGCAGTTGATCGTATTTTAACATGCTCTTATGATGAAGACGAGGGTATGTATAGTTTTGATGACTCAGATCATTCTTACTATTGGGCAGAAATTAAGAGACACTGTAATATCATCGGAAACATTTACGAAAACCCTGAACTATTAAAGCAATGAGAGAACTTAAATTTAGAGTATGGAACAAAGCAACCAAAAGCTGGTTGAACGATGATGCTGGAACACACTGTTGGAGCGAATATTGTCTTAACATCTTCACTGGAGAGGTTGTGGAAATTGTTACAAGTGACAACAAATTTTTTAGTAGAGCCAATGAGCCAAACTTTTATTTTGATAAAAATACACATGTAAAAGAATCTCCTTATGTTGTTCAACAATACACTGGCTTGAAAGACAAGAATGGAAAAGAGATTTATGAGGGAGATATAATCAAATTATTCAATGGTGATCTATATACTGTAAAATTCATTGAGGAAAATAATGAAACTGAAATGTCAGGATACTTCTTTTCTTCATTTGGAAGTGAAGTAATCGGCAACATCTTTGAAAACAACGAACTATTAAAAGCATGAAAAGAGAACTAAAATTTAGAGTTTGGGACGTAGAAACCAAAAGATTTTTTAAGACAGATTACAATGAACATTTAAGTGTTGCAATATCTGTTGATGGTAAGACTTTGTATCAAAACTATGTTGGAGGTGATAAAGAGATCGGTAAAGATGTAATTATCCAACAATTCACTGGTCTCAAAGACCGTCATGAAAAAGAGATTTATGAAGGCGATATTGTTAAGGTCTACAGCGAGGAATTTGAAAATGAGAACTTTACTGGAGAAGTAATTTTTGATGAAGGAAGTTTCTTAACTTGGATTAACAAAAATGATATTAGGGGTGTATGGAATCTATGGAGTGGCGACGATATTGAAGTCATTGGAAACATTATGGAAAACCCTGAACTACTAAAAGCATGAAAAAATATAAAATTTGGCGTCCTGTTATGAAGCAGTTTGCAACAGACGAACGTTACATTCGAGCAAGTGATGGAGAGCTCTTCTCATATGAGGCAGACTATGGCGGTACATTTAGCTCACATGAAAAGCTTGAGAAAGTTAACTGTGTGCTAGTGCAATGGACTGGTTGCTATGATAAGAATCGCGCACCAATCTACGAAGGCGATATTCTCGCCAATGATCTTATACTACCACACGACAATGATAACATCGGTGTTGTCTATTTCGCAGCAGGTACATTTATGATTGATGGTGATGGTCCGTTTTTTGATCATGTCTATGGTCATTCACCTGATATTTTAGACAATCATACAGTAATTGGAAATAAGTTTGAAAATCCCGAACTATTAAAGCAATGAGCAAAAAATACGGACGACTTAATAGAAACACCGCCTACTACTTAAAAGGCACTGAATTTGAAATCACAAACGAAGACGATGGCATGTATTCACTCAATCCCTTTTATGCAGGAAAGATTGATGGAAGACACATATCATTCGATCAAGATGCGGTTGACGTTATCTATAACCACGAAGAATATACTGGTAAAGTTATTCCCGCTGAATGTAGAAAAGAAGAAGAAGAGCCTTGGTGGGCTTATACGAATTATCCATAATGAACAAATACACATACAGCATCCGCTCCTATTATCCAGAATATAAACAGCCGTGGATGGCATTTAAAAAGAATTTAAATAGACAATACGCTCTAGGTTACTTTGATGCTCTTCGTGAACAACCATCTCCACGACCTCACACACAACTCGTTCGTAGTGATGGCGTGGTAGTAGAAGAATTTCAAGAGCATGAAGAAGTTCACATTGGCATGGTTGCTGGTTTTGCTACAGCAGAGCAATTGCGACGAGCAGCACAAAAAGCTTTAGACCGAGCAGACCGTATTGACAAATTAAAAACTAATGTATAATTAAATTATGAGCGAAACATTTAAAAACGTAGGAGAGATGTTGGATTATTTTACAAAAGAAGAAATGATTCAAGAAAGGTTTTCAGAACGTCTGATGTCAGCATATCCACAACTCTTTCCAAAGGATGACGATGGCAAACCCAAGCAACCTGATTGTGGAGCATGGTGTCCAGTTGGATGGCAACCTATGGTGGAAGAGCTATGCTCTAAGCTCGCTAAGATTGTTGATGAAAATAATCTAACTTTCGAGATTGGTCAAATCAAAGAAAAATTCGGAGGATTGCGATTCTACTATTCATATAAAGGTGATCGTGTTGAAGAAATTAAAAGTCTGATTAGTGATGCTGAAGATCGTAGCTTTAAGATTTGCGAAGTCACTGGTGAATCAGGAGAACTTTGCACTAAGGGCAAAGGTTACGGTTGGTTGAAAACACTATCGGATGGTGAAGCGGGGCGACAAGGCTACAAAATACTAAAGGAAGAAGAATGATTATGAATAAAGCGAAACTATTAGGATGCATTCTCGTATCATTGCCATTTACCATCCCCCTCTGTCTTATGGCAAAGGCATATGGTTTAAAAGATGTGCTTATTGCTGTTGGTTATGTATTAGGATTTCTGTTAATGTGGTTTTCACTTATGTTAGGAATAGTATTATTAATTGATGGACAAGATTGATTTATATAACTACAATCAACTAATTAATTAAAAAAAAATATGAGTGGAGGACATTTTGATTACCAACAGTATCGCATTGAAGACATTGCGCGAAGTATTGAAGAGCTTATTGAAAGGAATGAAGATGAGTCATTAGATGAATGGGGCTGTCGTCTTGGTCATGGCTGTAGAGCAGAAACTATTGAAAAGTTCAAGTTAGCTGTTCACACTTTGAGAAAAGCTGCTATAATGGCTCAACGAGTCGATTGGCTCGTCTCTGGTGATGATGGTGAAGAAAGCTTTCATCGTCGTTGGGATGAAGAATTAAATGTAATTGAAAAATAAAACAGATTCCGATATATTGGTTTTAAAAACTAGAATACAATTAACAAGACAAGCAATTACATTACGCTTTGAGAGAAGCGGGAATCAAATTTTAAATATTATGTCCTTCGAACAAGACAAAACAATTTACACAGCAAGACACACTCGTCTTATTGAAGCTCTGCACAATTTGTCACACTGGTGTGCCAAGAGAGCAGAAGGAGAGTATGATGACTATACGACAATGACAATGCTTTTGAAAAAGGTAAATGAATTACCACATCAAATAAACAAAGCAGGATGGATGGCATTAGACGAATTTAACAAACAAAATAATGAAACTCATTAAAGCAGGAAACAAACACACGGGAATCTGGCGTGGAACATGCCGAAATTGCGACTCAGAGTTTGAAGATACAGATGAAAATGTGAGACTTGGAAAAGTTGAAAGCTGTATTCGTGAACGCGATGAATTTGCGCATCGAGATTGCTCAGAGTGTGGACGTAAAGCGGGATGGGCAGTTATTCTTTATCCCGTTGAATTTTAATAAAAACAAGTGTGTGGTGTAGTGGTAGCACAACCCAAGCAAAGGGCTTCTTTTCCGATAGGATATGTGGCATTTCATAGAGGCGCAGGTTCGATTCCTGACACACTTACAATTTTTTTTCTTGACAAAAACCAATAACGTGGTTTAATGATCACGCACAACAATTAAAAACGCTGACAGACCGTTTAGTCTGTCACCACATTCCAGCCTCCGCAATGAGGGCATTCAATAGAGCATACGGTTTCAGGCATGAAGCACGACATCTGAATGAGCGACCTGATCGGGGGTTGGAGTGTGGTAACACAAAACAAACGAAGCAGCGGCGTGGAATTTCTTAGACACGCAGTTCATACGCTTTTCAAAGAATTGAATCAGTTTACTGAGCTACAGGGGAGGTTTGCAACTCACCGCTCAGTGCATCTAGTAGGAGGCACTCCCGAATGTCAATTAAAGAAAAGTAGCAATGAGCCTGATCAGCTTAGAGTGGAGTAAGACCCACCTGCTTCACCATTTTTAAACAATTAAAATAACAATATGAAAGTTAAATTAACAGACTACTCTCTCAAACGACTAATAAAAAACATTATGATCAAATTCATTACAGAAGAAAACACACCAGCTCAGCTTGAATTCCGCGATATAAAAGAAAACCAGTTCTTCGTAAATTTTTATGGTAACTTATGCCAGAAAGTTTCAAGTAACCAATATAATGTTATCGCTGATAAAAACGGTGTTCCATTTGGATGTGCATCTATACACATAGATGAAGATCGTATAGACATGTTCGTTCAACACATCTTGCCAAAGATTACTCGCATTGAATTCTAAACGAACCTTAATATAATAACAATATGGAAGCAACAGAAATAACAGTAAAAGCAATGGAATGGCTCACTAATGCCGCAAATCAAATCGGAGACTTCGCAAAAGAAGAAATTCCTCCTTTCATTAACGAATTCTTGACATGGCGATTTATAGATATGGCAATCGACGCTGCATGGAGTGTGGTTTATATCGTACCAGCATTGATCTTTTTCATCTTCTATTGGAAAAAAACATGGACATGGGCTAACAAGAATATGGAGGAGACTGATGGAGCGTCAATGTTCATGGCAATTATCCCCACAGTTGCAGCGTTTATAACTATAATCGTCGCATTTCCTCTTGACGAAATCAAAACTATGGTTAAGATTAAAGCCGCTCCTAAAGTCTATCTGATTGAAGAAGCAGCAAACATCATTCAAACAATCCGTAAAGAAAGTAAGTAATTATGAACTGGAAACAATACAAAAGAAAAGGACTATCTGAAATGCGTCCTTATGTAGAGGGAGAAGAACTATCTCGCGTTTCAATCTCAGCAGCAGATCGTGACAATGGATCACCAAAGATCGGTGATATGATTGCTCGTAATCCAATCAATCATGACGACCAATGGTTAGTCGCGAAAAAGTATTTCGAGGATAATCTTGAACTAGCATAACGAACTCTGATATGATTTAATTATGAAATGGCAAGACTACAAAGAACATCTGCGTGAAGAGTGGGAATTCCACAAACGTAATCCTGAACTGTTTTTTGTTTGGGCTGCATACGCAACAGCGATAATCATCGCTCTCTTCTCCGACAATTAATCAACAAAATGAAACATAAATTTTATTATTACGAATACTCTGATGATGGAGGCGTAACGTGGACAATAGGTGACTATCGCCGCTATCTTATGCCGATTATAGAATTGGCAAGTAAACAGCCCTATCGTTTTAGAATTTATAATCAAGATGACCTAGAGATAGATCCTCAAGAAATCCAAGAAGCATTGGAGCAAATTAAATTAATGGATTCAATTTTTGAAAAAGAATATCAACTATGAAACTTTTAGGAAAAACAAATGGTGAGAAATTCATCGCATCGCTTCATCATTATCATTATGTGACTCATGGTGACATGATGGTTGATGGCGGTCAACCCTCCACTAATTTTTATGGTGGCTACAATCGCTTTTCTTTGGATGGTGAGACAGTTTGGTTCGAATTTAATGCTGATTTCGCAGAAATTTATAACAAATATAATAAAAAGGAAATCAATGGTGTTTGGGATGTGAAACAAGGTAGAATCCTACCACCTGAAGAACATCCAAATTGTGATAGCATCGAAGTGCAAGTCGAGAATTTTATTTGGGGGACTCGTGGTAAAGATGGTAAATCACCTCTGAAATACGTTCTCCTAAAGAATTGCGATACCGATCATCTACAGAATATTTTGAAAGATGTTAAACATATTCAAGCAGAGACGAAGAAAGTAATTGAATACATTTTGAAAAATCGTGAAGTTGTGATGTGATTATTTGGATGGTATGAGTGAAGAACTTGGTAAAGAAATGTGGAGGAAACATCGCGCATTACTGGATAAACATTCTGAAGAACGCTCTTCTTTATTAGCAGAAGCTTCTAAAAAATGGTTGAAAGAAGAGGCTGAATTGTATCAAGAATGCTTTGAAAAGACAGGACACAAATTCGCTATTACACCAGAAAGAAGACGCAAATTAAATGGAATTTTGGCAGAGCGTTGTCAATATTGTGGGAGAGGCAAATAAAAAACTAGATTACAATAATAGCATGAAAAGATTAACAAAAATAGACGTAAACCCTAACAGTCTTGTGCTTCAAGCGCAAACAATCGAAGAATATAGAATTGATCAAGAGCGTGAAGGATGGGGACAGTTCTTTGAAGGTAAATCCCCACCAATTGCTTATGAAATGGTCGGTGAATTGATTGGTGAAATTGAAGTTGATCGACAAATTTTAATGAATCGATTTTTCCGATCTGACATCACGGGAGCATTGATTGAAATGCGTGGCGTTTTCCATAGCTCGATTGTTCGGAATGTGGAAGAGCGGAATGGCGTGACTTACGTTACAACTGATAATAGTTTATACAAAGTAGAAGATTATTCATAAACCATGCAAAAACTAATTTTACGATACGATTGGTGCGTTCCTTACGAAGCGTCAGGAACTGAAGTCATCCCATTTGAATATGAATCACCTGAACGGGCTTATGTTGACTTTTGTGATTTACAAGAAAAGTCTGAATACTTTTTCTGGTTTTTGGGTCACGAATTTAACAAATCTGATAAAGATGTCGAATTCTTTACTTTAGAAGAATGGTTTGAGCGTTATAAATTTAAACAATAATGAAAAAAAATCAATTAATCGAACAATTGCAAAAAATCAAAGGCAATCCCGAAATCAAAATGTGGAATGGGTATGTTGATGATTGGATGGATATTAAGCTTTGCGAACAAGAGTTTGTCAAAGAATCGGAGGACTTTATTCGTTGGGGTGTCGAAATGGAGTGGAAAGAAAAGAACCGATCGTGGGAAATCCCTGAAGAGGCACAGATTCAAATCGAAGAGGTTATAAAAGAAATGTTAAAAAATAGACAGTGGGAATTGCCGAATCAATATTTGCAAACAGAAGAAGATGAGAAGCGTTGGTATGGTAAAAATAAAAAGAAGTTTGTTTTAATCAGCGGAAAAATTCGCGGCAAATCAATTGAAGATCGACTTGGAAAAGTTAGTTATTAAATTTAAATTATGAAAATTGAAATCTCAAGCGAAGAAACAGCAAAAATCCTTAAATTCTATTCAAAATATCAACGAAAACTTGAACATGGAGACGTTGATCCTATTGATGATTCAATAGAAGTTAAAGATTTTGTTCAGGAGTTTTTGAAAAATCGTGGCATTAGAAAACCAAAAGTTTATAATCATGGAATCCACGCCTTTGGTAATGTAGGGATGCATATCGACACTCTTTCTCCAAAATCAGCAATGACGCTCTGTTTGATGATTTCGGGCTGGGGGAAGCTTTTTACATGGAATGGTAAAAGAATCAATGAATGTTATTTGAACAAAGGAGAGGGTGTTATTTTCGATTTCAATCTCCCCCACGCTTTTGAGGCGAAAAAACAATGCCAAGCATTTCTCATAGACATTCCTAAAAAATATAAGAAAAATTTTACAATTCGATAACATGAAACTACCAAACAAAGAAGAATTTAATTTCAAAGATTGCGTCATCGCTGGTGACGAATGTTGGCTTATTACGCCGAAAGATATGAGCGTCAAATGGAACGACGAAAATACTCGTTTCCGTTCTTGTATTGTGCGTAAGTCTGACAATTTCGTAATTAGCCAAGGATTCCGAAAATTTACAAATTTCGGAGAGCAACCAGCATTTGAACCATGGAAAGATTGTTGGAAATTTGAAGCGAGACACAAGTTGGATGGAAGCCTTTTGATCGTTTCTCGATACAAAGGTCAGTGGATTATCAGAACCCGTGGCACTGTAGATGCTCGCCAACTTCCTAATGGTCATGAGATTGACCTGTTAATTGAAAAATATAAAAAATTTTTTGAAGATAGTGATGCTATTGATAGCATATCAGCATTAGAGCAATCTTGGTTATTTGAATGGACTACTCCGTCCAATATTATTGTATTGAAAGAGTCCGATGAGTATGAATTAACTTTAATCGGTATTGTTTCCAATGAGGATGCAGCATACTATAGTCAGGCATATGTAGATATATGTGCGATTCAATACGATTTTAAACGTCCAGAGATGTATCATTATAATTCTGTTTCAGAGTGCATTGCTGATGTTACTGCTTGGAAAGGTAAAGAGGGCGTTGTCATTTACTCTCCCAATGGTCAAACTCTCAAGAAAATCAAAGCAAGTGAATACTGTGAACTTCATAAAATTGCTACTGGAATTAAAAATGTAAAAAATGTTCTGGATGTATTTATGGAATCTCCGAAATTTACTAAATGTGAAGATTTCTATAGCCATATTGAAAAGTTACTCGACTTTGAGATCGCGGAAAAATGCAAACCATTTATCCAAGAAATCACTGATGCCTATGCTAAGTTCGTAAAGGGTGTGGACAATATGAATGAGCGTATTCCTTTTATTCAGAATTACGAAACTCGCAAAGAACAAGCAATGGCGATTCAACAAGAGTTCCGTGATTGGAAGACTGCTATTGCATTTCTTCTACTTGACAATCGTAAGGTTGATGATAAAGTTGTGCGCAAGGCAATGGAGAAAATCTTAGAATTATAAAAAAACCAAAAAACAATAAAAAATAAATATGATCATCTGTCCATACTGCCAAAAGGTAGAAGCTAAATGGGTTTATATGCCTAATGGTGAATACGCATGTGATGACTGTGTGCCACGAAAGTGTTCCTGTAATATGGAACCAATGGATGGCGATTGGGAAAATGAAAATGAAAGTAATTGGGACTATATAAAAGATGAAAATGAAAAACATTTACCTTGCTGTGAATGGGAATGGATAGAAGAAATATGAAAAAAATACTAGCTACGAGTGCAACTTGCGGTCCATGTCACTTGCTGAAAGCAAGACTGGAGAAATTGGAATTAACTGTGGAAATTAAAAATTATAATGATCCACAAAACATTGAATGGTTTAAAAAACATGGTATTCGTAATGTGCCATGTTTGGTAGTGGAAGATGATACTACCTTTGAAATCATTCAAGGTATCGATGATATTATTGAAAAAATAAAACAAGGTGAATAAAATTATTAAACATAAATGGGAAGATAGAAACAAAATCTTTTTCTCAAGTGATTGGCATAATTACCATGATCCGAAGTGGGATGTTCCTATTTGGCAGATGCGTGGGTATTCGTCACCTCAAGAATCTTTGGATGATGTAGTGAGTAAGATCAATGCAAGAGTTAAAGAAGATGATTTTTTATATTTTCTTGGAGATGGATTTTTGAATGCTACAGATGAACAAGTTCTGGAATGGTTCTCACGAATCAATTGTAAGAATATTAATTACATCTATGGGAATCATGAATCAAACATTTTCCGTATCTATCGGCGAACAGTATTGGAAATATACGGTGATCCTGATATCGAAGTGTATCCCATGCGATTTAACAATGTAGTATTCTTGGGTAATTACCAAGAACTCCAAGTTGGTAAGAAAAGTGTTATCCTACAACATTTTCCAATCCACTCTTGGAATCACATGCGCCACTCAGCGTGGATGATCAGTGGACACCAACACAATACCGACAAGACTAGAAATCCAGAATACCATCTTGGTAAGATGTTGGATGTGTCGTGGGATTACAAGAGAGATATTTGGTCATTTGAAGAAGTGGAAGATGTGATGTCTACCAAAGATATTTTAACTGTTGATCACCATTAACAGTTGACAAATAAGAAAACAATAGTAATATAAAAAAATATGGAAAACAACAAAACAACAAAAACAGTAAAAAACAACCGAAAAAACAAACAGTGGCTACGTAGCCGTGATCAACGCAAACATCCAAAATTGTTCAATGTGCAGATGGTGCAGATGAAAGACGGATCGTTCCATATCCTTGGAGGAGGTGCTAATGTTGCCATTTCTAAGAATCAACACTCCACACAATGGGCGAGTGTAGATGTTCGAGACTTGGCAACCGAGATTAGGATGAACGGTGTAAAGTCATTTTAATCCAACCGAGAATGCCCCTGAAATATGGGGCATTTTTCATTTACTATGGGAAGGGTTAATGTGTGGTATATACAACATTAACTCGATTTATGAGTGATATACCACACATTAAAAAACTAGAATACACTCTGCTCATGAATATTTTTGCAACTTCAAAATGCCCTGATCAATCCGCTAGATGGTTGGTAAACAAACATTGTTCCAAGATGGGCTTAGAATCGGTACAGCTTCTATGCACAGCTTATCATGAACAAGGTATCGAAGCTCCCTATAAACCATCGCATCGCTTGCATCCGTCATCTATTTGGACAAGAGCAAGTTGGGATAACTTCCAATGGTTGATTGCCCATGCTCATGCCATCTTCGATGAATATACAGCACGTTATGGTAAGATACACAAGTCTCAAGCAGTATTGGAATGGTGTGAAGACCATGCTCATCTATTGGGGTTTGACTCTTGGGATTTGACACCATTCGCTATCGCTATTGCCGATGACTGCGAGTGTCGTAAGCTATCAAATTTTGAATCTTTGTCAGCAATTGACAAATACCGACAATATATTATCTTGGACAAGAAGCATATCCATGCTTGGAAAAGAAACAAACCCGATTGGATTTAATAATTATGGAAGAAGAAATTAGCGAAGAAATTGTATTTAAAACATATAATGATAACAATCTCATTTATTTTGAGGTAACACTTGCCAAAGAAGATAAGTGGTTTGCACTCATCTCTGGATTACCAGAATTGGGTGAAATTAAGGACATCAATACATTAAAGAGAATTATTAAGTGTTTGAAAGCTGCGGAAAAACGTTGGGAAGAATTAATTTAAAAAACTAGATTACAATCGGTGCATGATCAATGCCAGTGGGGTAATTAAAGTAGAAAGAGATAAACAACGTATCGTCGTTGAGACTTCTCCTGATATTATTGATTATTATCATTGGTTTATTGAGCGTCATTTTTGGATTCGCCTACAACGTCCTTTACATAATGCTCACATCACTATTACGAACCCTAAATTTCATAAAGATGTCAATTGGCAACGTGCTGTTTATTATGATGGAGAACGTGTGAATTTTCAGTATGATCCATGTGTAATACAAGGTGGTCACACCAAAGGATTCATCATGTTTTATTTAAAAGTTTATTCGGAAGTGCTTGACAATATGAAAAAAGACCTTAATATTGTGGAGAACAATGGCTACCGTGGACTTCATATTACCCTTGCGAACGGAAAACACGGTAATGTTCATCCGTGGTTGCCTAAAATGATTACAATTAAATAATATGAAACAAGACGAAGAAATCAAACCCGAAAGAAGACAAAGACTGCGTGGTAAAAATCGTCGTCCAAAGAATGGTGACTTCTCTGATTATGAAGTGCAGTGTATGGTGGCAAACTATTGCCGCGACATTACAGTTGGGGTGGCAGGTTGGGGTGTTCCCTTCACTGTGTGGGTAGAACTGAAAGGTCTTGCGAAATTCGAGAACGGTTCTCTCTACAAATTAGAGAAACCTACTTGTGAATGTGAGATGTGCGATGGACGCAGAGCAGCACACGAAGAACTTGAGGAATGTCTTGACGATCTGGAAGTAGATGATAGAGTGAAAGTAATCAATCCTGATTATACATTATCTTTTGGTGAAGAGGGGTTTATTAGTGAGATCGTTGAGGATGAAATTATGGTTAATTTCACTGGTGGATGGAGAGGTTGGTTTAATAAAGAAGATGTGAAAAAAATAAAATAATGATAACAGAAGACCAACAAAAACAAATTGAATCCATCGTCAAAAATCTGATTCCTTGTCGTGCGCAAGCATATATGTTTGGATCAGAACATAAGATTGTTCACACTAATAACCGCTATTGGGATTTGATGAGCTTTTATCAAGGACAATGGCACTATATCGCAACATTAAAATAATAAAAAAATGGAAGAAAAACCACTAACAAAAAAACAATTAGAACAGCTAGGTTTTACTGTAACAGAGAAACAGTTTAAAACAAAAACAAAAGTAGAAATCGCCTTCGAACCGTGGGGGCATAATCACATTGATACGTTTTATCATTACCCTTCTTTTGGAGAAATTATTGATCGCATCGTCTCAAATGTGAGACAAGATGAACGTGACAGAATAAAAGCAAAAATAACAAACAATCTATTCCAATAATAAAATATGTCAAAAAATATATTAATCTACTTATTCGGAGCTTGGACTGCAAGCTCAATCTGGATGGCTATAACAGGTATTGGCTATAACTCAAATCAAGCACAGGCGATTCCATTTGCAATTTTCAGCTTAGTTGCTTGGGTTGGCACAATTATTGGTTTAATTTTGGAGACAAAGAAAACTCTTGATAAAGAAGACAAATGAAAAATATGAAAAGAACAAAACAATTTGAATTAAACAACAGCAGCATTGCTTATGGCGAGTCAATTGAATCGCTGATTAAAACTCTTGAGAGCCTTAACGAACGAGCAAAGGAGCAAGGAGCAATTAGCACATCTGTCTATTTTTATCATGGAAGCGATGGGTATATTGATATTACCGCAACTCGATATATGACACCTGAAGAGGCTGCAAAAGCTGAAGCCGACGAAGCAGTCAAAAACCAAAAACAACTTGATTGGGAGCGCAAACAATACGAAGCTCTTAGAGCAAAATTCGAACCATAATAAAAATATGAATTATAATCACGAAACACACGACGAACGTAATCTCTGTGAATACTATCCAGAGGGGTTCGACTGGGAAGACGAAATGACACTAGAATACTTAATCGACGCACTTCAGCAAACGCTAAAGAATGCCTATGCTGATGGAATGGAGGTAGAAGACACCAGTTTCAAATGGTTTAGACATGAGGGCTATATGGACATTGATGGTATCTTCCCATATACGGAAGAGCAAATTGAGGAAAATAGAATCCGAGAACAACAACGTCAGGAATGGAGAAAAGAACATCTTAGACAAGAATTGGAGAAATTAGAAAAAGGAGAATAATATGTGGTGCTTTATATCGTTAATCTTTTACTGTCTTTGTTTGCTTGCGGTGATTGCCATGTGCAAAGCTGCAAGTGACGAATATAAACCCAAAAAATAAAAAAATATGAAACCGTGGATGCCACAAAATCAAATTGATTTAATACAATCGTATTTAAAACCAACTGACACAATGTTGGAATATGGAGCAGGAGGATCTACTTTATATTTTTCTCAATATGTGGAAAAATATGTTAGTATTGAACATGATATAAATTGGATTGATAAAATACGTGAGAATAAAATGCCTGATAATGTTGAATTACATTATTGCGCTCCAAATAATAAAATTCAATTACCAACTTGGGAAGGAAATCCTGAAGATTTTCAAAATTATATTTCTTTTATTGATACTTTAACTTACAAAAATTATGATAAGGTTTTTATTGATGGTAGAGTTCGGGTTAAATGTAGCGTGAAAGTATTGGATTATTTAAATACTGATTCACTCGTATTCGTTCATGACTTCTTTGAAAGAGATAGGTATCATAAAATACTCGAATATTATAAAATTATTGATCAAGATAGAAACACTAGACCAAGTTTAGTGATACTTAAAAAACATGAATAAAAATATGGAAGAAGAACCAGAATACGAATACTATGTTGTGGAGGTGGAGAAAAAATCTTACTCTGAAATCTATATCAAAGTCCCAAAAGGAGAACAGATTACATGGAGAGATAAGAAATTGATTTCCGAAGCAGCAGTGGAAACGCTTGAAGACTGTGATTGGGACGACTGTGGGGATTTGGAAACCAATTCTATTCGGAAAACATCTGAAAAAACCGCTAAGTTCTACGAAGTCTATGATGCAACAGAATACTTTCCAGTAAGACCAAAACCTGAAGACCCAAATCAAATGACACTTGACTTTTTAAAAAACTAGAATACAATAACCACCACAACGAAAATAATATTATGGGATTAGATATGGGTTTATATTCCGCAAAGCGGAAAAATGATGAAATTGCTTATTGGAGAAAATTCAACGCACTACATCAGTGGTTTGTTGAAAATTTGGAAGGAGTTGATAATTGCGAATACTCCCCAGTATCCAAAGAAAAATTGGAAGAATTGGTGAAAACGTTGGAAGAATTACAAACAACCAAAAACACAGAACTTCTACCAACTCAAAGTGGCTTTTTCTTCGGTTCAACGGAGTATGATGAATGGTATTGGGAAAACGTTGATAGAACTATCTCCACTCTAAAAGGGATTCTTGGAGACTTTGATTTTGAAAACGATCAATTACTTTACAGCGCAAATTGGTAAAAATAAAAAACTAGAATACACTATGCAGACAATGTTAATTAATTATATCAGAAATGAAAATCGGAAACCACACGGAGTCGTTGTGGCATTCAAACAAGACGGAAATATTCATTATGGATACTCTCTCCATAATCCTATTGACAAATGGGATCGTGAGCTTGGTATCAAAATTGCTGTGGCTCGTGCCAATGCGAATGAATTTCAATTGCCTAAAGTTGATAATCGCCTTAAATCGGTGAGTGAAGCAATTGAACATATGAAAACCCGCGCTAACAAATACTTCAAACAATAATATATGAGTAATAATAGCAATAATAGTAATGGTGGAATTGGATTTACTGGTCTTTTGACCGTGGCATTTGTAGTTCTGAAATTGTGTGGAGTAATTGCGTGGTCATGGTGGTGGGTTCTTTCCCCTATCTGGATTACCATTTTGTTAATAATCGCTATTGTGGTATTGGCAGTCATCGTAAAATTATTTTGTGAATGATGATTCCTGAAAAAACATTACCTATTCATGAACTCAAGTATTATCACAATGATAATCTTGGGTTTGTGTTCATCGGTGCTTCAAAATCCTCTGATGATGCCATTCAAAGATTAGCACAATTTTTGGTGGATGTTGGAGTATCGAAAGAATTACCAGAATTTTATCAACGTGTTAAATCAAATGCAGTGGCATTTGTATATGGAGGTAATTCTGGATTTCAAAGTGGTGAGTTCTATCGCTCTGCCAATCGAATTAATCTGATGGGTATGTTTAAAATTGAAACATTGGGAGTATACTTAGATGGACTACAAGCTTAATATGTTACCAATGGAATTAGGAGGGACTGCTATTCTTGATTACGATCCTGAATATCATCATCTCATGGAAGAAACCTTAGTGCTTTGTGGTCGAGAGGATATTATTTTATGCTCTCGATCATATACAGATGAAGAGAAATATTCCATGCACCTAATTAGCGAAAATTATGACTTGACAGATTGGTGGGATGCCACTAAGATAATCAGTGAAAAGTATGCAAACAAATGATATTACAATACCTCTGGAACTTTTTGATGGTAGATTCTCTCTTGAAGAAATCGCCACAATAAGTATGATCTTTGCCTCTCCAAATCTCTCTTTAAAAACTAGAGAACAATGGGGAGGTAATCTGAAGTGTAATGAAATCACTGACAAATTAGTGAAAGATGGTATCATTAAATTTCATGATGATAAAATAGAAATCGACATAACGAGAAAACAAGAACCTATGAACATCCATAAACAAATTGAAAACATTCTTGGTAAATATCAAATCAACCAAGAAGACCGAAATGACATCACTGACTTGCTGGAAACCATTGGACATGAATCCTTTGGTTCTGGTTACGAGAAAGGTTACGATGATGGTAGAATTGACTTCAATGAACCATCGTTCACATCTTATGGTAAAGAAGAGGATTACGTTTAAAAACTAGAATATACTCCTGTTATGAAAGCAAGCTATCGAAAAATTAAAAACGGATTCTACCCTGTCATCATTTTTAATGACAAGTCAAGAATGACACATAAAGTATTGTGCTGCAATAAAGAATTGGCTACCAATTTGGCACAGAACGTTATTATAGGAATTGAAAAATATCAAAAAAATGAAAAAGGAGAAGAAAAAAAAGAATACGTTTAAGATGTGGCTTGACGGTCCTGATATCGTATTACCTGATGGCTATCATTGGAATATGGAGTCAGGAGAAGTAATTGCCAACGATGGATCATGGCGCGGTGGTCTGGTCGATTTTTATAATAAACAAAAAGATGAATTAAACTAACACTATGAACAACAATCAGTTAATTAACGGCGTTGCTTTGTTTGATAAGCAAGTTATCAAAAAGAAATGTCTCAAGGTTAAAGCTACTCTCAAAAAGGTGAGAGCGGCAAAATTAGAAAAGTTTTATGCTAAGCAAAAAGAGAAAGCTGATACGATTCGAGAGAAGTATCAAAAATCATTTTGGTATAGGTTCAAACTGAAACGTGGAAAGATTAAGGATGTGAATCAACTGTCTAACAAGGATGTGATCATGACGTATAAAAAAGACATAAGACATAGTAACTTCGGTGAATGTTTACGTTTGATTGATTTCGCATTTGGTGACGAAGACATCGCTGCATACAAAAGAGATACTGCGAAATTATGCGATGAGCTAGTATCAGTCTGTGACGCATTGAAAGGCGATGAAATTTGGATTTCGTCTCAAGCGTGGAGCAAACTTAACGAAAAAATTTAAATGAAAATTAAAGGAGCAGCAAGATTTAATACATCACTTGTGGAGGAAATCTGCAATATACAGATTGACCGTATCGTAGAAATTCGCAAAGAGAAGCTAAAAGCGGCATATGTTGAACAAGAGAAAGTGGCTGATGAATATCGTGCTTACGGTCAGAAATCATGGTGGCATAAACTCTTTGTTGGTCGTCAGTTGACAGGGTTGGATGATAAATTGGTTATCCTAAAACACATAGATAATATTGACTCTATTTGTAATTATAAGAAAGTTTGTTATCTGATCGATGTGTGTGAGTTGGATAAAGATGCTAAATCATACGATTACGAACTTTACAATTTGTGTAGAGAATTACTTGATACTTGTAGTTCGGGAGTGAAGAACATCTGGCTAACTACAGAAACATGGTCTAAGATCAATAGAGGTCGATTTAAAAACTAGAATACACTCACGACATGCAACTTAACACTTTAGAAACAAAATTCGCCAAATGCTCATCCATTGAAATTCCCGATGCGTTCTACAATCGCATGTCAACTGGTAACAATGAGATTGACACTATGTTTGGCACTGAACAATTCAAAGGATTCATGGCAGGTAGTGCCATCACCATCACTGGCACTCCAGGTGCTGGTAAATCCACTCTTCTCTGTCAGGTGTCACAGATGCTCACCACACAAGGTAAACGTGCTGCAATCGCTTCTGGTGAAGAATCTCATATTCAAATCGCCTATGCTTGCAAGCGTCTCGGAGTGACTGATGTGGATGTGGCTCACATCAAGGATGTGGAAGAAATCGCTGCTGCCATGCACTCATATGATTTCATGGTCGTGGATAGCTTTCAAGCTCTTCGTTCTAATAAGAATATGAAGAAGAGAGAGTTCAATCAATATGCACAAGACTTGCTCCTTTCCACTGCTAAAGAGACTGGTTGCGTGTTGGTATTCGTTCTTCACATCACTGTCAGTGGTCTTCCCAAAGGTGGCACTGATGTTATCCATGCTGTCGATGTGAACATGCGTGTAACGGTGGATAAAGATGACAATTCCATGCGTCTGATCGATGTTTATAAGAATCGCTTCGGTGAGACTAAGACTCACATGGCTATTATGAATGCCAATGGTTTTGATTTCAAAGGTCTTTACACTGCTCCTACTGAGGAAGTCAAAGAGAAGAAAGATAAAGAACCTGCTAACGATAAGCGTAAAGAAGAAATTCTTGCAATGGATGAACCTCCTCACTTGACATTAGATCGTATCTGTGATAAGCTGAACGTGTCAGGTCAAACCGCTGGTAACATTCTACGTGAGATGGTTGGAGAGGGTAAGCTTCAGAAGTTCGGTCGTGGTGTGAATGCTGTGTGGAAGATCGCTCAAGAGTGTCAGAAATTACATAAAGAATTGACGAAATGAAAAATGAAATTAGATTAGGAATGGCGGCATTATCAGATGATGTATTTGCTGGATATCTTTGTAAAGATGGTAGAACTTGGAAACAAGGTAAACATACCGTGACCAGTGACTTCCTACAAACAATGATTCAGTATGTCGGAGTTAATAAATCCTTAGAAATCAATGTTGGTGGTAAACCAAAATATAAAATTACTGTAAAAGAAATCGAAGAAGAATTATGATTAGTATCTCAAAAAATTGTGATCCCAATTACCTTGCCACGGTGATTGAATGCCCTGAATTGAAACAGCATCCAAACGCCGACCGTCTGGAGATTGCTACTGTGTTTGGTGGTGATGTGATCGTTGCCAAAGGACAATATCAAAAAGGCGAACCACTATGCTATTTTCCAGTGGAATCTTGTATCTCACAGAAGTTCTTAGCATGGGCAAATCTGTTAGATAAAGCAGAATCGAATGCTGATGGTAAGACCAAGGGTTTTTTCAGCATTAAGGGTGATGGATATTCTAGGGTGAAAGCAGTAAAGCTCCGTGAGATTCCAAGTCAAGGATTCCTTTTCAAAGTATCTAAGCTTGCTGAATACTATGGTGTTAAAGAATCTGTGTTCAAATTGAGAGAGTCATTTGATACTGTCAATGATGATCTACTGGCGAAGAAATATGTATCAGGAGAACGCAAGAGTGGCAATCAAAACGAATCTAAGAAGCGCATTCCAAAATGGATTGAAAATACTGTTCGTGTCTTCCCTCTTCCCATTCGTAAGCGTCTATACACTGGTATCAATTACCTCTATGATAAGAACAAGCAAGGTATCGGTAGCTTGATTGTGGATGGGCAATGGCACTTTCATGGTTCTACTGAGCAATTAGGTAAGAACATCTTCAAAGTCGATCCTGATAATGATGTTGTGGTATCTTGTAAAATGCATGGAACGTCTGCGGTGTATGGTAATGTTCTTTGTAAAAAACCATTCAATATCTTCCGATACATTGGTAATAAAATTGGATTGAATATTGAAGACACAGAACATAAATTGGTTTATTCGTCGAGAACTATCTTAAAGAATCGTCGTGATGGTAAATTCACTGATGATGTTTGGGGTGTGATTGCATCTCGTTTGAATGGTAAGATTCCTAAGAATTATACAATCTATGGTGAGATCGTGGGATACACATCTTCTAACAAGATGGTGCAAAAGAATTACGATTACGGTGTCAAACAAGGCGAATGCGACTTCTTTGTCTATCGTATGACAGAGAACACTCCTAATGGTATTCGTGAATGCTCTTGGGGTGAAATTGAAGGATTTTGTATGGAAGAAGGAATCAAACAAGTTCCTGATTACTACAGAGGTAAAGCGAAAGATATGTTTAATATTTTTTACAAATCCGAATACGATCCTTCGATATGGAGAGAGAAATTCCTAACAGATTTGAAAGACAAGTATCTTGATAAAACTTGTGAGTTCTGCACTACTGGTGTCGTCAATGAAGGTATTGTTATTCGTAATGAAAATGATCCCAAGAAGACTGCTTTGAAATACAAGAGTCCAATGTTTTTATTAGGAGAATCTGCTGATAGAGACAAGGGAGAGACTAATATGGAGGAAGAGAACTAATATGAAATTACTAATCACTCGTCATGGACAATCAGAGGGGAACATTAACAAGTCAGTCTATTTTAAAATGCCTGATTGGTCTGTTCCTCTAACAGAAAAGGGTAAAGAGCAAGCAAATAAAGTTGGGGAAGAGATTCGTGCAGAGCTTCTCTCATCAAATGAATTTTTATTGATTCATAGTCCTTATGTGCGAGCAAAAGAGACAATGAAAATTATCAATACACACTTTCCTCTCTATATTCCATTTTATAAAGAAGAGCATGTCTTGATTCGCGAGCGTGAGTGGGGTAATCTCCGAAATGAATATGAAGCCTGTAAAAATAGAGAAGAACGCAATCACCTGTTTGACTTCTATCGTCGTCCTGATGGTGGGGAATCATTCGCTGATTGCCATCAGAGAGCATTCATCTTTCTGAATTGGTTGAAGACTCAAGCGGCTGACACTGCTGACACTGCTGTTATCGTGTCTCATGGTGAATTTATCAAGACAATGCTGATGATCATTGACAACGTGAGTGTGGAAGACTTCGATAGAATTCCCAATGTTAAGAATTGTGAATTGATCATCCGCGAAATTTAAAAACTAGAATATACTGAACACATGACAAACGAATTGGAAACGAAATTGATTGGATGGCTCGAAACATCCGCACAGGCTATTGGAGACTTTGCTTCGAAAGAAGTGCCTCCTTTCATTCACGAATACCTTCACTGGAAATTCTTGGAGTGTTTTTATGCGCCTTGTATGGCACTATTAGGATTTGTCGTATTTGGACTTATTATGCGTAAATGTTGGAAAAAATATAAAAATGACAATGATCCTGCTCTATCAGAATTATATTTCGGTGGCGCAATTTGTTCTGGTATGTTTTTATTTACTACATTCTTTATCTTTATATGTAGTTCACTAAAAAACATACCCACAGCAATACAAATCAAAGTAGCACCAAAAGTATATTTTATGGAGAAAGCAACAGAACTTATTAAAAGTAAATAATATGGTAACAAAATTAGAAAAACAATACGATGCGGGAGAAAATCTATCTTCCATTCAAAAGATTGATGAAAAGCTTTCTATTCTTCGTGAATCTTGGCAAGATGCTAGTGAGGATAAAAAAAATAAATGGATGAAAATGATTAACGAACAACTCGATCAACGCTTGACATTGATGAGTATTCGTGATAACATGGGGTGATGGCAGAGTGGTAATGCACCCGACTTGAAATCGGAGGTCAACCCTGACAGGTTGCGAGGATTCAATTTCTTCTCACCCCGCCAATTGCGTGATGCCAGAGCGGTCTAATGGGGGAGATTGCAAATCTCTTGTTCGTCGGTTCAAATCCGACTCACGCATCTTAAAAACTAGAATACAATCAACACAACAAAATAATATATATGGCTAATCACAATACTAAATCGGCTCGCAAAGCGGGATTCGCAAGCAAGAAAGATCAAAACAACAATGGCACTCGTATTTTTGAGGGCAAAGCTTGTGACACTCGATGGGATGCCCCTGAGAGCAAACACAGAAGCCGCAAAGGTAATCAACGTAACCATTCCAATTAACGATTTTTCGCTTCGGCAGTATCAATACATGACCAGAACCTCCCTCTACTATTCACTTAGCATGGAGACTGGTGGGATCGAGAAATAGAGCCTTCGGGTGCGCGGAAAAAGTCAGTAATGACAGGTAGTAATTCTATCCTCCCTAAAACTCGGATACTGAAAAGGTAGGCGCAGACCGTTCCGAAGCGAATTAATTTTAATCAATAAATTATGAATATCACAGCATTCATTTGGGTAGAGTAATATACAATTTCATCATGAACGAACAACAAAAAGAAAACCTTAAATTGGGAATCAAAGCTTTACGCGAAAATCCCTTAAAAGCAAAAGATAAAATGCGTGACTCATCTGGAGGACGATGCTGTCTCTGTGTCTTATCAGAAGTGGCAGAAGATATTCAGGGTGTTCCTCGCGGAACTTTCACGTATCGCGAACCTGATGGGGGAGATGATATAACACCAACAAGCGATCTTGCCGAAATCTTCGGATTGCGTAATGAATCTTGTTCAGAACAATTCAACTTTATGATTAATCATCAGATGGCATCTACATGGAATGATGGTTTCGGTTATGCGCGTGAAGCATCTCATGCAGAAATTGCCGATATGATCGAAAAAGAATTTTTAAGCTAAAACAACATCATGGAAACAGTTGAAACATACACACCAGTTCTACGCGAATTTGATTGCTTCTCTGCTGAAATGGTGCTTGATAGCTCTGGTGAATGGGTGCGCTATGAAGACTACAAAGAACTCTCAGAATATGCTGACAAGCTCGCAGAAGGATTGCCATGCTTGCCAAAGGACATTGAAGTTCTCCGTGATGCTAACGCCGCACTTGCTCAACGAGTCTTTGAACTTGAACAACAATTAAAAGAACGCAAATAAAAAACTAGAATACAATTACAGTATGAAGAAGCAATACAAACTACCTCGCAATTACAACGACCTCGAAGCCTTTACTCTCCGCACACTGAGCGTTCTTGAAGATGTTGTCTCAGATCAAGAGGATGAAGGATATGTTCATCATGATACGGTTAAGAGCGCACGCGAGGTCATCGCTGAAGTCGATCCCGTAAATCCTGTTGATCAATACTTCGAAATGTACTATAAAGTCCAATTTGGTGAGATCACTCAAGAGGCATGGGCTGATTACTGCCTGAAATTGCTCGGTGATATAATGGAGCAGCCTGAGCTTAAAGCAGTCTTTATGCGCTTGAAGAACCGTGATTAACGAACTCTGATATAATTAAAAAATAGGTTGAAAATTTACAGTGAAAAATAATTATGGGAGATTGGGTGCATATTACAGGTGGTAGATTCTCTGTTTACAAAAAAGACAGAGTATCTCCCGAAAAGGTTTTCGAAGAAATAGCTGGAGATAATTCAATTAAAATTGAAAAGTCTGATGGTGGTGATTGTTGGCAATACCGAATTGACGAGATTGCATTACGAACAGATGGTAACACTTTTATGGAATATTATCCAAAATTATTGAAGAACCTTAAACCAGTAAAAAATTCTCTCTCTTTAGAGATTGAATTCATTTTACACGAATAAAAAACTAGAATACAATCAACACATGACAATCGCTCAACAATTAAAGATTAAAAAATTTCCATTCAGCATCAAAGATTCCAATGGTAATGAGATTTACTGTGAGAACTTAGATGGATTTTGGATTAAACGTGAATATGATTCCAATAGTAATCGCACTCGCTTTGAAACATCCACTGGTTACTGGTCAATTTGCGAGTATGACGAAGAAGATAAAGAGATTTACTGGGAGAACTCCTTTGGAGAAATCCATGATAATCGTCCAAAGACAGAAATCCAAAAAGCCATTGATCTTCTCACAAAAGAAGGATTGTTGGTGGATGGTAAGATTTTAAAAAACTAAGATACAATCATAACATAATATGAAAACAATAGCACAACAACTTAACGTAAAGGAATTCCCATTCAGCATCAAAGATTCTAATGGTCGATGTATTTACCGTGAGGAATCCAATGGGAGTTGGGTCAGATACGAATACGATTCTAATGGTAAAGAGATTCTCCTCGAAAACTCTGCTGGAGATTGGATTAAACACGAATACGATTCTGATGGTAAAGAGATTTACTACGAGTCTTCTTTCGGAACAGTCATTGATCATCGTCCCGAGACAGAAATCCAAAAAGCCATTGATCTTCTCACGAAAGAAGGATTGATCGTAGATGGTAAGATTTTAAAAAACTAGAATACACTTGGGACATGACACATACATTTGAAGTAGAAGTAGATGATGAGATTTACGAATCCGAAGTTGATATCGTTCGCATTTATAGCGATTGGGAACACGGTTACGATGGTGAGATTTGCCCTACTGGTGATGTGATCGATTGGGAAATTGATATTCTCGATCTAACTCTCTCTCCCAAAGTTACACAAAAAATAAAAGAAGTTGCCACGAAATGGGCAGCAGAATACATGAAATATTAAAATGCACGAAATATACAATCCCATTAACCTTTTAAACAAAGAAGTTGAAATCTCTTATCATGTTAGTGATTTGGGAGAAGATGCTAAAGTAATTGAAATTGAACCTGTAGATGGGCAAAGACGATTTGAAATTGTTTTTGCGAAATTTCCAGAGGAACAAGATGATGAACGCTTTTTTTGGACAGATCAAAAACCGTATGAGATTGTTGGCGATAAAGCTGTATTCTCTGATATTGGTCATCCACGAAGAATTTACTTGAATATTAAAAAACTAGAGTATACTGAAGAAGTAACAAGTGAACAAACAAACAACGAATCAAATATGAGAACAACTGTTAAAGAATTGAGCGATAAATTGGGTGTTGATGTGGTCTATATCAATGGATTCCTTCAAACACTGGTCAGGATTGGTAAAGCAGAAGTGGTCGGTAAGGTTGAAAAACCTGCTGGTGCGCGTGGTAAACCATCTAACATCTATCAAATCGCAGAAGGTATTCTGTAAATTTTAATGAAGCAGCGGTGTGGATGGAGACACATAGACCTCGACCCCAGAGATGGATGATGGTCGCCTTACCCCAAAGTCAAAGGATAGGCGTAGTTGGTTCGAATCCAACTTGCTTCACATTTTTACAAATTTTGAAGGCTATGGAGAAGCATTTGGTGACTTCCTACCCCAACAGGGTGAGTAGTGGGTTCGAAACCCATCATAGCAGCGAGGACGCTCGCAACTTCATCATTTTCAATGTTCTGCGGCTGAAAATTAGTCTAAATCCCTCTGAATGTTGCTCTTACTATCAACCAAGGAGTTAGTCAATTCACAATGCCGATCATGACAGGACACCTTTTTAATAAATAACTTTGGTTGGGATATATGCGTGGTTCGTCGTATATCATAAAAAACCATCCATGTGGATTCCAAATCCAACAGAAAGTCAACGAACCGCCAATTTCATTAAAAAACTAGATTACTATTGTGACATGCTTAAAGAAACTTTATTTGAACTTTTCGGTGAACTTAATACAGTTCATGAATTGGATGAATCTGGTTATGCTCGTTATTCCACCGACGACTTTATCATCTGTGTTGATGAATATCATGGTTTTCATATTGTCTCTGTAGATTTGAAAGAGTTCTTCAACAAGACTTCACAATCTCCCATTCACTTTCAATTCTCACAATACAAACCACTCTCCAAGCGTAAGAAAAATCGCATTCGTGAAGCTACAAGGTATCTTCTCGCCAATCGAAAAATTGCTGGTGGGTTTGATGATCTGAGTTCGGACATTTTATAATTTAAAAACTAGAATACAATTCACACATGACAAGAGAAAAAGCAATTGAAATTGCGACTGCTGCACACGCAGGACAAAAGCGTAAAAACAGTGGAGAAGATTATATCACGCATCCTTTAAAGGTTGCTGAGAACGCAGAGCGAATTTTTCGAGAAGAATATGCTGGTGATTTCTTCCCTGATGAAGTAGAAGTTATTGCAAGAAAAATCTATATTGTCGGTGTGTTGCACGATGTAATTGAAGACACTGAGGTTAATTTGGAAACAATATCTAAGGAATTTCCTGATATTCATATTCTTCAAGCATTGGCTAAACTTACTCGACATGAAGGTCAAACCTATTTTGATTTCATCAATGAGATTATCAAACATGGTAGCATAATTGCTAAGATTGTAAAAATTGCTGATATTCAGCACAATATGAGTGACTTGGAGGAAGGTTCTCTGAAAGATAAATATCGGTTCGCACTTGACAATTTAAAAACTAGAATACAATGATGCCATGCAGAAACGCTACTACATGTATCTCCCGATCAACATCGACAAAGACAAGAACACACGTTTTGTCGTGGAAACCGATGGCATTCCACAAACTGAACTGTTCACTGGTAAAGTCGTCGCACGTAATTCCAAGGCATATTATCAACTTGGTGCTGTCAATAACAGATTTGTTAATCCCGTATCAGACATGCGAAATGGGATGAAACCATCTTTCATTCCCATCAATCTATCAGAAGTCAAAGAGAACTTCAAAGAGAATATTGTTTGATATTCGTATAATAGGTCAAACCATACTTGACATACCAAGCAAATCTCAAACAATGACGGAGGAACAACCAATGTTTATCGAAGAAGGAGAAAGCGTTTTCTTTCCAAGAGTTGGATTATGTCTTCACAAATCCTTTTCGGATAAATTTAAAAATTTGACATTTCCACAAGCAAGACGTAAATTGCAGAAGTCTTTCACACATAGCCAGCAAGATCACATCATGCACTATCTGAAAAACAAAGGCATTACAATATCACCATTTAAAAACTAGAATACACTCATAGCACAACAACAAACCAAACAACACAACACACTATGTCACACGAAATTGAAATTGGAACGGATCGAGTCATCACATTTGGCGAACGCGCATGGCATAAACTCGATGAGAATCATCAAATCCCTCTTACAAAAGAGATTATCAATCCCTTGTTCATTCCCTATCTGGAAGGACAAGCTAACGTCAACATCGAAGGGGTAGAAGTTCCTCTTGAGGGTTGGAAAACCATCGTAGCTGATCTTCGTAACAGTGAAATTGAAGGTGATTTCCGTCCCGTCCACGTTGCATCTGATCGCTATGAGATTCTTCAAAATGAAGTCTTATTCGATGCTTTACAAGAAGCACTGCGAGGAATCGACTACAAGATTGTTTCTGCTGGCACACTGGCAGGTCTAAAGAACTTCTTCGTATCTGTGGAATTCAATGGAGAATCGAATATCAATCTACCTGATGGTAGCGAGTGCAAAGCATTCTTTTCTCTCTTCACTTCTCATGATGGCACGAAAAATGCTTCATACTACGATACGACACATCGCACTGTTTGTATGAACACTGTTCGTTCTTCTTACGAAGCCCGAGGCAATCGAGGGTTCAATATTGCCCACACCAAAAACGCAAGTGTGCGCATCATGAACATGGCTCAAATCTTCAATGATACTCTCCATGGTCGTCGTGTCTTCGAAGAGAATATGGCTGAATTGTATTCCATTGAATGCGATTTGTCCAAAGCAGAACGATTCGTTGCTGGTTTCTTGGCAGACAAGACAAAAGCCGAAGAGAAGCTTTCCACACGAACTTTCAATCAGATGACAGAGATTGTCGCTCTTGCTTGGAACGGTGCTGGTAATCGCGGTGGTAATCTGTTCTACCTTGCCCAAGGTGCTACTGAGTATTGGACTCGCGGCAATGGCACTGGTGGTGCAAACAAAGACCTCGGACGCAAAGCATTCTCTTCTGAGTTCGGTCTTGGCATGGATAACAAGTGCAATTTCCTCTCTGCTCTTAGCAATCCATCGCAACGTGAGAAATTCATCAAGCGGGGAGATTTGGTTCTTAGCAACTGATCCCTACGCTCCCCCCCCC